AACGAGTTTAATGAGGATGGATTTACTTATATCATCACAGGTGACTCTTATTCGATTAGAGAGGAACTGAAGCATGCCGGTTGGAAATTTGATACAATCCTTTTGTGGCACAAGGCGGATCCCGCAGGTTATGAAGATAGAGTTATTAAAGTCCATGTTGACCAGATATTCACATTTACCGCTTGGGGTAAGGGTGTATATAAAGAAGGCGCATATAATATTATCCAGTCATTACTTAAAGAGAAAGAAGAGCCTTCTAATTCCGAATGGATAGGAAATGAGGGAAAGAAACTTGGTCCTACTCATGTTATAGTCAAAGGAAAAGGCGGGTTTGAAGGTAGATGGGGTTATACCAATATATACAAATTTGAGACCCCTGAAGGAAATAAACTTACATGGTTCACAACTTCAATATTTCCCGCGGAAGAGGGTGAAGAGATAGATATTGATGCTTCAATTAAATCTCATGACACCTATAACGATGAAAAAGTAACAATAATAACAAGAGTAAAGAGAGTTTAAAGTGGCTTTGCTAAGCCACTTTGACTTTTATAAAAAAATATGATATAATATTTATAGAAAATGAAAAAAGGGGAAATATTATGTTTAATGTAGATTTTATGAATTTGGACCCTGGCAATGGTTTCCAGTCAATGGCGATTTCGTCCGCGGCAGCCAGGGACAGATTAATAAAGGAATTCCGCAAATATATAGATAAAGGATATGATCCTAATGTTGTTATATCTAAAGTATTGCGGGAACTTGATATAAATGAAGATGATTTACTTGATGAAGATGTAAGAATACTAAATAAAAATATTGAAGACTATTATCGGAGGAAACATAATGGCTTATATTAATTTAATAGACAAGTTATCTGATGTTGATAAGAAGAAAATAGAAAACTATATTTTTACTACAAGTATTAATAAGAAGAATTTTATTGGATTAGAGAAGTGGCTTGAACAGTGGAGTCATTCTAATCAGAAGTTATATAAGTTACTTGGTAACAAATTAATTGCAGAAAAAGACTATCTTTATGAAAAGCCTTTAGATGCTATTAAGCAGGAAATGTATAACCTCTATTTTGAAAGTGCTTTTAGAAGTGATTATAAGAGTTTTTATTGGAATTTTGTAAAAGAGTCCAAGTCTTTTTCTGATGAAGATGTTCGTTTCTTTAATCATTTAACAGACGTAGAAAATTTTGTTACTGATAAGATAGCTTATGGAATAAAATATAGAAAAAATCCTTTCGCAAAGATGCTTCAGATCCCTATAGGGACGAAACCTATGAAAGCACTTCAGAAAATTATCAATTATTTTGATAAGGAATGGGATTGGCATCCTGAATATTTTGAAGAATTTAGACTTGCTCATTCAAGAGTTCTCAATGATAAAATAATTAAGGGGAAATTATGTCTTTCTATACATCCTCTTGATTATATGACAATGAGTGATAATGGTCTCTCTTGGACCTCTTGTATGTCTTGGATTGAAAAAGGATGCTACCATGTAGGGACCGTCGAAATGATGAACTCTAATAATGTCCTTTGCGGATATATTATGTCTTCAAAAGGTAATGATGAATGGGATTTTATAACCAAGGCAAATCGTACTTCAGGTGAAAACATAAATATATCAGATCCCGCAGAAAGAACTTGGAATAATAAAAAATGGCGGCAGTTAGTTTATACCAATAAAAACATTATTATGACAGGTAAATCATATCCTTATTATAATGAAAAAGTTAGTAAAGAACTGCTTACTTTTGCGCGGGAGCTGGCAAAAGAAAATTTAAATTGGGAATATAAATATGGTATTGAGAGATACAAGGATATGATCCATATAAACTCTTTTAATAGAATGGATCGTAATAAAAATTGGGCTAGATTTGGTGGAAATAAGCATAATATTATATGGGATACTAAAGGTATGTATAATGATATGCTTAATGACAATGATTATGAATATTGGTGTGTTAGAAATAAGGTAACAGGCAATAAAGTTATCTCTGTAAGTGGAAAATGTAATTGCGTAAGATGCAATGGAGAAATTATTACTTGGGATTGTGATTATGATTATCCTAATTATAATGATAGATTTGCAAATACAGGATCTGTAGTTTGCGAATCTTGTGCAAGGGATTTTACTTGCCACTGCTGTTCCACTGGAACTCCTTTACGAGATTATAAATACATTATAGTAGATGATAAAAAAATAAGAGTATGTTCAAAATGCTATGAAAGATATGCTAAAATCTGCCCTTGTTGTGGAGCTTCTATATGGGTAGAAGATTTTGATAATGTATATATTACTAGAACCGCGCCTTATTTAATTAAAGATTCAGAAATGCTATCTTTAAATAATTTTTTTAGGTGTGTATCCGGAGTTGAAATAAGACAAGAAAAAGCAGAAAAATTATATAAAGATAATGCAGAGTCTCTTTATATATGTAAAGAATGTGGAAAGCATCTAAAAGAAGAAGGTGCTCTTCAAATTGGCACTGTTGAAAAAGATGAATTCGGTACTCAAAGAAAGATAAAAATAGAATTTTTTAATCCAGGTGCAAAGTCATTTAATGACGTTGAGAAATTTAGATATATAAATTTGAAGAATAGTAATAAAGACATGTTTACATCATTATATGCATCAGAAGATGTATATAAGCTCAATAGAAGTCAATCATCTAAAATAATTGATGAAATAAAATTTTTGACATATTAAAAAAATTATGCTATAATATTTATAGAAAGTAAGGAAAGGAAAATAAAATAAGGAAAATAAAAAATTTGACTTTCCTAAAAAAATATGATATAATAAATACATAAAGTAAAGTAAATAAAAAACTAAAACACAATATTAAAGGAGAAAATTATTATGACAACTGAAATCAAGAAAACAAAGAAAATGGTACTTACAGCAATTACTAACTATTTTGCAGAGCAGGATGCAGCTATCGAGGTTGATGGTATAGAAATCACCGCAGATGACATCCTTGAGTATGCAAACACCGCTATCGAGCAGCTCAATGCTAAGGCTACAAAGGCTAAGGAAGCTGCGGCTAAGAAGAAAGCTGATGGCGATGAACTTACAAAGGTTATAGAGGAAGCTCTTACAGATGAGTATCAGACCGTGGCTGACATCGTTGATGCTATCGAGGGAGAGGATGTTACTCGCGGTAAGGTAACAGCTCGTATCGCTCAGCTCATTAAGGCTGGTAAGGCTCATAAGACATTCGTTAAGACTGAGGAAGGTCGCAAGATTGTAGCATATGCGGCAGGTCCCGCTCCCGAGACTGAAGACGCAGAGTAATACATATAAAAGTAAAATGTAGATTATTTGAAAGGCTCCTTAAAAAGGAGTCTTTCTTGCGTTATAAAAAAAATTATGTTATAATTATATAAAGGAGGAATTATAAAATGAAATATGCGGTAAAATACAGAAGAGACTTTCGTCATTTTCAAGATATAGACGAAGTAATTTTTGATTATGAAACTGGCTCTGATAAAATTGTAGAATTTATACCTCAAGTGTTAAAGAGACAAGAGCAGAGAGCAGTTATAAATATAGAAAAAATAGAATATATTGAAAATATTATTCCATACCTAAATGCTTTAAAAGAAAAACACCCTAATATAGTAGTGCAGCTTGATTTCTTTATGCAAAAGGATTGGATACAAATATTAAAAGATAATGATATACCTATTATGTTTAGTAATTTTGTAAATAATTATGATTTATTATATACATTACTTAAATATAATCCTACTGATGTATATATTATTGAAGAACTTGGTTTTAAATTAAAAACATTACAGTTTCTTAAAGATGCGGGAATCAAGGTTCGATGCTTCCCTGATGTTTGTCAATCATCTCGCGGAACTAGTCAAGAGATCCCCGCAATTCAGAAATTTTGGATTAGACCAGAAGATACTGAAGAATATGAGCCATATGTTGATATATTTGAGATATTTAACTTAACAGATCAACAATCAGTAGTATATGAGGTATATAAAGATAGATTATGGCTTGGCGATTTAAAAAATTTATTATCTTCCGCAGATGATTTAGATTTAGCTAATGATGCCATTGATCCACATTTTGGACAAAGAAGAATAAATTGTGGAAAGCGATGCATGATAGGAGAATGCTTCTATTGTCCAGAGGTAGAAAAATTTGCAAAGAAATTTAAAGAAGCACATTTTTCAATTTTAAAAGATAAATTCTCAGAAAAAACAGAAGTAACACCTAAAGAAGCGGAAGAAATATTAAAAAAATTAAAGGATAGAGTAAATGAATTTAAATCTGATAAAGACGCTGTGCAAAACGAATGAACAAACTTTATATGAACATTTAATTAAATTATTACAAGAGATAGGATATTCAACAATTATATATAGTGAAGATTATATAATAGCTGAACATGAAAATGCCCTTCCTGTCTGTTTGATAGCACATCTTGATACTGTTTTTACTCAGTTACCCCATGAGTTTTTTTATGACTCAGAGAAAGAAATATTATGGAGTCCTTCAGGTGCGGGTTTTGATGATCGTGCGGGAGTTTATATTATTTTGGAACTTTTAAAAGAAGGTTATTTTCCAAATATTATTTTTACAAGAGGAGAAGAAGTAGGCGGAGTTGGCGCTCATCATTTAGTTGCAGATTATCCAGATTGTCCGTTTGCTGATTGTAGAGCTATTATACAATTAGATAGAGCATATGATAATGATGCAGTATTTTATGAATGTGATAATAATGATTTTGAAAAATATATCTGCGATTTTGGATTTGAGTTTAATTATGGGACTTTTTCTGATATAAGTATTATAGCTCCCGCATGGAAAATTGCGGCAGTTAATCTTTCTGTTGGTTATAAGTGTGAACATACTCCATGTGAAAGACTTTATTGTAAATGGACAGACGCTACATTAGATAAAGTGCGGAAGATTTTAGATGCAAGTTCTACAATGAAATCTTATACTTATATTCCATGGTCAAAACCTAATCAAAATTATACTTGGGGTTTTTCTTTCTCTGATAATATTTGTTTACTATGTGGAAAACAGTTAAAAACAGGAGATAGAATAATTAGAGAGCAGAATGATATAGGCGATTATGGTGTATGCGATGAGTGTTTTAAAGCATATTATGATCCAGCTACTACTAATAGTAGTGTAATACAGATGTGCGGAGAGCAGGCCCCGGCGCCGCCATTTTAAGGGAACATTTGACTTTTTAAAAATTTTATGATATAATATTTATATAAGATAAAGAAAGGAAGAAGAATAATGGCTAAAGGCGCTATCGCTAAAGAAGAAATTATAAAGAAGATACTTGATACATTTGAAGGAAGTTTTAAGTACGATAAAGAAGTAAGGATTCCCTTCATAGAGAATGGGGAAGAAGTACAAATAAAAATAGCTTGTACTTGCGCGAAAGTGAATGTAGATGCGGGAGGGGTTGCTCCTAGTCAGACTACAAGCACAGCTAAAGTAGACACTACATCAACAGAAATAACAAAAGAAGAGAAAGAAGAAGTTGCATCATTAATGGAAAGACTTAATCTATAAGGAGAAACGCGGGAGATGGCTATTTGGAAAGCAACTGAATGGGAAACTACAAGCGGATGGCACGCTAATTGTGTGGATAACTTAGCTAAAGGCTCTGGTGCATGGTGGCATCCCGCCCGCATTTTAGGAATATCTCCCGCGCAATTTATCGAGCTTTTGTTAACTAAATATAAGCCTGACCATTTTATGTATAGTAAAGATACTTGTTTTTGTACATGGTCGTGGAATGATCAGAGCAAAATGAGACTTTATAAAAATTGGATAAATGCGGAAGCTCGCAAAGCAAATTATCAAATATAATTTGGTCAGAAAAATACAATTTCTCTTTGATAAAAATAAAATAAAATAATCACTTGTACTTCCCATAATACAAGAAGGGAGAAATTATATAATGTAGAAGAAAATTTTAACAGTATTAGTAATTACAGCTATTTTAGCACTTTCAATTATAGTTTTAAGAGAGTCTTATTACAGAGGATATTATCAGGGAGTGCATGATGGCAGCCCTATCATTTTGAATTAGGGTGTATCTACTAATACCGTATCTGTTTCAGATTGTTCTATTGTTGAACAAGAGGAAGAAATAATAGAAGAAATTATTGAAATGGAGAAAATTTATGATGAAGAAGATTTAAGGTATTTATCTTCTATCATTTAGAGTGAGGCGGGAAACCAGTGTGAGGCTGGTCAACAAGCTGTGGGGATTGTAGTTTTGAACAGAGTGAATCACGAAACTTACTTTGCTGACACTATAAAAGATGTGATTTATGAAAAAGGACAATTTGGACCTGCATCAAATGGGCGTTTATCAAAGGCATTGAAAATGTATGATGCGGGAACCTTGCCTGAAGATGCCATAAATGCCGCAAAATATGTTTTGGATGGAAATACAAGTGTGTTTTATAAGGGTGAAAATATTGAAATGAGTTCTTATTTGTATTTTAATACGACAGTAAAGAACCCTAAAAAGCAGATACAAGATCATTATTTTAAATAAAAGATTTTATTTGACTTTTATAAAAAAATATGATATAATATTTATATAAGATAAAGAAAGAAGAAAATAAAATATTTTCATTTATCTTATATTTTCGCGGTAGATTGGACAACTAGCTGCGGGGTTGGTCGTTAAACTAACGCAGCATCTGCGGGATTGATGTAATGGTAGCTTTCCACTCTGATAAGGTGGCTGAGGTAGTTCAATTCTACCATCCCGTACTTGCTTTTGTAAGTGTAGCATGAAAAACTTTCTGAACAACTAATAGTTGGGGGCCAGAGCAACCTGTGCACGAGGTTGGGAAAGTTATTCTTTGGTGGCAGCGGTGGTAACGTCTGCATTATTAATTGGGTGTGTCGCCAAAAGGCTTGGCAGCGGGCTGTTAACCCGTCAGTGCGAGGAAACTCCATGTAGGTTCGAATCCTATCGCACCCGTATTCTTTATTAAAAAATCATATTTGACTTTTATAAAAAAATATGATATAATATTTATAGAAAGTTAAGAAAGGAACATAAAATAAAGAAAATAAAAAATTTGACTTTCTTAAAAAAATATGATATAATATTTATATAAGATAAAAAGTTAATAAGACTTCTGGGGTTGGATCGTCTAATTGCGGTAAAAAGACACCTGTGGGCTAATCGGGAGATAAGGTTCGAGTCCTTGACGGCTCAATATAAGGAAGTTTTATTATATATTTTAAGTCCATTCTTGCCGGGACATAAAAGATAGAGTAAGCGTCCATTCTTACTAGGACGTAAAAGATAGAGTAAGCGGTTTGGGAGACGGCAGAGCATTGCAGATCCTCACCCGAGTACGAAGAACTCAAAAAGAGTCTCTGAAATGCCAGTTGGTTTAATTAAGCTATGTTTGTCCAGTTGCGGTCGCTGTGGAAGCAACAAAAAAAGTAAGCTAGTTTGCAAGCGAAGCGGTTGTAGCCTAATCCTCGCTTTATAAACAGATTGGGAAGTCGAAATGATACTTTTCCCAGAGAGGAAATCTGTCAAAGTAGGCTATGTGGTTAGCGACTAACATACGGCTCATAAGTGGAGTACTCGAGGGCAACACGGGGCTAGGTGGTCGGATAAGCAGTTTCCGGTTGAGCGCCACTAAAGAACTGCTGATGGTGGTCGAGTTGCAGACCTAAAATGTAGCGGTTGTCGAGAGTCCACAGACATTAAACGCGATTTGACTTTGGTAGCTTTCAAAAGCAAAGTTACGGTCTCATTGAGTGTGATGGGAAGCACCCGACCCTAAAGAGGGTTGGAGACTGGGTTCGATTCCCAGAATGAGAATTAAGAGTTGAAACGGATCAGGTCCAATCGTCCGACTAGGTAGGCGAGGTAGAGTGAGGTTGGTTTCCCACATCATGTTAGTTCGACTATGGTTCAAATGGGTATAAAATGTCTACGCCTGAACATTTGGAAGTGAATGTTTACGAATTTGAGTAGTATAAGCGTGTGGCTGAAATATGACCACCCACCTAGTCTTTAACTCTTATATTTGACGGTGTAGCTCAGATGGTTAGAGTGCCAGGCTGTCAACCTGGAGGTCGAGGGTTCAATTCCCTCCATCGCCGTTAAGCACATACAGCAATCTTTTTAGCGTATAATTTGGGATTATAAATGCAAAACACTGTGCTTAGTTTAAAAATCATATTTGACTTTTATAAAAAAATATGATATAATATTTATAGAAAGTTAAGAAAGCAATAAAAAATAATAGGGTTGACAGAAATCCGATAAATAAAAGAGTAGGCTAATCAATAACGGTGAGAGTCTGAAATACCTACCACCTGAATGATAATAACTAGTTGGTGTTCGAGAGTGTGAGTGGCACAAGCATACCTTTACGGCCGCGGGCTGCGGAATAGCGTAAGAGGGGGTCAAGGTTCGAATCCTTGTTGGACGCAAGTTAAGGCTAGTTTATTATAAAAAATGAGGTTTTTAAAGGTTTTTCCTCAGCGCACAAAAACCGCCGGCAACTCCATTTTGTTTTACGGGCACGGGTTTCTTTTGGGAGTCTAAAGAATATAAATGAAAATTATGGCGGATTCGTCTAGCGGTTTAGGATGCTTGGTTCTCAGCCAGGCGACATTGGTTCGAATCCAATATCCGTCATTGGGATAGGGATAAACGACGACATGGGCGAAAAACGTCCTATGAATACTAGTTTTCGTCAAGTTTATCTCCCCATTTATCCACAAAGGGTAGATAACCAAGTAGAGAAAAATCGTCATAGTTGAATCTCGCATTGATGCATCAGTGAGATAGTGGGGATTTAGGCGTCCCACCTTGGCAGGCTATCGTGGATTTTTAACCGGGTATTGCGGAGAAAACCTGTTTGCGACCGGTATATAAATCATAACAAATAACCGCTTACCCAGAGCGTATAGGTGGGGTGGAAGGTTTGCTAGTTTCCCTAGGTAAAAACTAGTATTTTGGCGAGTTCTTCTAATCGGCAAGGATAAGTCCCTTTCAAGGACTAGATATGGGTTCGATCCCCGTACTCGCTGTTAGTTTGTCAATATTCGTTTCCCCTCTTTTCTGGCGGCTGGGTGTCCGCCTTGAAACAAACGCCCATATTATCGCGGATTAGAGGAGCGGTTCCTTGTCTGCCTCATACGCAGAAGACGCGGGTTCGAATCCCGCATCCGCTATTAAAGCACCTACAGCAAATTGGAGATTAATTCTCGTTTCGCTGGTTCGAGTCCAGCTCCGCGCGCCACTTTAGCGCAGATCGCCTAGTAGGTAGGGCAAAGAAAAAAGGTGCTTTGAAATGAATATAGTCCTCCTTTCGGGGTTTCTATATAATCAATTCACAGTATCCCAAATGTCCTGGGGAGAAATAATACATGGATCCGCGGCGGGAGGCGGTTAATCTTCCGCACTTACTATTTCTTAACAGACGGACAAGGCTTAGGCATATGATTAAATGATAAGAGAGGGAGATTTTAATCGTTATACCTCTAATTGATTTTAAAACAAGATGGTGGGATGCGAGTGGTCTAGTTAAGATATATGCGGGAGTGGCGTAAAGGTAGCCGCAGGGGACTTAAAATCCCCCGGAGGTGACTCCGTGCGGGTTCGAATCCCGCCTCCCGCACTAAAAATAAGCCCTCTGAAGTTTTCGGACTGCCAGTGAAGGAACCTCTGTTTTCGGACAGGTTAAGAAAGGCGCTGATAAGCCCAAATGGCGGAATGGCATACGCACTGCGCTAAGGACGTAGTTTTTGTAGGTTCGAATCCTACTTTGGGTACTGTGTCTATAGTTTAATGGTAGAACAGCGGTTTGTGGTACCGCATATGTGGGTTCAATTCCCACTAGGCACCTAAAGTGGCTGAACATAGTAAAATTGAATTAGTAAAACAACCGCGCGCGGAGCCTAGTTCTTGAGTAGCTATGATTCCTGGTCCACCACCTGGTACTTGTGAAAATCAGAAGCCGGGGAACTCCAGAGGGGATCCTCTGCAAAACGGGTTGAGCCGTTATTATTAAGACACTAACAGCGATGTTGCTTCCGCAAAGGGAGAGTAGTTTAAAGGTAGAATATTAGATGTAAAAGTTTAAAGATTTTGGTTCGAATCCAAACTTATATAGTGTCTTGATTATGGGAGTTTGGTATAGGGGTTGTGCCCTGGTCTCCAAAACCAGAGAGGTGGGTTCGAGTCCTACAACTCCTGCTATTAATTGGGAGCTTGGTGTAATGGCAGCACACCGGTCTCTAAAACCGGGACAGAGGTGTCCAAAGCCTCGGGTGTGGGTTCGAGTCCTACAGCTCCTGCGCGGAAGGTAGCTTAATGGTAGAGCGCAGTATATAAAAGAGATTAGATATATTCTTGTACAGCAATTATTATAATGCTTAGGGGGCCTGATGATACGAGTTCGAGTCTCGTCCTTCCGTCTATCGCTCTAGAGGTATTGAGGTTAACTCTAGTAAAATCGACTTAAGTCTTATATAAAAACCTCAATAATATAAGATAGCCGTGGTCTGTTCGAGTCGACTTAGCTTCCGTTCCGCACGGCATATGGGTAGGTCGCATAGTGGCAATTGCGGTGGGCTGTAAACCCATTGGCGCAAGCCTTCGCTGGTTCGAGTCCAGCCCTGCCCACTTTAAGCACATACAGCAAATTTTAAATATGGCATTGACTTTTAATCAATATACCTAATAATGTGCTTAGTAATACTGTTCGGATGGGTGAGCCTGGTTTAAACCACCACACTGCTAATGTGGGGACCTTTCGGGGTCCGCAAGTTCGAATCTTGCTCCGAACGTTAAAGACTTCATCAGCAAAATAATTTCCAGGGTAGTATAAAGGTAGTGCATCTAACAAAATTAGAAGATACTGGTTCGAATCCAGTCCCCGGCTCAAATATGGAAGTCTTGTAATTTGCGGATTTACTCTAATTGGCTAAGAGGGCGGTCCTGAAAACCGCTGTAGCTCGAAAGGGCGATCGGGGTTCGAGTCCCTGGATCCGCGTAGGGGAGCTTTGATGATTAAGTTCATTGGGGCTTTTTTATTTGCCGAAGATTTTATATCTTCGGCGTTTATTTAGTTTAAGGAAAAATAATCTGCTGGGCGGCAAGCGATCGGGCTACCGGGAACAAAATAGGTGTTTGGAATTTTTTTAGGGCAAAATAGGATATTCATTTCCCGCATTTTTTTATATATTGTAGAACTATAAAGGAGGGCAAAACTATGTTCAAAATAATTTCAAATGGACAGTCAGGAACTGTTGAAATAGTCGCTGATTCCCTTGAAGATATAGAAGATCTCCCTACTAACGTTGGTGTTGGTAGCACTGCTATTGTATTAGAAGATAGCTCAGTATAGATGCTTGGAAATGATGAAGAGTATCATTTATTATAAGGAGGGATTGAATCATGGGATTATCAGTTACAGCTTATGCGCTTGCCAAAAAGTACACAGATGAAACTGCGGCTCAATTTGGCGGTCTTAAAGGCGCACCATGTAAAGTAAAATCCATAACTAAACAAGATGGTCAATCAATAATTACATTCGAGTAGAAGAATGATGAAGGGGAAACAAGAGAAAGTCAAGCTTTTGTAAATGATGGTACTCCTATTTATGAATGGACTGCGGGAGATACTTATAAGTATGGTGATTTGGCTATATATGCTTCTTGTTTTTATCGTTGTATAAGAGAAAACCAAGATATGGTTTTTGATGATACAAAATGGAATGAAATAGGTAGTCCCGATGGTAACTATGATATAGTCGCTACTGAAGAGGATCTTCCACCTAGATTCACTTCTGCTGATAGAAAAATGTATTATTGTATTGCAGATGGGATTTTTTATTTATGGGATGGTACTCAATGGGTACCTCAACGTCAAGATCCTTCAATGGAGTTGACCAAAGCTCAGTACGACGCACTTCCCGCATCAGAGAAACTTAATGGAACAACATATTATATAACAGATGCAGTAGCTGTTGCAGCAGAAATAGATGATACTTCTGTTGATGTTAGTAAAGTATGGTCAAGTTCTAAAGTCAATACAGAATTAGGAAATAAAGTAAGTAAGAGTTATGTTGATACACAAATTGATGCGGCAAATGATTATACCGATCAGCAAATAAATATAGCAATAACTCAAGTATTAGATACTTATTTCTGATGAAGGGAGGTATTTAATATGAGTACATTAACAAATATCTTTTTAGATATAGCAAATAGTATAAGAAGCAAGGCGGGAGTTGCAACAACTTATAAGCCTTCTGAAATGGCGGCCGCCATTAATAACATAAATACTGGCGGTGGATCTTCTACTGTATATCGTTATCATATATTAACAAAAACAACAGGTGGTACTGATGCTAGTATAACAGTAGAAAAGTATATTAATGAAAATTTAATATCATCTATGGATTATCTTTATTCAAATTTAAAAAATAATCCTGTGAATTATGATAATTTTTTTAATATAGATTATTATGGTACTTCCTAGAGGGTCACCTAGCTAAAAAGTAATATAGAACACAGTGCAGGATATATTAAATCTTAGATTTATAGTGAAAGTGTAGATTTTTCAATATCTTTTACTAATAATACTATTATAGGTGGAACATTCCCTATGAATCGTTTTCAAAATGCTTATAATATGCCTATTACAATAGCTGAAGACGCTACAAATTTGGATTATTTAATGTAGCAATATGAAAGTTTTAATCAAAGAGTAAATTTTCCAGAAACTTGCACATCATTATTTGCTGCATTTGGATATTGTAATAATTTTAATCAGCCTATTACAATACCTGAAAATGTTAAGAATATAGGAAATATGCTTTATGATTGTAGAAATTTTAATTCATCTATAACTATATTATCAAATGCTACTAATAATATTTATTTACAGATGATGGGGACGTTTCAAAATTGTTTTAATTTTAATCAACCTCTTAATTTACCACATAATGTAACTAATATGGTAAATTGTTTTAGAGAAGCTTATAATTTTAATCAACCTATAGATATAATTATTGATGATATTAATCTAAATTCAAGTATAGTTAATTGTTTTTATAACTGCTTTAATTTTAATAGTCCTGTTAATATTAAAAATGTTACTTAGAGTCAATACTGTTTTACAAATTGTATTAATTTTAATAGTCCTGTTTATGTTGAAACAATGAATGCTTATCAAATGTTTTAGAATTGTAGAAATTTTAATCAACCCATGAATTTTTATTGTAATTCAAAATTTGAATAGGCTGATTGTTCTTCTGCATTTGGTTACTGTTACAATTTTAATAGTTCTGTTAATATTTATTCTAATAAACCAGTAAGATTATCAGGTATTTTTAGTTCAAGTAATTTAAATTCTTCTGTATATATTGAAAATGCACAGAATACAGAAAGGATGTTTGATAATAGTCCATTTAATGCTTCATTAAATATACAATAGTATAATAATGGAAACGGATGTTCAGTAACATAGATGTTTTACAATGCTCGATCATTTAACCAACCTTTTAATATACCTAATAACATTACTAATACAAGTAACATGTTTTATAATGCTTAGTCATTTAATCAGCCTATTAATATACCTGATACTGTTTATGATATGACAAGTATGTTTAATAGTGCTCATTCATTTAACCAACCTATAAAATTACCAAATAGTAACGTTAGATTAACATTTACTTTTTCAAATTGTTATAATTTTAATCAACCATTAACAATACCAGTTAATTGTCCAAGTGTAGGATATATGCTTGCTAATTGTAAAAATTTTGAAAATATTATTACAATTACTAATATGACGGGTATGAATGTTAATGCTTAGGATGGTTTATTTCAATCAACAAATGGTGAAAAAAGAAAAGAGATCCATTTTGGTATTGGCGGAAATATGAAAAATGCAATGTCAACTTCAGGTAGCCATTCACTTGTAAGCTCATCAATTACATGGACAACAAATGACGTTTGTGCTTAGAATGAAGCATAGAATATATATCTATATAATGATAGATAAACAAAAGGAGATAAAAGGAGAATAACTTATGGCTAAAGAAAATACAAATAATAAAATTGATATTATAATCCCAGCTTATAAAGCTCAGGGAACATTAAGAAGAACATTAGCATCAATACTTATGCAAACTATTAAAGATGATTTACATGTTATTATAGTAGATGATGCTACCCCTAACAATAGAGAGGAATATGATAAAATAGCTTGCCAATTTAGAAATCTGGGTCTTGATATAGTTGTTAAAAGACTTGAAGTAAATGCGGGACCCGGTGTTGCGCGGCAGGTGGGTATTGAAGAAGGAAAAAATCAATTTTTTACTTGTATAGATGCAGATGATACATTCTCTTCCGCATTGTCATTAGAGATAATGCGGGAGGGCATGAAACAAGAAAATCCTCAATTCCCCGCAGATTCAATTAAATGCGTTTCCGCGGGTTTTATGCAGCTTGGAGAAGAAACTAAGCAGATGCTTCCGCATTTAAATGATATGGTTTGGATGTTTGGTAAATTATATCGTAGAAAATTTATTGAGGATTATGGAATTAAATTTAATGAAACTCGTGCTAATGAAGATACTGGATATAATAAATGGGTTCAATTATTATGTTCTAATGCAAATGAACAAATAAGATTTTTACAAGATATAGTATATTTATGGCACAACAAAAACAATTCTATCACCCGCATTAATGATGGACAATATGCACTTGATCAGTGCTTCTGCGGTTGGACAGATAATATGATTTATGCTATTGAAAATGTAAGAAAGAAACGTCCTTTTGATGGGAATGTTATGCAAACAATAGCAAGTGTAATGCTCCAACTTTATTACTATTGGATTGAAACCTATGCAAAGAAACCTGTATTTGCAGAGCAGAACTGGGAATATGTAAAGAAATTTTATCATACTTGCTATAAAAAAATAGAAGAAGGTATTTCAGAAGAAGCTCTTGCTGAAATGTTTTCTATGGCTTCTATGGCAAAATATCAGGATGGTAGTATGATAGGTATTATACCTTGCATGGGAATAAAAGAATTTTTTGACAAACTTCATACAGAAGAATATGATGAAAATAAAATATATGAAATTTGGACTAAAATGAAAGAAAATCCAGAAACAAGAAAATTAATGCAGAATAACATTGATTGCGGCGTGTGTGTATATAATAATTTAGATTTTTCTTTAATAGAGGAATAATAAAAAGTAAACGGAGGGGTCCATATGGGAGCAATTTATAAAAATGGTATTCCTTATTCAGGAACCTATGATAGCTATAACGCATTAAAAGATAAACCTTCAATAAATAATGTATCTTTGGGTGGAAATAAAAGTACATCTGATTTTGATTTAGTTGATGATGATACATTAGAAATAAATGGAAATGAAAAAATAGCTATTAAAGCGATACCTTATACTTATGAGAATGACACATTAACTCTTTTTGGTATTAATAAAACATCACAAGGAGGTTAATAAATTATGGAAAATGATGTACTTATAACTTTAAAAGGTTTATTAAGCGTTATAGAGTCTGATAAAGATATAAAAGTAAATCTTTTTGATGAACAGGATTTACTTCTTATCACTTTTATTCTTAAAGGATATGAGTGTTTAGATGACTTTCTTGAGGATGATGAAGTAACCAAAATTGAAATTGTTAATAACACAACTCTTAATATAACAATAGACACAAGTAAGAACTGATAGGGAGATAAATTTTATCTCCCTTTCTTTTATTCTATAAAAGGAGGTATAATGAATGGATATATCTCAAATAACTAATTATGATTCAGGAACGGAAATTACAAAAGAACATATTATTATTGACGGAATAGAACATGCTGTTACATATAAACAATATACTTTTCCTTCTACCCCTGTGTATAAATTTGGTTATTGCTGCGAAAATAGAGCAATAAATTACCCTATTTTTTTAGAATTTAATAATAGTAAAAATTATTTAGAATTTAAAATAGGGTCTACAGGCATGTTTGAATTTCAACCAGAAGTATTTAAAGATATTAATGATGATGCAGAAGAAAAAAATATAAAAATAAATGTAACTGCTTTTCAAGCACCTTTTAATGATGAGAAATCTGAAGTAAAAGATCCAGAGAGATTGAGTAAAGGTTTTATTTAGAAAGTTGACTATGCTAGCGGTGAACCTGATTAAGCGGGAACCCGGTTCTGAGATCTTTAGGATTGGGTCCGTTCCCGCCCCTTGACTTTTTAAAAAATTTATGATATAATATTTATATAAAGTTAAGAAAGGAGAAAATAATAAATATGTTATATGCAATTTGTGCTTATGAAGATACTTTTGGAGGACTTCATGGGATAAATTCTTTTGCTGTTGTAGAAGGAACAGAAGAAGATGCTAATATAATAGCAGAGCAAATGAGTTATGATGTTATGCAAAGTTATGCTCTTGAGGATGAAGATGAAGATTACAATTGCGAAGAACACGTTGCATATGAAGTTTATCCTTTTACAGAAGAAACTTTTAAATCATTGAACGAACTTAATGATGAAATTTATAAAGATCCACAAGGTTTTATAGAAAAATATTGTAATGAAAAAATCAGTGATTATTTTTAATATTTGACTTTTATAAAAAAATATGGTATAATATTTATAGAAAGTTAAAAAAGACACAAACAGCAAAAATTTTAATTCACATTCAGCCAATATTATAGAATGATAAAGATAGTAGCGTGTCTTGTATTTTGGGGTGTAGCCTAGTTCGGTAAGGCGCTTGATTTGGGTTCAAGAGATCGTGGGTTCAAATCCCGCCACTCCAATTTACCATAGTATTTCCTTAAAATAAGGATAAGGTAAAAGATTGATATTACTAAACTTAATACAATCTCATGGCAACTATTGTAAACGTGCGGGAATATAATCTCGTTTAATAGAAAAGAAAAAGTTTATTCTGGTTTAGCAGAATTAAATTATAACCCGCCTAAAAACTTTTTCTTTCATTATCTATTAAATGAGCTATGATACTAACGGTAGATTTGGTATTTATAGTAGATTTAATATTATTTAGAAAAAGCTGTGTATTAATTATTAATTATTAATTATTATTAATTGTTAATATTTCAGACTTATCCTAATATCTACCTTGGGTGCAGCAATAAGTCTGAGATATATTGGGGTGTCGCCAAGTGGTAAGGCAACGGGTTTTGATCCCGTCATTCGCAGGTTCGAATCCTGCCACCTCAGTTTATGCGGTGGCGGAAATGGGTAGACGCTATCAAGGGCATGAAAGGAATTCAGACACGGTTCGATTCCGTGAAGCCATTGGTTCTCTGAATACATGTGGGTTCGATTCCCACCCGCATATTTGCAGGAGTTAGAAATTTCTGCATAGAGAAAAATTCTGTAGGATGTAGCTCTGGTCGAGAGGCGCCATCATTTAAAGAGTGGGTCCGGATCCTTTGGGCATATAGCCACACTACAGCGTCGACAGTTCTCGATAAGCTGTCATTTGCTCCTGTAAGCTAATGGAGAAACTATCTGGCTACGAACCAGACATTGTGGGTTCGAATCCCGCTGGGAGTGTATGCAGGTGTAGTTTAATGGAGAGAACAAGGCACTTCTAATGCTTAGATCTGGGTTCGATTCCCGGTACCTGTGCTAAGAGGAGGATAAAAGTATGAGCAGAAGTTATAAGCATAATCCCGTAATTACAGATGGAAGCCCTGGGACAACAAAAGAAATGAAAAAGTTTGCGAATAAAAAAGTTCGTAATACTAATTTTGAAGAATTACCCAAAAAAGGTAAAGCATATAAAAAAATATTCTGTTCTTATGATATACATGATTGGATAAATAGATGCACTAAAGAAGAATGGATAGAGAATTATAATAAACGCAGAAGATGGTATTCTCCTAGTGATTATTATGCTTTTGAAGAATAGATAAATGAATGGGAAAAAGATTTTAAAAGAAAATAAAGGAGATATATATGACTAAAGAAGAGAAACTTGCATTAAAGAAGGACAGACTTAATAAACTCATGGAAAATCCTAAGAATATTAAGAGCGGTGGTGTGGTTCAGAAACTACGCAGAGAAATTCGTAATCTTAGCAAGTAATTTTTAAAATAAGTTTCTATGAAAATAGAATTAGAAGTTGAAAATTTAAAAACATTAATTGACGCTTTGAATAATGCGATTATATCATATAATGATATAAGAACCGCAGTACTTCTTGGATGTCATGTTGATATTAAATGGGAGCCTCTTATAGGAAACAATTTTAATACTTTAACATCTAAATTTGATGAAAGATTAACAATATTGCATGATATATATAAGCAATTAGTTGTTAAAGAATCTGAGGGCTTGTAAGGTATTCGACGAGGTTCAATAAAAAAATCAATTCGCACGAAATGATATGCGCGTTATGCAATCACTAATTTAAAATAAACGCAAAGAAAATTGTTTCTTTCCCTACTAAAGTTGCTCTTGCAGCTTGAGTTTAGGAATTGTGAGTAATACTTTTGCCAGTCAATGCTCACTCTTATAAGAAAGGCTATATAGTTTCTTGTTTTAGAAAAAACAAGTGGTGGGACTAAACAGGTATAACCTGTCGGCTCAGTGAGTGAACACTTTAAAACACTATTGCGTAAAAAATTGATTTGGAATAGGAATCGCGGACACGGGTTCGACTCCCGTCAAGTCCATTTGACATTTTAAAAAAAATATGATATAATATTTATATAAGATAAAGAAAGGAAATATATATGGCTAAAGGGTGGAAAACAATTTTCACAAATAAGGACACAACTCCTTCAACACCAACAAAAGTAACAAAGCATTTTGAAAACACAATTCGTAATACAAAAAGTTTATCTATTGATAGTCTCAAAGCGGAAAGTGATAAAGCTTATGAGGATAAAATTGCTAAAGAAGAGAATTTGTTATGGGCTTTTGACAATAAACTCTTGAAAAGTAAGACATCTATTAAGCAGGCTATCAAAATAAAGAAAGATAGAGAAGCTGCTGCAAAGAAGCAGGAAGCAAAGACTGAAGTAACTGAACAGGCGTCATAAGGCGCCAAATGCCGTCGTGGCTCAATGGTAGAGCGGCTGATTTGTTTCTCAATGGATAACAATAAAATGTTAAATGAACGAAACAAAACAAAAAGGTTTGGTAACAGAATTACAATGTCAAACTTATTTAACTCAACTTGGATATAATGTATCTATTCCTTTGGGAGAAGATTGTCGTTATGATATGATAGCTGATATAAATGGTAAATTAATTAGAATTCAAATAAAAACTTGCCATGAAAATCAATCTAAAACAGGAATAGAATTTGCAACTAGATCAACTCAAGGAAGTAACACAACTCATGCATTGCAATCTAAGAAGTATATTGATGAAGTTGATTATTTTGCTACTTTTTGGAATGGGCAATGTTATCTTATAAAAATTGAAGATTGTCAAGGCGCAAATAGAACATTATCTTTCAAAGAACAAAAAATAAATCAAGCTGATGTATATTTTATTGAAAATTATACAGCTGAAAAAACTTTAAGTAGATTAATTAATAATCAACCTGAGCCTAAAGTAAAAATGAAAATTTATCAATTTGATAAAGATCATAATTTTATAGCAGAATATGATACTGCCACTGAAGCAGCAAAAGCCGTAAACGGTGATAATAGTCATATATGTCAAGTATTAAAAAATGAAAGACATACTGCTTATGGATTTATTTGGGAAAGGAGATTTGTTTAAGTTGAGAATCAAATCAGCGGGTTGGGGGTTCAAGTCCCTCCGGCGGCTTGCCTGTGTTGCTGGCATATTGGGTCTGACAAAGCCTCATTAACCAGAAACTTTTGTTCGGTCTCACCGTCATATGAGTGACATTACTAATTCCAAAAGTGAATTAGCGTCTGCTGAACACGACAGTAACAGCCAACTTGTCATGCAAAGACTAGATAAAAAATACCGGCTAATGATCCCCGAGCCGTAGGGTGGTTCCCACAGGGCATCAATGTCCGTGTAGTACAATGGCTAGTATATCTGCCTTCCAAGCAGAGGATACGGGTTCAATTCCCGTTACGGGCTTTAGGGCAAACAGCAAATTTTCAAGTCTTATAAAGAAGAAAATTATAACTTTGTAAAGAAAACTATAAATTATGAAAATCTTTTTCTTGCCCTTAGACTAATAAGAAAAAGAGAAGTAACGGAAAGCAAATATACCGGCTTAAATTTATAGTTTACTTAACAAACGCCCTCGCACATTGCTATAATAACGCTTTTGCGGGGGCATTATTTTTGGGGTAGTAGCCAAGTCTGGTAAGGCTCTGGACTGCAGTTCCAGGATCATGGGTTCGAATCCTATTTACCCCTTATGAAAGGAAGAAACTATGTTAGCAGTAATTCTTGATAATGTATTTTTACATCATAAAGGAAAAATAATCTTGTTTAATTCAAAAGAAGAGATTAATTTCTTTATGCAGAAATTCGCAGAGTATAGTATGGCGCGGAAGATGCAAGAAGGAGATCCTTTTGCTGGAATAGAGATAACAAATGCATGCAGTAACTATGGAGTTTATGAAATGCGGGCTTCGGATCTCGAAACCACAACTTGCGGAACTATTACCTACGATGAATTAATTAGGAATAGATAATGAGAAAAAGAAAAATATTAAATGAAGAATGTAATCAAATTTTAAAAAGTATTGATATTTTAAAACGAGTTGAAAATAAATATTTTAAAATTTTTGGATATAACACATTTGATAGAGAATGTTTTAATATTCTTCAGAAAATTATTATAAGTAGGTCTGAATTAGAAACAGTTTATTATAAAAAATTAAGACAATTAAAGGCTATGTAAAATAACCTTAATCATAAAGATTAAAAAGGAGAAAAAAGGAATGAACGCTTTTTTAAATGAAATGAAGAATGATGCAAATTACAAGCTCACTGAGAATGGAGGAACAGCCCTTTCTTCAACAATGAAGAAGGTCTATGATATGTTTGCTTTTGGTGGAGCATATCGTTCAAGAACTAATGAGGACTGTATACTGCTTTTCAAGGAAGCATATGAGGAAAATGCAGATCTCGCTCTTAAGTGCCTCTTTTATCTTGGTGACTGTCGTGGTGGTCAGGGTGAACGCCGCTATTTTAGAATATGCTTTAATTGGCTTGCTAATAAGTACGCTAATGTAGCCCGCAAACTCATAAAGCAGATACCTGAGTATAGACGTTGGGATGACGTAGTATATGCTTGCTTTGGCACAAAGGTTGAAAAGGATGCACTTGATTTCATCAAGGAACAGCTTGCTATTGATCTTGAAAGCAAGACTCCTTCTTTACTTGCAAAGTGGCTTCCTTCAGAGAACGCATCTTCTAAGGAAACAATAGCTATGGGTAATAAAGTGCGGGACTACCTTGGTCTTACACATAAACAGTATAGAAAAATTCTCTCAGACCTGCGCGCCCGCATTAATATAGTAGAGAAACTTATGTCTGAAAACAGATGGGATGAAATTGAATTTGATAAGATTCCCTCTAAGGCTGGACTTATATACAAGAACGCATTTGCTAGACGTGACATCATAGCAAAGAAGTATGAAGAGTTTGCAAAGAGCGAAAGTACAACTGTAAATGCTGCTACTCTCTATCCTTATGAGATCGTGGCTAAGGCTACAAGCCATATGGACTATTGGAATAGTAGTTTTTCTCTTTCTGAAACCGATAGAGCCATGATAGAGAAATACTGGGATAATCAGAAGGATTATTTCAATGGAAAACAGTCCAATATGCTTTGCGTTGTAGATACTTCAGGTTCTATGACCGGTAACGAAGCATCTGCTCCTATCAATATAGCTATCTCTCTTGGTATGTACTGTGCTGAGAGAGCAGGAGGTCCTTTTAAGAATCACTACATTAGCTTCAGCTCAAGACCTCAGCTTATTGAGATAAGAGGAACAGATTTCGTTGATAAGGTTGAACGTATCTACAGAACCAACCTCTGTGAGAATACTGACCTTACAAGAACTTTTGATATGCTTCTTGAAATAGCAGATCGTCCTACTACAAAAGAAGAAGATATACCTGAGAAAATAGTTGTCATTTCTGACATGGAAATTGATGCTATGTCTGATTGGGGAACCTCATATGGTTGGAGACATAAGAATCGTCCTGTAGCTACAGAAATGGCTAAGGTTCGTGAGAAGTGGGCACGCCACGGTCACAAGATGCCTAAGCTCATTTATTGGAACGTACAGGCGAGAGAAAATACAATCCTCGATGAAGATGAAAGTGTAACCTACGTAAGTGGTGCTTCACCTGTAATCTTTGAAAATGTTATAACTGGTGTGACTGGCTGGGAACTCTGTCTTCAGAAACTTCTCAGTAAGAGATACGAAGCCATAACTGCATAACATAGAAAAGCGGGAGATGAAATTAATCATCTCCCGCTTTATTTTTTTACATTCCGAAATAACTTGCGAAATAATTGGATTTACTTTGACTTGAAGAAAGAAGTGTTTCCATTTTAGCAAATTGCTTATAATACTTATCCTCAATCTGCTCGATTTTCTTTTCCCATTCTTTAATCTTTTTATCATAATCTTCAATATCAGCTTTAATCTGTTTATCATTATATACAGTATAAACACTGCTATAATTTGTAGACTTCATTTTCTTGTCTATATTGTCATATAATTTAGCTGATAGTTTAGTAATGAAATTAGTTACTTTATTCGGATCTTTATTAATAACTTCTTTGAGTTTATCTTCGTCTATTGTATAGACTCCACGCTCATTTTTATCTGTGGTAAAATAATTACCAAGATTAATTCCTATTGTAGATAATCTCATTCCATCAATAGATGTGGTACTCATAGTATTCTTTAATACGTTACTTATTTCATATAAAGAACTATCTTTATACAAAGCAGAATCTTTTAATACTTTTTCCCATTCATCAACTTGTTTCTCACTTAAAACTTCTTTTTCTTCATCAGTTAATGGTTTATAGCCCTTATTACTTGCATTATAAGCTGTATCAATTTTCTTAATTAAAGTATTATATGTTTCAATAAAATCTTTAATTGTATCGAAAATCTTATCATCAGTTTTAGTCTTAATAGTCGTACTACCAACTGAATTAGCCTCAATACTATAACCATTTATATCGAAGTGATTATTGTCTGATTTAAATTGAACTCCATTAAGAGTTATCATAGCATCTTGACCATTAGTTTTTGTTGCGGCGGACCCTAACCCTAATGCAGCAAGAACTCCCGCATCACCAATTACATCAAATTCACTATTTTCTCCTGTTTTTTGTGAAGATAAAAATAATCTCATATTATTTTCATCAAAACTTGCAGCAATTCCCGCTTCACTAAGTTTCTTTGCTACTTGTTCCATAGACATATCCGGAGTAATATTTAAATCTTTGTGCTGGCCGCCTACAACAACGGTTATATTGCCATTAACGCCAATAGGCTCTTTCTTGTCAACTTCTCCACCTGTTATAAAAGTTTGAGTAGCAATTTGATTTACTGTTAATTCTTGAGAGCTAGTCTCTTTATTACCAGATACAATCGCTACTTTTTCATTTGAAGAAGTTAATTCTGATTTCTGATATGTTCCGGAAAGCCTATTAGTTGAAAGTTTTGTATAAAGACTATAAATATCTTTATTCAATTCTTTCCAAGCATCTTCTTTATATTGCAAAGATTGTTTCTGTTTCCAAATTTTATCTTTCTTTGCGGTATATCGAGAAGAATATTGTTTAATGATACTTTCAGTATCCATACCAGATGTAATACCCATAACTCTTGTTACACTCATATTATACCTCCTTGTATAAAAAATTAAGAAAAATCCTTTTTCTTATTATATTTTAAAATTTTCTATTCTTCCTTAATTATATTATACCATAAAATTTTTAAAAATGCAAATTTTTTTTTATTTGACATTTTTTAAAAAATATGATATAATATATTTATAATAAAATGAAAGAGGGTGAATAAAACTATGGGAAAAGTATATGCGGCAAGCGATTTTCATGGAAATAAAGTAGCTTTTAAATTACTCGATTATCTTCAGCCTGATGATAAATTATATTTTCTTGGCGATGCGATAGATCGAGGTCCTTATGGATTTGAATTAATGGATAGATTAAAAAATGACCCCCGCGTTATTTATCTTAAAGGAAATCATGAACAAATGATGATAGACGCTATTAGAGGTCGGTCAAAATCATTATGGCTTGGACATAATGGTGGAGATATCACATGGGAAACCATGAGACAGAAATTAACAAAAGAAGAAATAAAAGACTATATAGAAAGTCTTGATAAACATATGGTTTCTACTTGTATAAGTTATATTAATAAAGAAGGAAATGAAATTATCCTTGAACATGCGGGATTCACCCCTTGGGGTCTTCCATTCAGGTCCCATGATTCTCTTTGGGACAGAGATCATTTTAATGATAAATTTGAGCCTGATGGAGAAAATGTTTATATAGTTCATGGACATACACCAGTTATATATTTAAGATTTTATTATGATTATGTTGATAAAGTTATAGATGAAGAATATTTTAAAGAAAAAGAAGCCTATGAAGTAGATGACTATTCAGTTTATAGACCTACTATTCTTCATTATTGTAATGGACATAAAATTGATATAGATATGTGTAGTATATTAACTGATAGAGTAGCATTACTTGATTTGGATACTTTTGAGGAAATTTATTTTGATAAGGAGTAATAAAATGACAAGATATTATATTTTTAAATGGTATGAAAATTCTACTAATTGGGGAAAAGGTTTTATTGAAAGAACTAATAAAATTTCGATACCTAAACCCACAGGCGACACAAGCAAAGATACAAAGAAAGCACTTGATTTATTTATTCGCGGTTTTGGTAATCTTAAGCAGAATACTATAATATCCATTAAAGAATGTGATGAAAATGGGCAAATAGGAGAAGATATCGTTCCACAGAATAGCGAAAATGCTATTATCCCTATTGGAAAATAAAAAGTGGGTTCTTTGAACCCACTTGACTTTTTTTAAAAAATATGATATAATATTTTTAGAAAATAAGAAAAGAAATAAAAAAGAAAAAGAGGTGAAATAATATGGGACTTGATAATGGAATTATTATAGAACCAAAAACTAAAAAAGGTATGGATTATCTTGCACGTTTTGATTATCTTAAAGAAGATAATGGATATGAATACGGATATTGGAGAAAATGCTGGAATATTCGTCAGAAATTTATTGATGATTTTAATTATAATAGAAAAAAATGTAAAATAGTTTTTAAAATCAAGGATATTCCTGCTATTATAAATACTCTTGAGTATTTTCTCGATAAAGAACATTGGGAATACAATGGAAGAACCTCTTTAATATTTAATTGGTATGAAGAGGTTGCTAGTATAGCTAATGCAATAAAAAATCTTTATCTTTTTTATGATGATATAGATGAGGGTGCAGATAATGAAGACGATGTAACTGATAAAGATTTTCATATATACTTTTATGATAGTTATTAAAAATTTTTAAAGGAGATTATTAAAATGCTTAATCCTAAAACTGGACAAAGAGAACTTGCATATGTAGCTAAAATAGGGTGGGTTCGCCCTATTGAAGGCGCTGATAATATAGAGCTTGTAGGTGTAAATGGATGGACTTGTATAGCTAAAAAGGGAGAGTTCCATGAAGGTGACCTTGCAGTCTATTTTGAAATAGACTCTAAACTTCCTGAGCGGGATTGGTCTGAGTTTCTTGCTGCAAAGCATTATAAAGTAAAGACTATGAAGCTTGGTAAGTTTAAGGTAATATCTCAGGGACTTGCACTTCCCGCAGAGGCTTTCGGTTGGGAACTCGGTCCTGTAGGTCAGTTTGCAGGAGATGGTCCTGTAATGATAACTAAAGATAAGAATTTTCCTTATTTTGCAGAAGGAGATTTCCTTACTGAATATCTTGGTGTAACTTACTCTGTTGAAGAGGATAACAAGAGAAAAGCAAAAATCAATCCTGATGCGAAAATAAATGCCGCACTTCAGAGACATCCTAAAATAGCAAAGAAATATGGCAAACTTATAAAGAAAAATAAATTTTTTAGATGGATATTTCTTGCTTTCTTTGGAAGAAATGTCGTAAAGGACTGGCCTGCGGAAGTGCGTAAAACTGACGAAGAGCGTATAGAGAACAGACCTCGGACTCTTGAAGATAAGACTATAAAGTGGGTTGCGACTGAAAAAATAGATGGCTCATCTTCTACTTTTCATCTTCGTAGAGGAAAATTTGGTCATAAGGCTGAGTACTTTGTATGTAGCAGAAATGTAGTATTCAATACTCCTGAGAAAGAAAATAATAACTATTACACAAATACCATAGGAAACATATGGGTAGAAATGAACGCAAAGTATAACATGAGAGATAAACTTGAAATGCTCCTTATGCTTCATCCTACTGCGGAATGGGTAACTGTACAGGCGGAGACCTTCGGTGCAGGAGTTCAGAAAAGAGATTATGGAATGAAAGACCGCGAACTTCGTGCTTTTAACCTTATCTTCTCTGATACCGGGAGAGTTGGAACTGTAGAAATGAAGAAGATGCTCGATGAAGTTGATATACCTTCTGTACCTATACTTGCAGAAGAGTATGTACTTCCTGACACTATAGATGAACTTCGTGCATTTGTTCATGGAGAGAAATCTAAGATAGATGGCGGTATGCGTGAAGGTATAGTATTCCGTTCTCAGGATGGAACCGATAGCTTCAAATGTGTAGACCCTGAGTTCCTCCTCAAATATCATCAGTAATAAAAATGCGGGATTCGGTCATAGGATCCCGCATTTGACAACTTAAAAAAAATATGTTATAATATATTTAATAAAATATAAAATGTGGTGGCGGAATAGGTAGACGCTTAAAAGAGAATTGATGAGTGGTTCAAGTCCACACAAGCGGGGCAATTAAATAAGAAGATGAGCAACGGGAGCATCTCCTCAACCCGCAGTGCAATCGGAGCGCATAATTTAGAGTTCGTGTCTCATCATGTAGGGTTCGAATCCCTACCCACATTATCGGGGAAGTTCCCCGTATAAATATAAACGCGGCAAGGATGCCGTAGTATCTAATTCAAGGAGGAATTTATCATGGTAGTACAACACAATCTTAGAGCTATGAACAGCAACCGTATGCTTGGTGTAACAAGCAAAACACAGTCTAAGGCAACTGAAAAGTTATCTTCAGGCTACAGAGTAAACCGTGCAGCTGACGACGCAGCAGGTCTTGCTATAAGTGAGAAAATGCGTAGACAGATTAAAGGTTTAACTCAGGCTTCCGCAAATGCACAGGATGGTATTTCATGTGTACAGACAGCAGAAGGCGCACTTGGTGAAGTACATGATATGCTTCAGAGAATGAATGTTCTCGCAAATCAGGCTTCAAATGATACTATGACCAGCACTGATAGAGGTTATCTCGATAGTGAGATCCAGGCCCTCAAGAGCGAAATTAATCGTGTAGCTTCAACTACAACTTTTAATGAGCAGAACTTACTTGATGGCTCTTTCACTTCAAAGAATCTCCAGGTTGGCGCTGAAAGTGGACAGTTCATTGGTATATCCATTGATAAAATGTCTGCAAGCGGTATTGGTATAAGTGGTATTTCTGTAGCTGGTGCTGATAATACCGCTGCACAGGATGCTATCGCAAAGATTAAAGATGCTCTTGCAAAGGTATCTGAGCAGAGATCTGATCTTGGTGCTGTTCAGAACAGACTCGAACACACAATCAGCAATCTTGATAATGTAGTCGAGAATACTACCGCAGCTGAGAGCCAGATTCGTGATACCGATATGGCTAAAGAAATGGTTAGCTATAGCAACAACCAGATCCTTATTCAGGCTGGAACTGCGATGCTCGCACAGAGCAATCAGTCTAACCAGAGTATTCTTTCATTACTCGGCTGATAATACATTTAAATGCTACTTAAAGGCTATCGCATATGCGGTAGCCTTTTATTTATTTGACTTTTTTAAAAAAATATGATATAATATATTTATAATAAATAAAAAGGAGATGATAATTAATGAGAAAAAGAACAAGAGTGAGTGATATGAATGAAAGGTAACTCAATATTAAATAGTTTTTATTGTACGCAGTGCGGGAACCAGGGAATTCCTATATGGAGAAAAAAGAACGCCTCCCGCGAAAAAGGTCATTTAAAAAAAATTTTTTGTTTAAATTGTCAAAAAGAAACAAATCATGTTGAATGTAATAATAATTATACTTATGAAGATTTTATTTTTGAATTTGAACATAAAAATTTTAGTGCTGATGGGCAAAGATTAATGACATATAAACAATTAAGGAGCGTGATAGAAAATGAAGAAAATGTATCTGATGGTGGGGATTCCGGGGTCCGGTAAATCTACATTCATAAAAAATAAAATTAATAAAATAAAAGGTAGCTATGCTGTGGTCTCCCGCGATGAAATTCGTTTTAAAATGGTTGCAGAAGACGAGCCTTATTTCTCTAAAGAAAAAGCAGTTTTTAATGAATTTATATCTGAAATAAAAGCATCTTTAAAAGATAATGATGTTACTTTTGTTGATGCTACTCATATAAATGAATGTTCCCGCGGGAAGCTGTTAAGAGCATTAGGAACTTCATTAAAGGATATAAATGTTATAGCTCTTGTTATTAAGGTTCCTGTTGAACTTGCAATAGCAAGAAATAATCTGCGAGAAGGTCGATCAATAGTTCCTGAGACTGCAATAAGAAATATGTACTCGCAGTTTTCACTTCCTTCTTTTAATGAAGGATTTGATAAGATATATATTTATGAATACAATAAAGAAGGAAAAGAAGTAAAGATTCGAGAGGAGATAAAATAATGGGAAATATATGGTTTACATCAGATTGGCATTTTTACCATGATAGAGAATTTGTATATAAACCGCGTGGTTTTGATAACGTATATGATATGAATAAGGCTATTATAACTCGCTACAATGAAGTAGTAAATCCAGAGGACGATGTATATGTTCTTGGAGATTTAATGCTTAATAACAATGATGCGGGAATTGCTGCTATCAAACAGCTCAAAGGTCAGCTTCATGTTATTAGAGGAAATCACGATACTGATACACGAATGGAGTTATATAATCAATGTTACAATATAGTTGAAATTACTGAAGGTCAGTTTTTTAAATGGAATGGTTATCATTTTTATCTTAATCATTATCCTACTTTGACAAGTAATTTAGAAAAAGGACCTTATTTAAAACAGCATATAATTAATTTATTTGCTCACACACATCAGCAAACAAATTTTTATAATGGGATACCTTTTATGTATCATGTAGGTGTAGATTCTCATAATTGCTATCCGGTAAATATTGAAACTATTATAAATGATATAAAAACAGAAGCCAATGAATGTATAAAGCAACTTTAAAGTCTGAGTAAAGTCTACTCAGACTTTACTTTTCAAAAAAAATATGATATAATAAAAGTAATAAAATAAAAAAGAAAGGAAAATAAAATATGAAATTTATAAGCAGCTCTTACGATCCTGAGAAAGGAACTTCTTCTGTAGTAATGCAGCATCTCGGGAAAAAATTTGAAGGTACTGCAAAAATACATCCCGATGAATTTGAAAGAAAATCAGAATTTGCGGGATGCAACTATGCAGAAATAAGAGCAACAATTAAAGCTCTCAAATATGAGCGTCAAATAGCTAAAAATAAATCTGATGAAGCTCTCGATTTTGTAAAATCTTGCGAAGGATATTCTAAATTCGATAAGGATTCACCTTCCGCAAAAGCTATGTATAGACAGCTTAATCAAAGAATTAAGAGAGTAAATGATCTTGCTGATGAAATCAATGACCTTTATAGACTATTAGATGTTAGTATTAGAAGAAGAGATATAATACTTAAAGCATATAATAAAAAACAGTCAAAAAAGGAAAATTAATTTTAAATTATTTTTATATATATTATAAAATATATATAGAAAGGTAATAAATATATATGAAAAAGTTTTATGATACATCTACATTACTTGATTTGCAAGATGCAGTATTTCAAGACAAAGAACCATTTTATATATCAAGTATTACATTAACAGAGTTAGAGGATATAAAAAATTCTTCAACAAGAGATGAAGAAATTAAATATGCGGCAAGGCATTTATTAAATTTATTAAATGAACACCCTGAACAATTCTGTTGCAAAATATATCATACTACTTTAGATGATGATATAAAACACTTTTCATTACCTCAAAATAATGATAGTAAAATCATTATGGAGGCTTATAATTGTGGCGATGTAATATTTTATACTTCTGATTTAGCTTGCTATTCAATAGCAAAGAGTATTGGGGTAGATTCCATTTACTCTAAAAGCATTGAAGAAGATTCATATACAGGATATATAGAAAAAAATTTTAATGAAATAGAATTAGCTAACTTTTATAATTCTATTGTTAATTCAGATAAAAATGAATATAATTTATACTCTGGTCAATATTTATTAATTAAATTTAATGGAAAAATAACTGATAAATATAAATGGGCAGAGGATCATTATGAGCAAGTTCCTTTTTATAAAGCTCAGTCTAAAATGTTTGGGAAAATAACCGCTAAAGACGGAGACCCTTATCAACAAATTGCTTTAGATAGTTTAAATTGCAATCAAATAACTATGCTTCGAGGACCTGCGGGAACCGGTAAGTCATACCTGGCTTTCGGTCATATGTTCTCTTTACTTGAAGATGGTAAAATAGATAAAATAATTATTTTTTGTAATACTGTTGCAACTAAGGGTTCAGCTAAATTGGGCTTTTATCCTGGCTCCCGCACCGAAAAATTGCTTGATAGTCAAATAGGCAACTTATTGGAGAGTAAGATCGGAGATAAAATTGCGGTAGAACGTCTTATAGCAGATGGTCAATTAGTGTTATTACCATTATCTGATATTAGAGGTTATGATACAACTGGTATGAATGCTGCAATATACATATCAGAAGCACAAAATCTTGATATAGAACTTATGAGATTAGCTCTTCAAAGAATTGGCGAGGATAGTATTTGTATTATAGATGGCGATGATAATACTCAGGTTGATTTATCTATGTATGCGGGAAGTCATAATGGTATGAAACGAGTAAGTAAAATTTTTAGAGGTTCCTCTTTTTATGGAGAGATTGCATTAAAAAATATATATCGTTCTGAAATAGCAAAACTTGCACAAAAGCTTTAAAAGACCTTCATTTGAAGGTCTTTTTTATGGGAGGAGATATTATGAGCATAAGAAAAATGATTTATGATTTTAAATTAAAAAGGCTTGAAAAAAAAGCTGATTTAAAATATAATTATTAGAATGAGGCTCATTTGCATTTAATGACATTAAATAAAATTGCTAAAGAAAAAAAAGAATTAAAATTAGAAAAAAGACGAATAAAGTTTCCTTCATAGAGTAAGTTATTTCTAATTTTTTTATTTATAAACTTTACTGTATTAGAAATATTTACAGGATAGGTTACTGTTCAAAGTCTTATAATTGCTAATTTAACTGGACTCATGCCAGATTTTACTCCATTAATTACTCTTATAGGAGCAGTCATTGGAGAAACATTATCTTATGGTATATACTCATTAAAAGCAAAAGCTGAAAATACAGAAGGCGGAGTAATACATGATATAGCAATACATAATATTACTAATAACATAGATAGTGATGATAATACTGTAGGTTAAGGAGGATTCAAAATGACTAAACAAGAATTTATTGAAGCAATTGCTCCATATTGTCAAAAGTATTCAAAACAATATGGCTTTAAAGTAGCATCTGCCGCAATTGCTCAAGCATGTTTAGAGAGTGCTTTTGGAACAAGTAAAAAAGCAACATATCATAATTATTTTGGTTTAAAATATAGACCTAATAGAGTTACTTGTAGTAATGGTACATTTTCTGATACTGGTTCTGAACAAACAATTAATGGTAATTATATACCTATCTCTACATCTTAGTTTTCTTTTGCTAATATGGAAAAAGGTGTTGAAGGTTATTTTCAATTTATAAATATTTCAAATTATGCAAAAGTAAAACAAGCAAATAATCCTTATGATTATCTTAAAGCTATTAAAGATGCAGAATATGCTACTTCTTTGGATTATGTTGATAATGTATATAATGTAGTAAAAACATATAACTTAACAAAATATGATCAGGCGACTTCCACTCCTACTGCAACAAAAGTAGAAGTAAGAAACACTTCCGGCGGAAATTCTCCTTTAATAGATTGTGAAGTAAAAAGTCCTAACCATAGCGGGAAACGTAATCATGCGGTGGATACAATTACACCTCATTGTGTTGTAGGTCAATTAACTGCGGAAGCCATAGGTCGTTGTTTCCCGAAGGGGAGACAAGCTTCTTGTAACTATGGTATAGGAACTGAAGGTCGTGTTTGTTTAATAGTAGACGAGATTAATAGATCATGGTGTTCATCAAACGCTGCAAATGATAATAGAGCAATTACTATTGAATGTGCATCAGATAAAACAACACCATATGCTTTTAATAGCAAGGTATATAATAAATTAATAGATTTATGTATTGATATATGTAAACGATATAATAAAACTAAACTTATTTGGATTGCTGACAAAGATAAAGCTATTGCATATAATCCAAAAGAGAATGAAATGAAATTAACTGTACATAGATAGTTCGCAAAGAAAAGTTGCCCTGGTGATTGGATGATGGCAAGAATGGCTGAATTAGCCGATAAAGTAACTGCTTCTTTAGGAGAATCTGCTGCTTCAATAATTAAACAGCCTACATAGACAGAGCCTGTGAAAGAAGCTCCTATTCCGCCAAAGGCGACTCCCGCATTTAAACCTTATATAGTAAAAGTAACTGCGGGTGCGCTTAACTATCGACAAGGTCCTGGAGCAGGATATAAAGTAAATGGAACAATAAAAGATAAAGGAATATATACTATAATTGAAGAGCAGAATGGATAGGGTAAATTAAAATCAGGAGCTGGATAGATTAATTTAAAATATACTCAAAAAGCATAATTAATTATAGGGAAGACTTAGGTCTTCCCTTTATTTTTTTCCTTTTGTAAAGTTTTTAGCCAAGAAAATCCGCAACGTACTTGCACTTTATAAAAAATTATGTTATAATTATTATATAATTAATAAGAGCTTAAATAGAAAAAGAAAAAATTAGAAAGGAACAAAGAATGGGAAAATTATACGATAAAGATAGTATTGAGTCATTATCCCCTCTTGAGTTTACTAGACTTCGTCCTGGGGTGTATGCAGGTGATTGTACTTATTCTACACAACTTTTAATAGAAATTTTCTCTAACTGTGTTGATGAATATAATGCAGGTCATGGCTCACAGATTGATATAACAATAGATAAAGATATTGTTACAGTTGAAGACCATGGACAAGGGTTCATTCCTAATAGTTTTAGAGATGATGGAAAAACCATCCTTGAGGCAGCATTTAGTGTGCTTAATACTTCAGGTAAGTATCGTGAAGATGGAACTTATGAAGGGACAAGTTTAGGTTCATTTGGTATTGGTAGTAAGATAACAACATTTCTTAGTCATTGGTTAAGGGTTAGAACATGGCGAGATGGAAAGATGGAAGCTATTAGCTTTAAGGAGGGTGTATTTGAAGGTCGAGTTGAGAAAACTATGGCAAATAAAACATCTTCTGGTACTTTAGTTCAATGGCAGCCTTCAGAAGAATTTTTTAAGCATACAGAAGTTGAAATAAATAAAGTTCGTTCTTTATTCAAGACAATAAGCTGCTTATGTTCTGGTCTTATAATTAATCTTACATATAATGGGACACAAGAAGTGTTCAGTTCCAAAAATGGATTAAATGATCTTGTTGATGAAGCAGTAGGCGATAAAGAGATTCTTAATAATAGATTAATTATCAACAATAGTGAAGATAAGTTCAAACTTAACTTAGTTATGACATATACAAACAACTATTCTTCATCTATTATAGCTTATGTAAACACTGGTCTTACAGACACAGGTGCACATATCACTCAGTTAAAGACTTGTTTAACAAGAGAAATGAACAAGTTTTTTAGAGAAAAAAAGTGGCTTAAGGATAGCGAAGAGAATCTCACAGGTGAAGATATACAAGAAGGGTTATATCTTGTATTTAACTATACAGCTCCAAGCGTAGCTTATGATGCGCAGGTAAAGTCAAGAGTAACTGCAATAGATACAAAAGCAGAAATAGCAGCTTTCTCTCAAGGATTTACTCAATGGCTGCAGTTTAATGAAAAAGAAGTTAAAATAATTGCAGATAAAGCTATTAGTGCGCGGAAGGCACGAGAAGCAGCAAAGAAAGCTAGGGACGCAGCCCGCGAAGCTGATAAGAAGAAGAAAGAGAAAGTTCTGAAATTTGATAGTAAATTATCAGACTGTTTCTCAAAAGATAGATCAAAGTGTGAAATCTACATCACAGAGGGTGATTCTGCATCGGGTAACATTAAGCTGGCTCGTGACAATGAGTTCCAGGCAGTGCTTCCGGTAAGAGGTAAAATTCTTAATACGCAGAAAGCAACTCTTCAGCAAATACAAAAAAATGCAGAGATTATGACAATGATCGATGCTTTTGGTTTGCATATAGATCCGAAATCTATGAAAGTAACTTATGATGAAGATGACCTGAGATATGGCAAAATTATCATAATGAGTGATGCGGACGTCGATGGCGCGCATATCAAGAACCTGTTCTACACGTTTATTTGGAACTTCTGTCCGGAGCTGATTAAAGATGGACACGTCTACGCAGGTGTGCCACCTCTTTATAAAGTAACAATAGGAAAAGAATATAAGTATCTCAAAAATGATGAAGCTCTTGAAGAGTTTAGACAGAAGAATATTGGTAAGAAATACACAGTTAATCGCATGAAAGGGTACGAGGTAGTCTGGCCCTTAACCACTTTTCCGCTTATCAGCGGGGTCGCCTAATAAAAGCGGCTAACGAGGTAGTCTTCAAAAATTTTTGGACATTTCAGGACAGACTGAAATGAATAAAAATTATATAATATTGAAGATAATCTCGTGGGAATATACTATAATAAATGAGATTATCTCCTAATCTATTAAATAAAGGAGATAAATAAATGATAGGAATTTATAAAATTACTAATAATATCAATAATCATTGCTACATTGGACAAAGCATTCATATTGAAAAAAGATGGCAAGAACATAAACTTCAATATAATTGGGAAAGAGAAAAAAATAAACCGTTATATTTAGCTTTTCAAAAGTATGGGATAGAAAATTTTACTTTTGAAATAATTGAAGAATGTGAACCAGAACAATTAAATATTAAAGAGCAGTATTGGATTACATATTATAATTCATGTAACAATGGATATAATGTCACAAGTGGTGGAGAAACAAATTTTGGAGATAATCACCCAGGACATAAATTAACAGAGCAAGATGTTATTGATATTAGAACAAGATATGCAAATTTAGAAAGAAAAAAAGAAGTTTATTTACTTTATAATCAAAGAATTGGAGAGTCTGGCTTTAATAAAATATGGAAAGGTGAAACATGGAAAAATGTTATGCCTGAAGTATATACTAAAGAAAACAAAGAATACCATTTACACGATACTGGAAATAAAGGTTCTCAAAATGGAAGAACTCGTTTAACAGAAGAAGATGTTAAACAAATTCGTTTAAGAAGAAAAAATGGTGAACAATTAAAAGACGTTTATGAAGATTATAAAGATAAACTTACTAAAGGTTCTTTTACTAATATTTGGTCATATCAAAATTGGAAAAATATTATAGTATAACCTGTATCGACTATCTCCTTTGTCGGAGAGTACAACTACTATTGATACGTAGTTGGAAAAGGTGGTCTCTATGATGGCAGTTAATGCGTAAGCCGGAGAGAAGAAATAGTCAGTGCCAATGGCAACATTGGAATAACACGTAGGAGAAATGTCAGTGGAAGAAACAGAAGAAACATTGACAAATCCGGAGAACCGTATCATAAAACAAATAACTGTGGAAGACCCAAAGGCTACTGATATTCTTTTTGAGCAGTTAATGGGAACAGGTGTTACCGCGAGAAAAGCATACATCAAAGAACATTCAAAGGAAGCAGGTATGTACAATGCAGAATAATGAGAATCTTTTTCCTCATCATATAGTTCAGAACGAGAGTAATTTTCCTCATTGGGGAAAAAAGTATAAAATTATACGGATCCTTTCAGATTATGATCCATATGGAAAAACTAAATGGTCACTCTATTTAACATATGATCCTGAAGCAAATAAAGTTCTTGTTGCAACACCTGAAGGTCCTTGCTGGATAGATTTTCTTACTTACATATATTTAATGTCTTGGCCTGATACCCGTACCGGGAAGTGGCCTAGTACCGAACAGTGCAGAACTCCTGTAACAGAAGAAGAACTTACGTATATAAATGAAAATACAGTCGATTGGGCAGATAGAGAGGTATAAAATGCAGAATGATATAAAACAAGAGTTAGGATTAAATTTTATAGAGTATGCAGCAGCCGTTAATGAGGACAGAGCTATTCCCGATTCAACATCAGGTTTAAAGCCGGTTGCAAAGCGTATCCTTTGGGGTATGTTTGAGAAAGGATATTCTTCAAGCAAACCTCATGTGAAGTGTGCGCGTTCTGTCGGTGATGTAATGGGTCTCTACCATCCGCATGGTGACACGAGTATATATTGCGCAATGGTGCGTTTGTCTCAGTCTTGGACTTTGAGATACCCCCTCATTGACTGGCATGGAAATAATGGTACGCAGTCAGGTGATGGACCAGCTGCCATGCGTTACACCGAGTCCCGCCTATCAAAGTTGGCAGAGGAAGGGTTACTTGCGGGAATCAAAAAGAAGAATGTAAACTTCATTCCGAACTATGATGAAACAGAGAAAGAGCCAGAAACACTTCCAGCAATCTTCCCTAACTTGTTATGTAATCCGAACAGCGGAATTGGCGTAGCGATCGCATGTAACTGGCTCCCGCATAATTTGAACGAGGTTGCACAGGCAATCTACGATTATATGGACGGCAAAGAGCCGATGCTTCCTGGTCCGGACTTCCCGACAGGTGGTTACGTCATAAATAAGAATGACATCCCAAACATCATGAAAACAGGTCATGGCTCTGTAAGAGTTCGTGGAAAGTACAGAGTGGAGAAGAACAAGATTATCTTCTATGAAATTCCGTACGGTCAAACAATAGAAGGAATACTTACAGAGATTGGTGAGGTCTGCGAGAAGAAAGAGATCGAGGGTATCACCGAGATCAAAGATGAGACGAATAAGAAAGGTATTAGAATTGTTATAGAGTGCGGGAAGGGCGTAAACCCAGACTCAATCGCCGCAAAGCTGTATAGCAAGACTAATCTCCAGACGTCAATCTCGTACAATCAGGTTGCTCTTGTTGATAAAACTCCAACAGAGTTAAATCTTGAGCAGTGTATTAAAATCTATATCAAACATAATAAAGAGTGTTTGGTTAAAGAACTTAACTTTGATATAGCAGAAGCAGAAGAAAGGAGAGAGATTGTTGACGGTTTGCTCAAGGCATTAGCAAACATTGATGATATTATAGCTCTTATCAAGGGTAGTGAATCATCAGCCGCCGCCAAAGAATCTCTGATGAAAAAATATGAGTTTACAGAGCCTCAAGCAAAAGCTATCTTGGCTATGCGACTTTCTTCACTTGCAAAATTGGAAGGTGTGGAGCTTAATAAAGAAAAAGCAGAACTGGAAAATAACCTTTCAAAATGGAAAAATATTGTTAGTGACGAGAGCCTGCAAGTAGATGTGATAAGACAAAGACTTGGTAATCTTGTCAAGAAGTATGGTGACGCAAGAAGAACTGAGTTGACTCAGATCGATATTAAGCCAGAGGAAAAGGAAATTGCGGAAGTAGTTCCTGTTGATGTTGTAGTAGTAACAACAGAGTCTGGATTAATAAAGAAAGTCCCCGTATCGAACTTCAAAGTGCAGAAGAAAGGCGGGAAGGGCATCAAGTCCGTGGATGACTGTATAATGTCAACCATTAAGACAAACACAGTTGACTATCTCATGTTCTTTACTAATGAAGGTAAAATGTATAGAACAATAGTAGATAACATTCCTGATGGAAATAATACAACAAAAGGAGTGCCAATTAATACATTAGTTCAATTAGAGCCTAATGAAAAAGTAATTGCAGTAACTTCATTACATAGAAAGACACTTCCGCAGTTTGCAATATTTATAACTAAACAGGGTATGTTTAAAAAGACTTTCTTATCAGAATATATGGGAGTAAAGAGAAATGCGGGAATCGCTGCTCTTAAAATAAAAGAAGGAGATTTATTATCAAATATAATATTCCAAGATAATGAAGATATAATCATTATAACTAAAAAAGGAATGAGTATTAGATGTAAGTCTACTGATGTAGGAGCTACTGGAAGAACTACCATGGGCGTCAAAGGAATTAAACTTAATGAAGATGATGAAGTGGTTGCTGCACTTCCCGTTCATAAAACAACTGATTATGTTGGTATCTTTACTTCAGATGGATATGGAAAGAAAGTTGCATTAGCTGACTTCCCGCTTCAAACAAGAGGTGGCAAAGGAACAATAGTCTCGAAGAAAGATATTGTAGGTGCGGCAATGATTTCTGATGAAGATAATATATTATTATCAGGAAATAAAACTTCCATATGCTTTGGTGCGGCAGACGTTCCACTCACATCAAAGAGTGCGGAAGGCAATATAATGATAAAAGATAACAGAGTAATATCTGTAACTAAGATTTGAAGAAAGGGGCTAACGTCCCTTTCTTCATTATTATTTGACATTTTTAAAAAAATATGATATAATATTTATATAATAAATGAAAAAAGGATAAATAAAATGGATCAAAAAGCAAGAGATATAAGAGAACTAATAGATACATTAAATGATTATACAAAAGCATATAATAAAGGTCTACCTAAGATTTCTGATAAGGCTTGGGATGATTTATATTTTAAGTTAAAGAAAATGGAGGAAGAAACAGGCGTTATTTATCCTGATTCACCTACTCAAAAAGTCTTTTTTGAAGAAGTTTCAAAGTTAAATAAAGTAGAGCATAATCATCTTATGTTATCATTAGATAAAACTAAAGATCCTTCAATTATATCTTCTTTTGTTAAAGGATATGATTGGTTTGGGATGTTTAAAATGGATGGGCTTACCGTTTCCTTAACCTATGAAAAGGGTGAGTTAGTTAGAGCAGAAACTCGCGGAAATGGGGTTGAAGGAGAAGACATTTGGCATAATATATGTCAAGTAAAAAATATTCCTCTTCATATTCCCACTAAAGATCGTGGTTCTCATATCTATGATATAGCAGATAGGGTTATAATTGATGGAGAAATAATTTGTACTTATCCAGATTTTGAGCCTTTTAAAAATGAATATAAAAACCCTAGAAATTTTGCATCTGGCAGTATTAGATTACTTAATTCAGAAGAATCTGCCTCACGCAATCTTACTTTTGTTGCTTGGGATTTAATTGAAGGTATAAATGAAGATTTTAATTTCTGGAGATTAGAGAAACTTGATGATTGGGGCTTTACCACAGTCCCTAGAATTGGAGATGCAGAAACAATAGAAGATGCTATTGATATTCTTGATAGAATGGATGAACATAAAATATACCCTATTGATGGTTATGTATTTAAATTTGAGTCAAAGAAATATGGCGAAAGTCTAGGTCGTACGGATCATCACTTCAATTCAGCTATCGCTCTCAAATTCTACGATGAAGAATATGAGACAGAGTTGATAGATATAGACTGGACTATGGGAAGAACAGGAATACTTACTCCGGTCGCAGTATTTAAGCCCGTAGATGATGGAGTTAGTACTATAGAGCGCGCATCCATGCACAATCTTAGTGTAATGCGGGAGATTCTTGGCCGCTATCCAGAACAAAAACAGAAAATATGGGTAGCAAAAATGAACATGATAATTCCACAGATAACAAGAGCAGAATATAGGAATGATACTCTTCATGACCATATTCTTGATAATGGCTTTTGTACTCGTTGTCCTATTTGTAACGAGCCTACTGAAGTAGTTGAGAGTGAAAGTGGAGTTTATAATATAATATGCGGGAACCCGTCTTGTGAAGGTAAACTCTTGAATCGCGTAGATCATTATCTAGGTATAAAGGGACTTAATGTAAAAGGAATTTCTAAAGCAACAATAGGAAAGTTAATAGATTGGGGATGGATAAATGAACTTGGAGACATATATAAACTTGATGGGCATAAAACTGAATGGGTTTCAAAAGAAGGTTTTGGAGCAGCTTCAGTCGGAAAAATCCTTAACGCTATTAATGCCTCGATACATGGGGTACAGCTTTCATCATTTATATCTGCTCTTGGAATACCTCTTGTTGGCAGGACGGTTGCCAAAGAAATTGTTAAATACTACCCAAGCTGGGAAAGTTTTAAAACAGCAATTGGAGGAGATTGGAGTCAATTTGAAGGATTTGGACCTGAAATAAGCAAAGCTATAAATAACTTTGATTATAGTGCAGCAGACGAAATTGTAAAATTATTTACTTGGGCGGAGGACCAGCCTAGTGTAGAACAGACCGAGGCCGCCGCAATTAAAGATAAAATATTTTGTGTAACAGGTAAGTTAGTAAATTACACTCGTGATTCTATAAAAGCAGAGATAGAATCTCTTGGTGGTAAAGTAGTAGGAAGTATTTCTTCTAAAGTAAACTATCTTATAACTAATGATTTTAATTCTACATCGGGTAAAACACTTAAAGCAAAACAGCTTAAAATTAAAATAATATCAGAAGAGGAGTATTTAAAAATGAAAACCTCTTAAATTTTAATTTTAAGGAGAAATTTAAAATGGGAAAATTTATAGATTTAACAGGTCAACAATATGGTAAATGGACTGTTTTAGATAAACATATTTCTATTAAGAATAAAATTCATTGGCTTTGTCAATGTGAATGCGGGACTCAGAAATATGTAGAAGCAAGTAGTTTAAAAGGAGGAAGATCTACTAATTGTGGATGTTCTAGATATGATACTGCAAAATCTAAATGTGATAATTTACTAGGGCAAACTTTTAATTCATTAACAGTATTAGAAAGAACTAATGATGGAAAATAGAAGTGTCAATGTAATTGTGGTAATATAACATATGTAACAACAAGTAATTTAAAAAATGGATATATTAAACAATGTAAAGATTGTGGTAATAAAGTTAGTGCAAAAAAAAGAACAATTGATATTACTGGAAATCAATATGGACTATTAACTGTATTAGAGCAGGCTCCATCAGAAAATGGGACTATGTGGTTATGTCAATGTAAATGCGGTAATAAAAAAATTATTAATAAATCTAGTTTAATACAAGGATTAACAAAATCGTGCGGATGTCAAAAATCATTTGGAGAATTAACAATTATTACTATTTTAAAAGAAAATAATATTCCTTTTAAATATCAACATTGTTTTGAAGATTGTATTTTTCCAGAAACAAAAAATAAAGCTAAGTTTGATTTTTATATAAATAATAAATATATTATTGAATATGATGGAGAACAACATTTTACCTATACAAATAATGGATGGTGTACTAAAGAAAATTTTGAAAAATTACAGCAAAGAGACAACTTTAAAAATCAATATTGCAAAGAACATAACATACCTATAATAAGAATACCTTATATCCATTTAAACAATATATCACTTAAAGATTTATTATTAGAAACAAGTGAATTTGTTTTAAAATAAAGATGCTGCAAAATTAAATATTCCTATAATAACCGAAGAGGAATATATAAAAATGAAATCATAAGAAGAATTTAACTTGCCGTTTGAAAAAATTTTTGATATAATATATATAGAAATTAATAAAGGAGATAGATATGAGAAATTCAGAATTAAAAAAACTGGCTTCTCAAATAAAAAGTCTGGAACTAAAATGCCAAAAAGGTGAAAATGTATCAAATAATCTAAAAGAAATTGAGCAAATAGCAGAGAAATTAACATTGGAAGATTTAATAAAAATTGATGAAATGATAAGCTGCACAGACTTGACTTTTTGAAAATTTTTTGATATAATATTATATATAAGTGAAAGATAAAAAGTCTATCTACTTATTAAAAATAAAAATAAATTAAGAATTAAAAAGGAGAACAATTCAATGAAAGCAGTAAGTGAAAAGAGTTTAGTAGTTTTAGATTATCTTAGAGGTATTGGCGATGAGAACGTAACATCTGAGGATATTGCAAAGGCACTTGATATGACTAAGAAGTCAGTTGATGGTGTTGTTACATCTGGTCTTCAGAAGAAAGGTCTTACAGAGAGAATCCCCGCAGAAATCGAGCTTGAGGATGGTACTCATAAGACTGTTAAGTTTATCAAGGTTACTGAAGCTGGTTATGCTTATGATCATGAAGCAGCTAAGGCCGAGGACGCTAAGGCTGAGTAATCAGTTTTGATTAAAAAATAAATCGGGGGAGAGAATTAACTCTCCCCTATTTTTATAAAAAGGAGTACTATATGACATAGATTTCTGCATTAATGTTTTTTATTGGACTGATGTTAGCTATGTCTAGTTCTGTTTAGATAAGGAGAATTAAAAAGCAAACTCACCAAATAAATGCAGAAATAGATAAAGCTAATGATTTAAAACAAGAGCGAAGTAATGAATTAGATTCTTTAATAGAACAAAAAAATGAAGAAATTGCTCAAAATGAGCAGACTCTTCAACAATATAAACTTGATATACATGAACAAAAAATGACATTAGAACATATTGATTCTAATATAAAAAATAAACAACAACAGTTAGAAGATTTACAGAAAAATGTAACAAATACAGTTGATAATCAAAAAAAATTATCTCAAGTAGCATTTGAAAATTATTGTAATGCACTTATTCAAAGTTATGAAGAAAAAGAAAAAGAATATAATGAGAATCTTGAAAGATTAAATCAATCATATGCAGATGCACAAGAGCGGGAAATAAAGAATTTAGAATTAACAAAAGAAGAAAATAATAAATAGTTAGAGGAAGAAAAAGAAAAAATTAATCAAGAAATCGCGGCGGCTCAAGGAGTCCTTGACAAGATTCGTTCTACCCGCGACGCCGCACTTAAAGCTCAATTAAGAGAGCAAGAAATAAAAGAAAATAATGATAACTTCAGATTAAAAATGTCAGAAGTTAATCTTAAAGATATAAAATTATTAAAATCAATTCAATCTCAAATTACTAATGCTATTGTTATAGATAAAATAATTTAGAGTAATTATTATCAACCTATTGCGAAAGTGCGGTTCCCGCAGATTATAGGAAAAGCTACTGCCTGTGGAATATATAAACTTACAGATTTAAATACAGGACTTGCATATATAGGTCAAAGTGTTGATATTTGTGATAGATAGAAACAGCATTGTAAAAATGCTTTAGGAGTAGGTAATATAACTACTGAAAATAAATTATATAAAGCTATGAGAGAAAGCGGTTTATCTAATTTTGCTTTTGAAGTTCTTGAAGAATGTGATGCAAAATTACTGGATGAAAAAGAAAAGTATTACATTGAACTGTATGACACATATAATTATGGTTTAAATGGAAATAAGGGGATAGGATAAAATGCCAGCATCTTTAATTTTTACTCCAGGACAAATTATTGGAACTAATGAAATTATTGAAAAAGATAATGATTTAACTAATGAAAAACATCGCGGATATTAGAAATGTAAATGTTTAGAATGTGGAAATATTCGTTCAGTAAGAGTAGATAATCTTAAAACTAAATGTAAAAGTTGTGCAGCTAAAGATAGACCATTACATATTAAAGATAATTTAATAGGAAAGACTTTTGGTTTTTAGAAAGTAATTGATAAAGCTAAAAAACCTAATTTTTAGATATGTGAATGTCAAAATTGTGGTACAATAAAAGAGGTTTTTAGAGGTAGTTTAATAGACGGAAATTCAAAAAGTTGTGGATGTGTTTCGTCATAGGGAGAAACTCAAATCTCTTATTAGTTAAATTTTTATAAAATTGAATATAAAAAAGAATTTAGTTTTAAAGATTTAATTACTAATAAAGGAGGTTATCCACGTTTTGATTTTGCAATTTTTCATAATAATAAAATTTATTGTTTAATTGAATATGATGGAAGACAGCATTTTAATTATGAAGAAAATTAGAAATTAACTCAAAATGATTTTTTAAGATTGCAATATATAGATAATTTAAAGAATATATATTGTAAAGAACATAATATTATTCTTTATAGATTTAATAAATTTACTTCTTTAGAAGAAGAAATTAAAAAAATATATGAAGATATAAAAGGAGAAATATAAATGGATGAAATAAGAGAAATTGATTTAGACGATCTTGTAGATGTAATGGTTAGTAATGTAAAGGAAGATATAAAAAATTTTGATGATGTTATTAATATTTCTGGCTCGGTAAATAGAGAATTGCTTATAGGTGAAATTACTGATGGGTTGGGCGCATCTGTAGATGCTTATATTCGTTATTGGAATCAGCAAGATAGAGACATTCCAGCAGAAGACAGAAAACCTATTAAACTTTATATTGACTCTTGTGGAGGTAGCTTATCAGATACATTTACTATTATTGATAGTATTAAATTGAGTATGACTCCTGTTATTGGAATTTGTACGGGTGCAGCATATTCAGGTGGCTTCTTTATTTTAATAGCTTGCGATAAAAGAATTGGATATCCTCATTCTACGTATCTCTTCCATGAAGGAGCTACCGGCAACCAGGGAACAAGTGGGCAGTTTGAAAATTATACTGCTTTTTATAAGAAACTTCTTGAGAAATTAAAGAAACATGTTATTGAAAATACTGCTATTGATGAAGATGAATATAAAATAATTAAACGTGAAGATATATGGTATGACGCAGAAGAAGCTCTAGAGAAAAAAATTATAGACGAGATAACAGGAGAATTTATATGAAATTTAAAAAAGCTTGGACAGGTAATTGGGAAAATGCTTTCAGAGGATTAAGACATCCTATGGAAAGTTATGCTAAATCAGATAGTTTATTTGGTATTGCGGAAAATGAAGAGTGGCTAATAAATGTCGCTGATGAAGTAATATATTCTTATAATGAAGACCCTGAAAATATTGTTGAAGAAAGAGATAAGTTATACGATAAAGGAATTCTTCAATGGGGTAAATACGCTAATGAATATGCTTTTATTGGGAAAAATGATCTTGATCTTGCGCAGCGTATGATTAAAGCTGGTTCTCCTAATGACAAGTTCCTCCGCCAGATTTTTGTTAGTATAGACATCACAGCACCATTATTTTGGTAGAAAGAAGCTGACACCTACAAAGTTGGGACTACGACTAATTCAACTTCAACCATGCATAAGTTAGCATCAACTCCTATTACAAGAGAATGCTTTGAAATGGATGATTATGATAGTTCTTTATTAGTATATAATCAAGAACCATATAATCCTGATGCTTATATTGATGATATATGGGATGATATAATTTGTCATTGTGAATGTCTTAGGAAACGCTATCTTGAAACAAAAGACATAAGATATTGGAAGGAGCTTATTCGTTTACTTCCAGAAAGCTGGCTCCAGACACGTACATGGACTGCGGATTATGCGGTGCTCCGCAATATATATAAATGGAGAAAAAATCATAAACTTACAGAATGGCGGCAGTTTTGTGATTTTATAAAAACATTACCGTATGCTAATGAGTTGATTGTATTTGACAATGAGTAAAAAATATGTTATAATTATTATATAATGAAAAAGAAAATAAAATAAAGAGGTTAAAAATGGGAAAGAAAAATAATTTTATTAATCTTGTAGAAACATTGTTAACAAAAACAAATTACGAAGCATGGGATGATAATTTAAAAGCCCAGTGGGCAGATGCTATTGACTATTGGAACGCTTTTAAAGCAACAGGAGAAACTGATAAACCTAAGTTTACAGAAAATGGAAAACTTGTTTTGAAGTTTATGATTGATTCTGAAGATGATTTTAATAATTTTTTTAAAGCAAAAGATATAGGTGAAAGAATTGCAGTTTCTTCAAGAACAGTATCTGGTGCTTTAAGAAAGCTTGTAACAGATGGATATGTTGAAAAGGTGGGCGGAAGTCCTACTGTATATATTTTAACAGAGAAAGGCGAAAAAGCTAACTTCGATGAAGAATAAACTTGCGCTTTGAAAAATTTTGTGTTATAATATTATTAGACATAAATTGCAAGAATAATTTATGAAAAAAAGAAAAATAATAAGGAGAAAAAATAAATGAGAAAAGCATTAAACAGAGAAGTTATAGCAGGAAAAATTTATGAGCATGCACTTGCAATTAAGGTAACAGGAGAGACATCTAAGGCTCCCGGAACTACATATATTGGCGGTACAATAGATATTGCTACCGATAATGAGTGTTTAAATATTGTTCAGGTTAATTTTACTTATGTAACTGAAACTACAAAAGCTGGAAAGAAAAATAATACTTTTGGCGTACTGAAGAATATTATTGAGAATGGAAAGACAGTTCTTAATGATGGAAAGGATAATGCAACTTGCGTAAAGATTGATGCTTCACTCGGTCTTAATGATTTTTATACTGACAGAAATGGAGAGGAAACTCTTGTATCTGCAAAGAGAAATGCGGGAAGTTTTGCATCAATTGTGACTAATCTTGGAGAAGAAAACACACGCAATACTTTTGAATGTGATATGCTTATCAATGGAACACAGTATGTTGAGGCTGATGAAGAGAAACACATTGATAAGGATTATCTCCTTGTAAAAGGTGCCGTATTTGACTTCAGAGGAGCCATTCTTCCGGTAGAGTTCAAAGTAAAGAGTCCTGGTGGAATTAAGTATTTTGAATCACTTGATATATCTCCTAAGAATCTTGTATTCACAAAGGTTTGGGGACACATTATAAGTGAAGTTACAAAGACTACAAGAGAAGAGGAATCCGCATTTGGTGAACCTATTGTAAAAGAGTATAGCAGAACTGTAAAAGAATGGGTTATTGAGGGTACTTCAAAGAAAGAGTCTATTTATGAGATAGGCGATAGTGAAAACGGTATCACTCAGGATGAAATAAAGAAAGCTCTTGCAGATAGAGAAGTTTATCTTGCAGATGTAAAGAAGAGAGCTGATGATTATAAAGCAAGTAAGGCAGCTGCGGACAGTGTTCCGTTTGGAGAACCTGTAAAAGCAACAGCTTCTGCTGCAGAGGGTGGATTTGACTTCTGATAAATGAATAAAAATAAAGGGGAGTGCAATTTACTCCCCGATATTTTTTACCTATTTTTAAGGAGCTATTCATTTAAATAAAAGGAATACAAGTCTAATGGGCGGCTTGCGACCGCAACATAGGAATTAAAAATGAGTTTGGATTTTTTTAAATCGAAAAAGGAGAATAGAAATGGCAGATTTTAATTTATTAGATATAAAACCACATCAAGTAAGTCGTGATATGCGCGGATATTCAGTCTTCTTCTACGGAGAACCTAAGTCTGGAAAGACAACAACTGCAACTAAGTTCCCTAATCATTTGCTTTTAGCATTTGAAAAAGGCTACAATGCAATTCCCGGAGCAATGGCTCAACCTATTAATTCATAGAGTGAATTTAGGAGAGCACTTCGTCAATTAAAAGATCCTGAAGTACAGTCTAAGTTTGAAACAATTATTATAGATACCGCAGATATTGCTTATGATTATTGTGAAAAATATATATGTGCTAATAATAATGTTGATGCTATTGGTGATATTGGATATGGAAAAGGATATGCTCTCGTTGGTAAGGAATTCGATGAAGCACTTCGTTCAATAGTACAAATGAATTATGGTCTTGTACTTATAAGCCATGCTACTGATAAGACTTTTACTGATGAAACTGGTAAAGAATTTAACCAAATAGTTCCTACATTGGGAACTCGCCCTAGAAATATAGTATCTCGTATGTGCGATATTATAGCATATTCAAGATCAGTGCAAACTGCGGATGGTGCAACATCTACCAAGTTATTTATGCGTGGAACTCCTCGATATGTAGCTGGCTCCCGCTTCAAATATACACCAGATTATATAGACTTTACATATAATGATTTAGTTAAAGCTATTAGTGATGCTATTGATAAGCAGATGAAAGAAGATGGAACAGAATATTTTACTGATAAATCAAATAATCTTTATATAGACACAAGTAAAGATTTAGATTTTGATAAAATGATGAAAGAATTTAGCGAAATCATAGCTAATATTCCTGGTTCTACAGATGCTAAAGCCGAAACTGATGATGGTATTAAATTTAGAGAATATTGGCAGCCTCGTATTTCTCAGATTATTGAACGTTATCTGGGCAAGGGAAAGAAAATGAAGGATGTCACAAGAGATCAGGTTGAGGCAGTAGACCTTATACTTGAAGAATTAAAAGAATTAGTTAAAGAATAAACACAGTGCGGGAGGCGAAAGTCTTCCGCATTTGCGCTATTTAAAAAAATATGATATAATATATATAGAAAATATTAAAAAGAGGATAAAACTATGGCACATTATTGTATATGCAGTGTATGCGGCGTTCGGTTCGATCGTGACAAAATTCAAGCTGTGAAATCTGGAGCTAGACGTTATGCACATCAGACCTGTCTCCCGCAAGGAGAAATAGTTCCACTTCCTCAGAAAGATGAAGATTTAGTAAAATTAGAAAATTATATCCAACAGCTTTTAGGAGAAGATTATAACAAAGCAAGAGTCAATAAACAAATAAAAGACTATGTTGCTGAAGGTTATACTTTATCAGGTATATTAAAAAGCCTGATATATTTTTATGAAGTAAAAGGAAACTCCAGAGAGAAAGCTAATGGGGGTATTGGCATTGTACCTTTTGTTTATAAAGACGCATACCGTTATTATTATAGTCTTTATATAGCAAATTTACAAAACCAAGAAAAGGATGTTAAAGAGATTACTTCTAAAGTAAAAGAAATCAGCATCCCAATACCGCAAATAACTTTACGAAAACGATTCTTTAATGTCGAGGTGGAAGATGAGTAAATATATAGATATATCAGCATTAACTAATGTAATTGGGAATGTATATAAAAATCCAAAGTTGCTTGAAGCAACTGATAAATATTTTTTCACTGAAAACGATTTTGTGGATAATTTTCACAAAATAGTTTTTGAGTGTCTTTTTAATTTACATCAATTAGGAGCAACAGAAATAACTCTTAATGCGATTGATGATTATCTTAGCTCCCGTCCTAAAAAGAAAGCTATATTTGAAACAAACAAGGGAGTAGAGTATCTTTTAAAAGCATCTGAAAATGCAAAATTAACTACATTTGATTATTATTACAATAGAATGAAAAAAATGACATTTTTTCGTTCTTATCAAGATGTGGTAGGAATGGACTTATCTTGGTTATATGATCCAGATAATATCTTTGATGCAAAGAAGAAACAGGAGCAAGAAGAATGGCTTGATAACACATCTATTGTTGATATTGCACAGCTAATTGATGATAAGATTATGTCAATTAAGTCAGAGTGTATTGACAATTTTGTAGAGTGCGGGATTCAGGCAGGTGCAGGAATAGATGAGAACATTGATGGACTGAAGGAGACTCCGGAGATTGGGTATCCGCTTTATGGCACATACATCAATACAGTGGTACGTGGCGCTCGTCTTAAGAAGTTTTACTTAAGATCTGCCGCAACTGGTGTAGGTAAGTCTCGTGCCATCGCCGCAGATGTATGTTACATAGGTTGTTATCAGATGTATGATAAAGAACAAAAGAAATGGATAAGCACAGGTAAAGCAGAACCTGTAATGTATATAGCAACAGAGCAAGATTTAACAGAGATACAAACAATGATGGTTGCATTTTTAAGTGCGGTAGATGAGGAACATATCTTAACCGGCACTTACTTTGAAGGAGAATGGGAAAGAGTAGTCCATGCAAAGCAACTCATTAAACAGAGTCCTATCTTCTTTCAGCAGCTTCCAGACTTCTCATTAAAAGACATTGAGAATACTATTGTTAGAGGTATCCGTGAGCATGGAACAAAATATATCTTTCTTGATTACATTCATACAAGTATGAAGATTCTTGAAGAGATAACTAAAAGAAGCGGCGGGGTGCGTCTCCGCGAAGATAATATTCTCTTTATGATGTCTATTAGATTAAAAGATTTATGTAATCAGTATGGTGTATTGATCTTATCTGCAACACAGTTGAATTCAGATTACACAGAGTCTGAAACTCCGGATCAGAATCTTTTAAGAGGAGCAAAGTCTATTGCAGATAAAATTGATGCGGGTATGATAATGCTTGAAGTCACACAGAAAGATAAAGAATCTTTAAAAGATATAATAGCTAAAGGCGGATTTGATATGCCGGATATAAAAATATCTGTATATAAGAATAGACGCGGAAGATGGAAAAGTATTTATCTTTGGTGTAAAGCAGATAGAGGTATATGTAGAATAAACCCTATGTTCGTTACCAAATGGAATTATGAATTAGTAGAAATGGAAGATTTTAGAATACACATTCAGGATGAATCACAATTTTAATTTTTATTAAACTACAGCTAACAAGAAAGGTTGTAATGGTAAATGAATTACGAATATGACAAAGATAAAATTAAGAATGAATTAACAGTTGAACAAATAGAAGAAGTTCTCATGGATTTTGATGCAGAGCCTGAGATGAGGGGTGAGATAATAGTATCTAAAACTGTGTGTCATTGTGGTCAGAGTCATAAACTCTACTACTATCCCAATACTACTTTGTTCAAGTGTTATACCGACTGTGGTGAGACTTTTGATATCTTTGAACTAACTCGTAAGGTCATGAGCCGAGAACATCCGAAGCCTAGGGAGGATTCCGCATGGAATCTTCCAGAAGCTATTGATTATATAGCAAGAAGATTTGGTTATTTGCCAACTCAAACAAAAGAAGAAGAAATAGATATTAAAGATGACTTAACTCTCCTTGATAGATATGATAGAATAAATAATATAAATATAAATACACAAGAGGTTGAACTTAAAGAATATGATGGAAAGTTTTTAAACAATCTTCCGCACCCAAGAATCGCAGTTTGGGAAGCAGAAGGTATTACTCCAGAAGTTATAAAGGCAGCAGAGATATGCTTTGACCCGAAAAACTGCGGGATTGTTATTCCTCATAGAGATATAAATAATAGATTAGTTGGGATTAGAGAAAGAGCTTTAGCTTTAGAGAACGAAGAAAGATATGGCAAATATCGTCCTGCACTCATAGGTGGAGCTATGTTTAACCATCCTTTAAGTTTTAATCTCTATAATCTTAATCATAGTAAGAATAATATAGCAAAGATGAAGAAGGCATTTGTATTTGAGTCAGAAAAAAGTTGCCTTAAATACAGAAGTTATTTTGGAGAAGAGAATGATATTAGTTGTGCAATATGTGGATCTAGTTTTATAAATTATCAGACTTGGCTCTTAATTCAACAAGGAGCGGAAGAAATTATTATTGCTCTTGATCATGACTTCACAGATATATCTTCTGCAGAAGCACAAAGAGTTATAAAAAATTTAAAAAATATACATAAAAAATATGGAAAATATATAACTATTTCTTTTATGTGGGATAAAAATAATTTATTAGGGTATAAAGATTCACCTATTGATAAAACACCAGAAATTTTTTTAGACCTTTATAAAAATCGTATCAACTTATATTAAATATAATGCAGTGGCGGAATAGGTAGACGCAAATACAAATCTGTGAGGATTCAGCAGACGGTTGGCGGTCATGCGAGAGATGAGACTACGCACCGAAAAAGCGGAACCAGTTGGAGAACATATACTCAAATCATAGAGAATAAAGACCGTATGCAAGGTGCAAATCCTTGCCTGCATTTTAAAAAAATAAATAGGAGATTATACTAATGAAATATGAATTAATAAATAAGCCCAATTTAAAATATAATGCAAAACAACAAATTTTAATTAATAGAGGATTAAAAGAAACTGACCTCGTGCATTATATGAATTTAACTGATGAAGATATTAATGATCCGTCTGCTTTTGGAGAAGAGTTAATGGATACAGCAACAAAGTGTCTATTAAATCATCTTGAGAAAAATTCTCATATTGCAGTTATAGTAGACTGTGATTGTGATGGATATACAAGTGCAGCAATCCTTATTAATTATTTATCTGATTTAAAAGATAAAGAATGGATAGATAATCATGTATTTTGGTTTATGCATGAGGGTAAACAGCATGGACTTCAGGATTGTACAACTTGGCTTGAAGATATAGGTCCTGACCTTATAATCATACCAGATGCGGGAAGTAATGACAAACAACAGCTGCAAGATTTGGAAGATAATGATATAGATGTTATTATCTTAGATCACCATGAAGTAGAGGAAGTAGATTTCTGGAGTACAGAGTATCACCCGCATTTATATTTAATTAATTCTCAATCTCCAAAATATCCTAATAAAGATTTATCTGGTGCGGGAGTTGTCTATCAATTTTGTAGATATGTAGATAGAGTAACTAATAATAATTATGCTGACCATTATCTTGATTTAGTAGCCCTCGGATTAGATGGTGATATGATGAGTCTTAAATCTTTTGAAACAAGACAACTTATCTTTAAAGGATTTGACCCTGATAGAATAGTTAATCCATTTATATATGAAATGTGGCAGAAGAACAAATTTAAGTTAGGTGATGCACCTTCCGCATGGGGCGCAACATTTTATATTGTACCTCTTGTTAATGCTATAACAAGGTCTGGTACTATTGAAGAGAAACAACTTATTTTTGATTCAATGTTAAAATTTCATGCTTTTAATCAGATACCTTCTAACAAAAGAGGACATAAAGTTGGTGAAACTGAAAGAGTTGTAGACCAAGCTATAAGAACTTGTACTAATGTAAAGAATAGACAGACCAGGGCGGAAGATGCTGGTATTGAATTAGTTGAACACCTTATAGAAGAGAATCATATGATGGATCACAAAGTGCTATTATTCCTTCTTGAGCCAAATGCAATTAAGGCAGAAATAAGAGGATTAATTGCAAATAAGTTAATGGCAAAGTATCAAAGACCATGCTGTATGCTTACTAAGACAATAAATAGTGAAGGTGTTGTATCTTATCAAGGTTCTGCACGAGGTTGCGATAAAGTTGGTGTAACTGAATTTAAAGATATATGTGCGGCGACCGGGGCTTGTGATTATACAGTCGGCCATCAAGGAGCCTTTGGTTTAGGTATTACAATGGGTAAGTTAGATGAATTTGAAGGCGAAGTATATGGAGAAAATATTTATCAGTTTATAGATAAAACTGATGAAATGTTAAAAAATATGTCATCTGAGCCTATATATTATGTAGACTATGTCTGGAGAGCCCAGGAGGTAGATCCCGCAGCAATACTTGATATAGCAGATATGGATAAATATTGGGGGAAAGATATGGATGAAGCATTGGTTGCCATTCAAGGAATACAGATAACCAAAGATATGATAACTATGATGGCGTCCAATACAGTTAAAATCACCCTCCCGCATAATGTGGCTCTAATAAAATTTAGGATGCCTAATGAAGAATATGAGAAACTTATATCTGAAAATGGATATATTGAAATAGATGCTATTTGCAAATGTAATAAAAATGAATGGAATGGCAATATTAGTCCACAATTATTTCTTGAAGATTATGAAATAGTAGGAGAATGTGCTTATGTTTTCTAAAGAATTATTAGATGGAATTGATTTTAAATCATTTCCAGTTAAACCTGATGATACTATTGTTTTAAATATAGATACGGATAAATAGGATATAGATGCTGCTTGTGAAGTATTTCATATTTTAGAGAAAACTTTTCCTCCAACTAATACTATTATAGTGACGTTTAAAGGAATGGATATTGACATAAAATAAAAAATATGATATAATATATTATAAAGAAAATTAAAAGGAGCAAAAAATGGAACTTACAATTGCATGATAATTTATGGAATATAGAAGAATTAAATTTAAATAATTAAAGAAAGGGATTGCTATTTAATATGGAATTAACATTAAAACAGCAACAAGGACTTAATATAGCCATATCACGATATAGAAATAATGAAAAATATGTCGTGATTAGTGGCTATGCCTAAGTAGGAACTGGAAAAAGTACTTTAGTAAGGTTTATCATTAGCGCGATTAATGTTGACGAAGACAAGGTCGCATATGCAACATTTACAGGTAAAGCAGCAGAAGTACTTCGTAAAAAAGGAAATAAAAATGCAATGACTCTTCATAGACTACTTTATGATTCAATTCCGCGCCCTGGCGGAGGGTTCTTTAGGAAACCTAAACCCAGACTTGGATATGATATAGTAGTGGTGGACGAGTGTTCCATGGTTCCTAAGTCAATGATAGATATGCTTATGAGACATAAAGTTTTTATTTTGTTTCTAGGTGACCCTGGACAACTTCCTATGATAGATAAGAACGAAGCTCACGACCTTTTAGAACATCCTCATGTATTTCTTGATCAGATTATGAGACAAGCGGCTGAGTCAGAAATCATTCAGCTCACTATGAAGATTCGTAATGGAGAAGATATTCCTTATATGAAAGGAAATGAAGTTATGGTAATTCCCAAAAATGAATTAGTAACAGGTCATTTAACTTGGGCGGATACTATATTATGTGCTACAAATGCAACTCGACACAGTATGAATAATCAAATGAGAAATTTATTAGGTTATACTGGAGAACTCCAATCTGGAGAGAAAGTAATTTGTAAAAGAAATTATTGGGAAGATTTAAATGAAGAAGGCGATGCCTTAGTTAATGGTACTATTGGAACTGTTGATAATATATTTGAAAGTTTTATTAACATTCCAAATTATATTAAAAATGATCGGCATCAGATACCTACAATAATGGCAGAGTTTACACCTGAATCAGGGTCCTCATTTGGTACTATAAATTTTGATAAAGATTTCTTATTAGAGGAAAAACCTTGTGTAGATTGGAGAGTATCTTATCAAATAGGTAGATTAATAAATAAAATTGGAGATATATTACCTAGACAAATTACATATGGGTACGCGTTAACATGCCACGCAGCTCAAGGCTCTGAGTGGGATAAGGTTTTGGTACTAGAAGAATCATTCCCGTTTGATAAAGAAGAACATAAACGATGGTTATACACAGCTGCGACTAGAGCATCACAGAAGCTAGTTCTAATGAGGTGAAGAAAATAAAATGGCTATAGAATCAATTATATTATCAATAGTAATCTTTTTAGTAGGGACATTATTTGGAATATTACTAACTGCATATATTTTTTTAACTGAAATAGACGAAGGTATTAAAGTATATAGTTCAAATGAGCCTGGAGTTAAATATGAAATAGTTGAAGTAAAGGAGATGGAAGAGTGAGAGATCCTAATAGATTAGACGATTTTTATGCAACATTATGTAAAGTACACAAAGAATCATTTCCAGATTTGAGATTTGGTCAGTTAATGTCAAACTTTTTTGGTTGGCTTGCAGCAACAAAGCAGATAGATCTTTTCTTCCCCGAGGAAGATAAAATGTTAGAATATCTACATGAATACTGCCAGCAAAGTGTTAACCCTTGGAAGAAAAGAGGTAATTAAAATGAGAATAACAAGAGAAAGAATAAAAGAACTTCCTGATGGAACTAAATTAAAAATTTTTTTAAGTGGTTCTGAATGGGGAGGGGATTTTGGAAAAAGTAAAACAGTGTTCAAATTTAAAAATCAATTATTTGAATATAAACCTTTTTGTGAAATAGAAGATATTGATTCTGGAGACAGTTTAGATATACAAGCAGCTATAGATACAGAGGAGACAATAATATGAAAATTTTTATGTATATGGATTATATTCGTGGATATCTTCGTTATGGGCATAGAGAAGGAGAAATTAATTTTACAGAAGAAGAAGAAAAAGATTTTAAAACTCTTTTAAGAAAAGAAGTTAATGATGAAGAATTAACCGATGAAGAAACTGATCGACTTGATGGTTATAAGGAAGATATTAAAGAATGTAGTGATATTATTGTAGATGATTGGAGAATTGAAGATTGCGGAGATTATCATTGGGAGGAATTACTTGAAGAAAATTGAAATAACCTCTATTTTTGAACCAGTAGAAGACAGACCGAATACTATTGGTTTAATAAAAGAAATTATCAAATGATATCAGAAAAAATTTTAAAGAAAGTGATAAATGAATATAATGATAAAAATAAAGACCAGCTATTTCTATCAGATTCGGAATTTCACTCCTAATCTCATACCTGTTTCAGTTTGTGTCTCTGATCCAGCCTGGTACCGACCACCGCAAGGAAAAGAATATTATATAGACAAAAGAGGAATAGTATGCGGGCTTCGGTATGAGCCACTTATAGTTCAACGATATGGAACTCATATTTGTCCATGTGAAAGTAAAATTAATGCTCCTTACTGTCCTACTATGGTTGAATATAGACAGCTACTCGATAAATTGGTAAATAAAGAAAAAACTTTAAAAGCATTTGAATATTGCGCTAATAAATTTGCTAGACCTTTTGATGATGAAGAACCTACTATTGTTCTTATGATATATGAAACACCAAATAATCTTTGCAGTGAGAGATGGGCATTGCAAGAATTTTTTAATTGTAAAGAATTAGAATATCCCATAAGCGGAAGGTGAATAATCTTTCGCTTGACTTTTATTAAAAAATATGATATAATATATATAGTAAATAAAATTATGAGGTGAAAATATGTCTAATCGGTTTGAAGTCCATTCTCACAGCCATTATAGTAATATAAGACTTCTCGATAGCATCAATCGTCCCGAGAAGCTGATTCAAAGAGCAATTGATATAGGTCTTGCGGGAATTAGTATTACAGATCATGAATGTTTAGCTAGTTCTATAGAAGTAAATATATTAGCAAAGAAAATAAGAGAAGAGAATCCAGAATTTAAAATAGCATTAGGAAATGAAATATATTTGACAGATACGAGAGAAACTGGTCAAAAATATTTTCATTTTATTTTAATAGCTAGAGATCGCGAAGGGCACCGTCAGTTAAGAGAGTTATCTTCTTTAGCTTGGATGAATTCTTATTATGATAGAGGACTTGAAAGAGTACCTACATTAAAGTCTGATCTTGAAAGAATAATAAACAAGAATCCTGGTCATTTAATAGCGACAACCGCATGTATAGGTGGTGAATTAAGTTCCTGTGTTCTTGAGATGGAATTAGCGCGGAAGATGGGCGATAGAAATAATGAAACTTCTTTACAGAAAAAGCAGCAGATAATAAATTTTGTACTTTGGTGTAAAGAAGTTTTTGGTGATGACTTTTATTTTGAAGTAGCACCAGGTGCCTCCCGCGAACAAATAATAGTAAATAAAAAGATAGCAGAGTTATCTGTTGTTTTTGGCGTTAAAATGGTAATTGGCTCAGATGCTCATTATCTTACAAAAGAAGATAGATATGTTCATAAAGCATACCTTAATAGTAAGGGTGGAGAACGAGAAGTTGATGATTTTTATGAATATGCTTATCTTCAGGATGAAGAAGATATTAAAAAGAATTTAACTCCTTCTATTGTTGATTTATATGAAAAAATGTGCAAGAATAGTATGGAGATTTATGATAAAATAAAATTTTATGATTTGACTCATGCACAAGTTATTCCTAGTGTTGAAGTGGAAAATTATCCAAAACATAAAGGAATGATAGCAGGACGTGAAGGAGATCCAGCACATAATGATTATCCAATATTAAATAGTATGTTTGATTCTGATGATATATATGAAAGATATTGGGTAAACAAATGTATTGAAAAATTAAGAGAAAAGAATCTTGGAACAGATGAATATCTTTCTCGACTTGAAGAAGAAGCTGATATAAAGAAAACAATAGGTGAGAAATTGGGAACTAATATGTTTTCTTATCCTATCACGCTTCAACATTATATTGATATGTTTTGGGAATGCGGAAGTATGGTAGGTGCGGGACGTGGCTCAAGTTGCTCTGGTCTGAATCATTATCTTCTTGGGATTACTCAGTTGGATCCTATAAAGTGGGACTTACCATTCTGGCGTTATCTTAATAAAGACAGAACCGAGCTTGGCGATATTGACTTAGATTTGTGTCCATCAAAGCGCCCGCTTATCATTCAAAAAATAAAAGAAGAGCGTGGAAAGAATTTTAAAGAAGATATAGATGATATATCTCGTAAAAATTTAGGATGTACTCTTGTAGCAACTTTTGGAACTGAAACAACAAAATCTACGATTCAAACCGCTTGCCGCGGATATAGAAGTGAAGAATATCCTAATGGAATTGATAATGATATAGCACAGTATTTATCAAGTTTAGTACCAAGTGAAAGAGGTTTTCTTTGGAGTCTTGATGAAGTCATAAATGGAAATAAAGAAAAAGGTAGAGAGCCTGTTCAAATGTTCATTTATGAGGTGAATCAATATCCTGGATTATTGGAAATAATGCAAGGTATTGAAGGACTTATTAGCCGTCGCGGAAGTCACGCATCAGGTGTAATTATGTTTGATGAAGATCCATATGAGTTTGGTTGTTTTATGAAGACACCGAGTGGGGATATAATAACTCAGTATGATCTGCACATGGCTGAAGCTGCGGGAATGACAAAATATGATTTTCTCTTAACTGAAGTACAAGATAAGATAACACAGTGTATAAAGTTTTTACAAGAGAATGGTGAAATAGAAGATAATTTATCTTTAAGAGAAGTTTATAATAAATATTTCCATCCAGATGTATTAGATATTGAAGATAAAGATGTATGGACAAATATTCAAGAAGGAAATATTTTGAATATCTTTCAATTTGATAGTGATATAGGTAGTCAGGCGGCAAAGAAAATTAAACCAGGAACTATGTTAGAATTAGCGGATGCCAATGGTTTGATGCGTCTTATGACTTCAGAAAAAGGTGCTGAAACTCCTATGGAGAAGTATATAAGATTTAAGAATAACATTAGTTTATGGTATAGTGAAATGTCTTTAGCAGGTTTGACAAAAGAAGAAATGAAAGTTATTGAACCTTACTTTTTATCTTCTTATGGCGTTCCACCAAGCCAAGAGCAAATGATGAAAATGTTAATGGATCCAAATATATGTGGATTTACATTAAAAGATGCCAATACCGCAAGAAAAATAGTCGGTAAAAAGCAAATGAATAAAATCCCTGAATTAAAGAAACAAGTATTGGAACAAGCAACATCTCCCGTACTTGGAAAATATATTTGGAACTGCGGAATTGGTCCTCAGATGGGTTACTCTTTTAGTGTGATTCATGCACTTGCATACTCATTCATTGGGTATCAGACCGCATATCTTGCAACTCATTGGGATCCTATATATTGGGATACTGCATGTTTGATAGTAAATAGCGGCAGTCTTGAAGAAGAAGACGATTTTGATGTAGAGAAAAAAGAAAAAGGTACAGATTATGCAAAATTAGCAAAGGCTATTGGAGATATAACTTCAAAAGGCATTAATGTATCTCTTGTAAATATAAATGAGTCTGATTATGGATTTAAACCAGATATTGAGAATAATCGTATATTGTATGGTCTTAAAGCATTAAGCAATATAAACACAGAAACAATAGAAAAGATAAAGGGCGGGAGACCATATAAAGGAATTAAAGATTTTATGATAAGATGTCCTTTAACAAAGACAGCAATGTTTAATTTAATCAAAGCTGGTGCTTTTGATGAGGTAGAAGAAATATTGCATAGTAGAAAAGAAATAATGGCATATTATATATCTAAAGTATGCGAGCCTAAGAAAAAATTAACTTTGCAGAATTTTAATGGATTAGTACAACATAATTTAATTCCTAAAGAATTAGAATTACAAATTAGAGTTTTTAACTTTAATAAATATCTTAAAGCAATAAGTAAAAGAAATCTTACAAATTATGTAATAAATGATGTAGGATACAAATTTTTAGAAAAGCATTTAACTGAAATGATAGATGAGATTTCTTTTGATGAAAATGGAAATATGTTCATTCCTTGTAAAGTTTGGGATAATAAGTATCAGTTAATTATGGATAAAGCAAGAGAATGGCTTAAAGAAAATCAAAATGAAACATTAATGAAGTTAAATGATATGCTGTTTATGGAAACATGGGAAAAATATGCGGCGGGGACCCAGTCCCACTGGGAAATGGACTCACTATGTTTCTACCATGGACCGCATGAATTAATAAATATTGATAATAAAAAATATGATTTAGCAGATTTTAATGAATTAAAATCTAATGAAGTAGATTATTTTATAAAAAGAGGTGGCGTACAGATTCCTATTTATAAATTATATAGAATTGCAGGAACTGTAATAGCAAAGGATGATAATCATCATATAGTATCTCTTTTAACAACATCTGGTGTAGTAGCGGTTAAATTTACTAAAGATTATTATGCAATGTTTAAACGTCAAGTAAGTCAAGTACAACCTGATGGAACTAAAAAGGTTTTGGAAAAGAGCTGGTTTAAAAGAGGTACAATGTTAATGGTTACTGGATACAGACGCGATGATCAGTTTGTCGGTAAGACTTATCAAGCAACAATGACTCATCAACTTTATAAAATAATTGATATAGTTGGAGATGAAATTAAACTTCAACATGAGAGAGTTACAGCTACCGGCGCATTGGAAGAAGATTATGATGAATAAGCGGGAAGCCAGCTCAGTGATGCACTGAGCTGGGTCGCCGCACAAGGAGAGTAATATGAATACTAATACTGTAAATTTTATAGATGATGATGATCCAGATTGGAAAATAACATTGTTGCCAGAAGAGTACAAACAAAAGTTTAATGATACATTAGAAATGTTAAAAACAGAAATACCAAAGGAGAATAAAAAATTGGCTAAAGAAAATGTAAACCATCCTAAGCATTATAATCGTGAAGGCGGGATGGAATGTATAGACGAAATGATTTTAGTATTTGGTAAGGAAGCAGTTCAGAACTTCTGCCTTTGCAATGCTTGGAAATACAGATATCGCGCGGCAGATAAAAATGGTGAAGAAGATTTAAAGAAATCTGATTGGTATTTAAATAAATATAAAGAGCTTAAAGAAGAGTCGAGTCTTACAGCTCCCGCGCATATAATTACAGTTCCTTCTAATCCTGATCCTATTGTTTGTCCATTGATTACTACCCCATGGGATACAGGTAAAGACTATGGGATAACATGTACTAGTTATAATACAACGGGCGAATTTAATTAATATATCTTGTATAAAAGTAAAATATATTTACAAACCTTAAAATAATAATAATTAGGGAGGTAAATACCAATGGATTTATTTATAATAAAACGTGATGGTATTAGAGAACCATTTAATTCAGAAAAAATTAAGAATGCTGTTCTTAAAGCATTTATTGCGGTTGATGGAAAAATAACTCCATACGCAGAAGAAAAAGCCCAAAATATAGCAAACTATATTGAAGGATATATGGAAGGGCAACCAAATGAATTAACTATTGATGATATACAATCATTAGTAGAACATGGTCTTATGTCAACGAAAAGACGCGACGTGGCCACCGCATACATTGAATATCGCCATGACCGCGATAAACAGCGCAAATGGAATAGCCATATGATGTCGGTTATTAAAGAAAAGCTCCAGGCTAGTAATGTACAGAACCAGAATGCAAATGTTGATGAACATAGTTTTGGTGGTCGAAAAGGCGAAGCTGATGCAGTGCTTATGAAAGAGTTTGCTCTTGATAACTGCATGTCAGAGAAATCAAAAGCTAGACATGTGAATAATGAGATCTATATTCATGATCTCGATAGCTATGCTATTGGTATGCATAATTGCCTTAGTGTACCTTTTGATGATTTACTTGCAAAAGGGTTTAATACGCGGCAGACAGATGTACGCCCCGCAAATAGTATTAATACTGCTTTTCAGTTAGTCGCTGTAATCTTTCAGCTCCAGTCTCTGCAGCAATTTGGAGGCGTTTCTGCGACTCATCTAGATTGGACAATGGTTCCATATGTAAGAAAAAGTTTTTATAAACATTGGAAAGATGGTTGTAAATATATTTTAGAAATAAATACTGATAAATATGAAGGTGTGTTTACTTCAGAAACCCCGATTGACGATAAAGGTTATAAAACATTTGAAAAAGCATATCAATATGCTATGGATATGACAATCAAAGAAACGCAGCAAGCAGTCGAGGGTATGTATCACAATCTTAACACCTTACAATCACGAAGCGGGAATCAGCTCCCCTTTACCTCGATCAATTATGGAACATGTACTCTTCCTGAGGGTCGCATGGTTACAGAAGCGCTTCTTAGAGGTAGCATTAAAGGAGTAGGTAAATTTCATAAAACTCCTATATTCCCTTGTGGTATATTCCAAATGATGAAAGGAGTAAATCGCAAACCTGGAGATCCGAATTACGACCTTTATCAATTGGCACTTGAATCTACTGCTAAGCGTCTTTATCCTAATTATGCGAATTGCGATTGGAGCGGTAATGCGGGATACGATCCAGATGATCCGCGCACATACTTTAGCACCATGGGTTGTAGAACTGCGAATGGTTGGGATATAAACGGGTTCGGTCAGCTCAAAGATGGACGTGGAAATATCTGTCCAGTTACAATTATTCTTCCAACAATAGCAATGGAAGCATTATTTACAGATCATAAAGAGTATGCATATGATAAAAATGGTAATAAATTAATGTTTTGGGAATCATCTTATAATATAATAGATGATTTTATGAAACTTCTTGATGATGCAATAAATGATGCAAAAGATATGCTCATTGAGCGTTTTGAATATATATGTAATCAAGATCCCGCATCAGCTAAATTCATGTATGAGAATGGAACTATGGCAGGATATGTGCCTGAAGAAGGCATTAGATCAGCACTTAAGCACGGAACTCTTGCTATAGGACAGTTAGGCTTAGCTGAGTGCTTACAAATTCTGGTGGGATGTGACCATACTGAAACAAAAGGAATGGAATTAGCAAAGAAGATAGAGCAGTTATTTAAAGATCGCTGTGCTGAGTTTAAAGAAGAATATAAACTTAACTTCGGAGTGTATTACACTCCCGCAGAAAATCTTTGCCACACTGCTTTAGAAAAATTCCGCAAAAAATATGGTAAGATACCTAATGTAAGTGATAGAGAATATTTTACTAACAGTATGCATGTTCCTGTTTGGAAAGAAATATCACCAATAGAAAAGATAGACATTGAGTCTCAATTAACAGGATATAGTAGTGCGGGATGCATCACTTACGTGGAGCTTGAAGGCGCGGTAATTCAAAATCTCAAAGCTATGGAAACTCTTGTTAATTATGCCATGGATAAAGATATACCCTATTTTGCTTTAAATGTACCGAATGATATGTGTGCAGATTGTGGTTATACTGGATTAATTAATGATTCCTGTCCTGCTTGTGGCAGCTCTAATATTCAGAGACTTAGACGAGTCACGGGATACCTTACCGGAGATTATAAGTCTGCATTTAATATAGGTAAGCAACACGAAGTTGAAGATAGATATAAACATAGTAAAAAATTACGTGGATATATAACTTGACTTAGTATAAAAAATATGCTATAATATATATAGATAAAATTAAGGGAAAGGTTTTTTAATATGGCAGAATTAAATACAGATATAACTTTATATTCTATAAACAAACAAGCTATGAGTCAAGAAGCTCCGCTTGAAACTATAACATTTAATATAAAATCCTATGATATGGGAAAACATATTTAGGAAGAAGCAACTAATAATAAAAAGACATATTGGATGCTATTATGCCATGAAAGAAGAGATTATACAATTTTTATTCCTCTCACTCTTGATGGTATTGTAAAAGAATTAAGACCTACTTTACAAAACAGAGGAGAGATTATTGACATAGAATTATTAGAAGATGGCAATTATGAGATTTGGATAAAAGATCCTGATACTAAAGAATGTTTTGTATATTATCTTTTTGACTATACTCATGGTATTATATCAGCATAAGAGGAAAAAAATATGAAACAAGTCGTAGCAGTTATAAGTCCTTTTGTATTAAAACAAAAAGTATGCGTTTATGATAATGAAAGATGTATTCAAGAAATAGACTGTGCTTTAAGTGATATAGAACATGTATGTTATGCCTTATGTAGACAAAATGACACTCCTATTCTTAAAATTAAAGGTTGGGAAGCAATAGGAGATAAAGTTCAAAGAGAACTTAATAGAAGTACAGAATTTAATGATTTTCCTATTACTGTTGAAATGATATAATAAAAAGGAGATAAAAAGGATGAAATATCTTATAAGAAGTGTTCTTACTTATAGAGTTCCTAATGAGGAAGAAGCTAAGCAGCTTATAGAAGAAGCTAAAAGAGACCGTAATTTTACATTATCAAAGTACAGCTCAGAATACAAATGTAAAAAGGTAAAAGGTGAAATAGAAGATGAATGGTATAGAGTTACCCTTACTGAAGATTTCACTTCTGAAAAAGAGCCTGATTGTACTGCTTCTGTTAGTTATAATGTTGATCCAGGATATTTCCCTGAGCCAATAGTAAAAGAAACAACAGATGATGATATAGACGATGACGATGATGAAGGAGTGGAATTTTAATTATGGTAATAAATATAGATATTAAGAAATTAAACAATCTTGCTAAAATGCCTACTTTTGGTACTGCTTTTTCTGCGGGCGCCGACCTCTATGCAGCCACAAACTATGATATAGAGCTTCCTCCTGGCGCAACCGTAAAAATTGATACGGGACTTTCAATGGCGATTCCAGATGGTTATTTTGGAGCTATCTTTGCGAGAAGTGGACTCGCTACAAAGCAGGGACTTAGACCTGCGAACTGTGTTGGAGTTATAGACGCAGATTATCGAGGTCCTGTAGTTGTAGCAATACATAATGATACAGATATAGAGCAGATAATTCCCGCAGGAACTAGAATCGCGCAGCTTATTATAATGGAATGTCCTAAAGTTTCATTTAATGAAGTTGATGAACTTGATAGTACAGAGCGCGGCGAGGGCGGTTTTGGAAGTACTGGAATAAAATAAAAAATAGCCCTGATATAAAAATATCAGGGCTTTTCTTTTAAGGAGATAAAAGGATGAAATTATCAATCGTTGTACCATGTTATAATTGTGAAAAAACAATAGGTAGATTGTTACAATCCGTATTAGATAATGGACTTCATAAAGATGATTATGAAGTTATTATTTGTGATGATAAATCAACTGATAATTTTCTTAATGTGGTAAAAACATTTGAAGATAAAATGAATATTGTATATTGTGAAACAACGCGGGAGGTACATTGTCCAGGAAATACGCGGCAGGCCGCACTCCCTTATGTACACGGAGAATGGCTTACTTTTATAGACAATGATGATATGTTTGAACCAAATGCTTTTAAGACAGTATTTAAAATAATACAAGAAGATGGTATAGAATACACATTATGCACAGAATTTAGAGAATTCTTTTATGATACACAAACCTATGGAAGAGAATTTCATGGCGATGAAACAGATACTTGGCTCCATGGAAAATATTTTAATGTAGAAAATACATTAAATAAATTTCATTGTTATTTTAAAGAAGATTTAATGTCACATGAAGATGTTTTCTTTAACTCGTGTAACTTAGCTTCTTTAATATCAATAGGAGAAGATTATGCTTATGTTCCTATTTATACTTATAAATGGGTTCACAATCCAGAGTCTTTATCAAGGTCTTATTTTAATGAAAAAAATTTTTACATAGACACATATCTTGGAGATTTTCTTATGGGGGCAAGCTATCCTTTCTTTGATATGTATTTAAATAATGATGACCAAAATCTTAAGAATTTTGGACTCCATCAAATTATGATGACTTTACTTCATGGATATTTTTATTATCAAGCTAGCTTATGGAGACTTGGTGCTAATGATACATTAGTTGAAAGCTATGATGCTTTAAAGTCATTAAAAAGAAAGATTATAGAAGAACTCAGATTAAATGATTGGGATATTATTAAATATATATATGGTATGCCAGATAGATACAATAGAGTAAAAATGGGAAGTCAAATAGGATGTTGTAGTTTCGTTGAAACTCAAAGTTTCAGAGATTTTATATTAAATTTATAAAAAGAAAAAGGACGTAGATAAATAATCTACGTCCTTATTTTTATCTCTCCTTCATTGGAGAAGTCATCATAGTTTCGTTCGCCACAAGGCGAGTTCCCGCATCTTCATAATATTTTTTATAAAAATCTTTTATTATATAAAGAGATGAAAGTTTCTTACACATATCCTAAGAAAGTTCGCACTCCTCAAGATTCTTTATCTCATCACATATATCTTTTATATCATACATAATGAAATCTCCTTTATTTTATTTTTATATTTCTTTTTTACTCTCTCTTGTTCTTCCATTACATTAGTAATGTCATAATCAATAGCAGTCAGTTCAAGATATTTTTGTTGAGCTTCCGCAAGCTCACAATCTACATCTTTTACAAAATCCAATATAAATGCGGCAGCCGCATCTTCTCCAAGTTGAGATAGTGTGCGATACATTTGCTCATAAAATATTTTAGTGTTCTTTTCCTATTCTACCTATTTTTCAAATCCCGCATTTATAGAATCTTTTCTAATATCACTTGTTACTTGCTGTCTATTGTATCTAAACTAATCAGCAGGTATTACATTAGGATTTTTAAAAGGCATATCTATTAATAATTTATTATAATGTTTTAAATAATAATTACTTATCTTTTTATAATTACAATTTTCATCAAAATAATGATATAAATGACATTGTTGATAACCTTCTAATCCTAAAAAACCAAAATAATCAGCTAATTGAGAATGAGTCATTAAACCTTCAACCATTCTCTGACCTATTCCGCTGAATACTTCTTCTATTGTCATTAAAGTTTCTCCACAGCAACAGCTACATTAGAAATGCTTGCGGCAGTTCCTGTTAATACTAAAGTAATATTAGATAAACTTTCACAACATGCACATGATTCTCTTACAATAGAAGAAATAGAGAGATTGACTAAATCATTTGCGGCGATCGCTGTAGCACTAGCTGTAGCTCCAGGGATCGCAACATTATCCTTATATGCGGTTACAGTTACGTTTCCAGCGGCGGTAGGCGCTAATGTTATAGAAGCATCAACATCATAGTACCCGCCTCCGCTTATAGTTATAGCATTTCCATTTAAATTTACATTTGGGCCATATCTTCTAATGATTGTACCTAAATTAATAGTTCCATTAACTGCAACATTTTGTGCAGAAGAATTTACGGTATAAATAGCAGACTTGCTCATTTGATTGTCCTCCTTAAATTAAGAAAAAGAGGGCGTGTAGAAAACGCCCTCGAAGTGAAAAATTACCTCGTCAAATGGACGTTTAAAGATTTAAATTAGATATTCCCGCATCCGCAATTAAAGCAAGGTGAAGGAACTGCGTAGAAAGTATTGTTAGGATAGCGTACTACAGAAGCAAGTTGACTCTGTAATTCAAGCTGATTAACTTTATCCTGTAAATCTGCTATTCTATTGCCTTGGATAGCATCAAGGATTTTCTGTGTTTGTGCTGTTGTATTTGCGTTAATTGCGGCTGTATTCATAGCTGCTTCATAACGGTTCTGAGCTATTCCTGCATTGATTCCAGCTCCTGTTTCCATCATGAGCATCTTGGTTCCGCAGCAGCATTCGTTCTGATTTGCTATTGACTGCTGAACAGCGCTGCCTACACCAAAGATGTCTCTATCAAGTTCATTATACTTATCACCGACATAACCTACTATATCGTGATAAACTTGATTAGTAGCACCAACTGCTTGTGCGGTTCCTGAATTTACTGCGGCAAGTATATCTCTCTGGTTAGCCATGGAGTTCTGATTATCAAATCCTCTCTGGACTTCATTAGAAGTTGCAAGGTTTTCATAACCAATAGCATTAGCAAATCCATTATTGCCAAAACCAAAACCACCGAATCCACCGCCGGCAAGAATTAATAATGCAAAGATCCAAAAGAATGAAGAATCTCCCCATCCATTAAAACCATCGCGGTTTCCGCTTAATAAAGCAACATCACTAGCACTAAGACCATTTTCTGACATTATTATGTCCTCCTTATTTTAAAGAATTTAGAAACTGATCTGGATCTACTCCATTCTGCTTAGCATATTGATAAAAAAATTCTTTTGGGGAAAGTTTGCTTGATTGAAATAATTGCATTACATTTTGTAATTGGGGATTGCTCGCGACCATGTTCTGAATGAACGAGGAAGGGTCGGAGATATTCATAAGATTTTTTAATGAAAAATTACTTTTTGAGGATTGTAACTTTTGCGGGGCCTGGGCTTGTGGTTGAAGGGGCGGGGCCTGCCGCATCAGTTGTTGGTAAAGATTGCTCATTTCCTATTAACTCCTTTATCAATTTGCTTAATTCGTCTTTTCTCACATATTGAGTTAAATCCAAATCATTGTTTACGGTTACACTTGTACTTACATTGTTATTAGGTATTTCTTCCACATAATTAAAAATTCTTAATGTAGACATACCTATATTATCGCTTACCTTAATATACATTTTGCCATCTGATTCACTATCTAAAAGAATTGCAATACTACTAGGTGCAAGTTGCCATGCTTTAGCCCCTTCTATTCCTTGAACCTAAATAATATTATTCGTTGGTGTAGTACTCACTACTGAAGATGGGGTATAAAAAGGTGCAAAATTACTATTACGTTGAAAATTGTTAAAGTTACCCATTGTACTTCTCTCCTTGTGGAATTTAAAAAGAATTGTTGATAGATATATCAATTAAGAATTTAAAAGGATATTACTTTCACATAGATTATGAAAGTATTTTATTTACTAGGGAGTAAAAACTAGGTTATCAGAGAACCTATGAGAAAGTAATTTATTCCCTTGTAATATTATTTAAAAATTGCGGTAAGCAATTTTATCAAGTTTGCCCAAGTGCATCATGCAAACTCAAATCCATCATCTGTTTTTATCACTTGGTTTTCTTTGATAGTACCACCTACCGCAGCAAATCCTATACATATTGCATCTGCAACATCATCATTTGTATTAATACCAAATTGAGATTTTACAAAGGCAATGTCTTTTGGTTTGAGACTCTCTCTACGAATCCCAGGCCCAGTATGAATCCCGCATTTTTTTCGCCACTCTGATGATACTATAAATTTTGGAATAATATCATATTGATTTAATTTATGTGCGATAAATGCTTGAAGATACATAAGTGCTTTGAAAACAGAATTATTACCTTTAACATCTTCTGGTAATACTTCTTCAATTACAACTTGCTCTATATTATATTTTTGAAGTATCTTATCTATTTCTTCTATCATTTTATCTATTCTATTGTAGAGATTTGAACTTGAAGCCGTAATACAACCATAATCTTTTAATTCTTGATTTTCAAATATGCTCTAACCTGTTGACTTCGTTGAAGCATCTATTGCTAATGTAATCATATATATTATCCTCCTTGATAATATATATGAAATTACATTAAAATAGATTTATTTAGTTTGTCCGAACGTATTAAAAAATTTTTAAATAAGCCCTTGCAGCTGCATTTCTTTACAGTATCTGCGAGTACTCTTTCTTATTTATTATTATAAATATATATATTAAAAGCTGTATTATACACACAATCTGTATTAGTTGTCCATGTTATTGCATATTTCATGTTTTTATCCTCCTTATTTTTCCGTTAAAAATGTTCGTTTTATGTTACTTTACTTATGTGAATGTTATTGTTGCTGATACTCCCGCAGTTATAGGCGAATAGTTAGTAACAGTACCATCAAATGTTCCACTAATTACACAGCTGACAAGATTATTTATGCAGGTTCATTTTCCGCATCATCATCCTCCGCAGGCATTTCGGACTGTGGTATTTCATCGGGATGAAAAATAAGCTCCTGCTTGCCGTCTACCAAGTTAAAATCCTCGTCAACTACCTTAACCACTGCTCTTTTCACGTCGGGAGCGTTCATTAAAGTCCTACATTCCCTGTGTCAATCAGAAATAGCCCCGTCTTTGTTATCCGTCCATTCAGATACTATGCTGAAATTACTGTTGTTGCATTCTACTACTGCATACTTTGCCATTTGTTTATTTCCTCCTTACTTTTCTTAAAAATACTTCTTTTATTCAAGTATTAACCATCCACTTCGAGCAGTACCATTGGCGATTGCTTTCATAGCTATTTTGTTAGAATCATAGCCATATAATATAATTGTACCATCTTCTCTGCCTAAAGTTTCGGCAAATCGGACTATAAATTTAACTGTTGCATAAGTCCATACAGTAGAAACCGCTGGTAAATCAGATTGAGTGCCGCCGCTTATATAGCCTATGCCCTCAAAACTTATTGTAGGCTCTGCACTATGTGCTCTTGCAAACTCTTTAAAACTATCTACCAAAGTCTGACTATTGCTTAATTGTCCCACTTCATATACAACTGTCGGCTTATTTGTATTTCCGAGTCCTGCTCCAAACTCAACATCATACACACTTCCGCTATTGTAGAATGATGAATCGAGATATAAAGGATTGCCAATAGCTCTTGCTACGCTTCTGACAAGCTCCCCGTTGTGATAGTATCTAACAAATCCATCACTATACTCTATGCGTAATTCATCCCCAGCACTATAGGTAGTATGCCCAGCAGGTGGTGTTATCTGTGTCCCGCTTTCAAATATGTATAAGCTTCCACCACCTTGACAAAAGAAGCAAAAATCAATAGAAGTGAAGTCTACTGATTCAGATGGATTAGAATCAAGCCCAACCATACGATACCCATTTCTTGAATCTGGCTTAAATGTTACAAATACATTATCAACATATCCTGATTTTGAGTATATCTGTGACGTCCAACCATTTACACTCTTTGTACACGTTACTGTTTTTATATCAGGGTCGTATGTTATATCATCTGTATGTACAAAGCCTGCATCAACAGCTATTGCCCCCACTTCGGATGCTGTATACGTTGGCTTCGTACTTGCTTTCGCCTACGCGCTTATATCTGAAGAATTAAGTTTATTTCTTAATACATTTCCAGAACTATCAATAACATCACCGTCTACTTTTACTCCAACAGAATCAACATAGTAAATCTTTACAATTACGTCTTTATCCTGTGAACCGTCATATGTCATACTACTACCACTGACACTTATTCCATTATAAGTATAAGGTATAATTCCGGTATCAACAATGGAACCGTTTACAGCAAAATCAACAATACAATCAGTATAATCGGCTCTAAATGTTGTTTCACCTTCTTGGGAAGCGTATATTGTCGTCTGATACGCCATCGAGTCTTTAGTTGCATATTTTTGAATACTCACTCCATCAATAGTTAATTGTCCAGTTACTGCTGGATTTACGGAATTTAACTTATCGGCAAGTTTATTACCATTACCATCAGTAATATCTCCGGCCGCGGTCACATTGCCACTCCAATCAACCTCAAAAGCATTAGAACGAGCATTTTCTGACGTACCATTACCTATTTCAAATGCCGTTTCTCGCTTACCTTCATTATATTTACCTTGAACATGTTGATAATCACAATTTGTTTGGGTATAATACCCTTCAGCATGAGAATAAGTATATCCAGCATTAGTACCACGACCTTCTGAATGGGAATATTCTTCCGCATTAGTTTCGTACCCTTCAGCATGTGACTAACGTCCAGCAGAAGTTCCATGTCCCTCTGCATGAGCACATGTTCCACTTGCTACTGTTTGCTCTCCTTCCGCATGCGAATACTGACCAGATGCTCTTGTACCAGATCCTTCTGCATGAGCACATGATGCGCTTGCTGCTGAGTTACTTCCCTCTGTATGAGCAGCATAACCAGGAGCAGAGGAATTATGTCCTTCTGTCGTAGCATATGTTCCGAGAGTTGTTCCATCTTTCTGTCCGGCTGTTACATAGTCGACACCTTTAGTCATCTTCCCATCAATAATCGGCTCTAAATACTTAACAGCATCATCCGAAAAAGCATTTAACTTACTTATCACTGTATTTCCATTAACTGAAATGTAGTTATAGCCTTTAAGTAATTCTACCTGTGTAGGGGTAAGCTGAACGGTGAGAGGAGTATCTAATTCATATACCACATTTACTTCGGTGTCATCTGACGTACCAACAGGAAGGAACATTGTTACATTCTGTGTTGCCAAATAGAAATGGCAAGTGTCCGAATCCCAATCACGCACCATCGGAGCTAATTCTGATATAATATTAGTGGTGTTTGATTTTGCATCGGATAACGCACCTATCTGTCTACGAACCATCTTACCTAATGTATCTGTACGTGTATATGTTCCCCATCTTTTGGTGGCGAACTTCTTATCTACCGTCAGCACGCCCGTCTTTACGTCAAGTGTTCCTCCGTAGCGTGTGCCATTGAGGTCGATGGTGTAGGCATTGTATAATTGGGAATCATAAAACTCCACTTGAAATGTAAAATCAAGGTATGTTCCCGTATTAGTGATATTTACTCTAAAAGCATCACAATATTTATTTTTAAGTGCATTGTATCCTCCTTCTCTATTTACTGTATTTAATGAAAAGGTATCTAAAACAGATGAGCCGCTCATAAATGACAAACTAATGCCACTATTTGCTATATTATTTCTAAATTTTACTCGACAATTATCACCACCATAAATATAAAAGCTTTGAATTCTCTTATATAAGCCTGCTCCTGCTGTCGGCATTCCTTTTACTCTGTATTTACCTTTACCCAAATAATACATTGTTAAACCGTTACCATATACGCTTTCATTATTTGTAGGTATCAGCATTTGGGAAGTCTGTGCGCAAACGATATCTAATTTGCTTGTTCCACTTATCGCACATTCATTTGTATACGGTTCAAATACAGTCGGATTTTCAGCAGACTGCAAGCAAAGCATTGGATAGAACTTTTGATTGCTAATCGTTCCGGGATAAATAGTTAATACTGATTCTTTGGCACTTCCTGATGTCTCACTATAATATCCCGCACCATCCATGGACATTTCGGATAATACTGTGCCGTGGCTTCTTGTCCATATAATCCACTTATCCAAACCACCATTTGTTGAACCACTTATAACATAACTTCCATTAAGAGACACGCTACCTAAAGAAAAGTCTACTCTTGTGGTAAATGTCCCGTTTGCATTTATCCCTATTACGTTTTCATCCGTATCTGTTAAAAGGGTTATCACTCCACCATGAATGGAATAATTATTTCCAGACCATGTTCCTGTGGTGTTTAATGCTTTTAATCCTGCTACCGTTAAGGGGAGAAGCTGTTTTGAAGCGCCACCAACCCACGGTTTATCATATCCGTGTAAGTCCTGTATGGGCTGTATGTCAATCGCCATGCCTGATACTAAAGCACTATGCTGTAAATTTACTTCAAGCACATTAGTATCAGAGGTATATTCCATCACATCTTCTTTGCCATTTAAAGCTTCTGTAATAACCTTATTCTGAACAGGATTAATACTTGTATCAGACATTTCATCATCTACTATCACAGCTTTATTATTAATAGCATTCATAGCAGATTCTACAGTAGTATAACTTGTTTCATCTACTACTATAGGAGTATCAAGAGTCTTAGGCTGCTTATTACTAAGAGCAGTCTCAACATCACTAAAACTGTCAATGTTAGTTCCATCTTTAATTGCGGCAATCGCATCTGCATTTGCTTTACCTTTATTGCCCGCATATGCGGTAGATGATGTTTCACCAAGAGCAAGACTCTCACTTACCTCAACGAATGCGGAACCAGACTATCTATAAGTCTTATTAGTTGCTAATTCAGTATATATCTTACCTTCTTCCCCAAGTATTTCTGTTTCATAAGTAGATTCTTCATAAAACTTACCATCTGCGGGATTCAGATAACCTTCTATAATTTCATCAACAAAAGAAGGAAGCTGTGCGGCAGGTACCTTACCTGTGCTATCTAGTTCAGCGACTCCATTAGCGCTACCGACAGCTGTAGTTGCAACTGCGCCGACCTCACTTGCAGTATAGCTAGGCTTAGTAGAAGCTTTCGCCCAGGCGGGAACTGTAGGATCGGTTTCTGTATATCCTGTAATAAATCCACTATCATTTTGAAGTTCTGAAACTTTCGTAGGTATAGCAGGTAACTGACTGTTCGGTACCTTACCGTCATTACCAAGACTAGCAACACCTCCAGCGATACCAACCTGGGAAATGCCTACCTTACTTATACCAAGTTGCGTTATGTCAATTGCGATATCATCAAGAGAATCATACACCTCGTCAAATAACTCATCCACAGATATCTTATCGAAATCAGCAATATCCCATGCACCGGTATGAGGCATTTTACATCTGTAAAAGTTACCATTACGTGTTACTTTATCGCCAACAACATATGATACATTTGCGTAGAATGGAGGAGCGATAAACGAAATATCTTCATCTGACATTATGAATGTTTCTGAGAAGTCTACAGTTTCATTGTATTGCCATCTTCTTGAATATCCGGCATTATGATCGGTAGAGTTCTCAAGTAAAGTCATTGTATACTTAGCCTGACCATCTTCGGCATAAATCATGTCAAATAAACTATCAATAATCACATGGGTATGATCAAATGTCTTATAAGGGTAGTCAGTTGATGATACCAACTCTTCATTAAGATATTTCTTTATAGTTATCGCTGCATCCGAACCGCCCGTTGATTTGGTAACTATATTGTAACGATATACATCCGAACCGGTACTAGGCAACTGAGAAACTGGTATCTTACCATTAGCATCAAGACTTGCAACACCATTAGCCATACCAATCTGAGATATACCTATCTTGCTTATACCAAGATCAGCTATATCTATTTCTATGTTATTTATAGCTGCGGCGGCCGCCTCTAACGCGCCTCCCGCAGTTTCATACTGTTGTTCATCTATTGTGACAGGGCTTTGTAATTCTACGTTAGTAGCATCTGCCGCAATATCATATGAGGTTACAACACCATCGTTGTCTAAGTTAATTTGTTTGATTAATGGCATTTTATTTTATACCTCCTTTATTTGTTATTTATTGTTATAAATATATATATTGAAAGCTGTATTATAAGCACAATTTGAATTTGTTGTCTATGTTATTGTATCTCCAACTATTGAATATCTATTAGTATAAGCTATAAGATTTCCAGGAGACCCTCCTATACCAACAAAAATTTGTTTTCTTTTTGAATTATTACAATTTTTAAATATATTTGCATACATAATAGGAAGCAAATCAGTTTTCTTTAAAATAATATCTTGTTCAAAATTTTGACAAGCCTCAAAACAACCTTCCATATTTGTTATACTATTAGGAATATTAATAGGCTGATTAAAATTTTTACAATTTCTAAAACAATAATAAAGGCTTGCTACATTATTAGGTATATTAACAGGTTGATTAAAATTCTAACAACCACTAAAACAATCACACATATTAGTAACACTATTAGGTATATTTACATATTGATTGAAACTATAGCAATTATAAAAAAGATCATACACACTAGTAATATTATTAGGTATATTAATAGGTTGATTAAAATTATTACAAAAATGAAAGCAACTTTCCATATTAGTAACGCTATTAGGTATATTAATAGGTTGATTAAAACCAAAACCACAATAGCTAAAACAATTATTCATATCAGTAACACTATTAGGTATATTAACAGGTTGATTAAATTCATAGCAATGTATAAAACAATTACACATATTAGTAACACTATTAGGTATATTAATAGGCTGATTAAAAATAGTACAATTATTAAAACAATTACTCATATCAGTAACATTATTAGAAATATTAACAGGATAATTAAATGTTTCTTTATTAAATGATGTTGCTGCATTTCCTGTAGTTATATTATAAATACCGCCAGCACTTATATTATTTATTATATTTGGCATATCTATAGGTTTAATTGATTCAGAGGTTCCAGTTTTACTTCTAATACTATTAGCTATATTTATAAAAACATCTTCTAAAATCGCCATTCATTGTACCTCCTTTATCTATTATTATAAATATATATATTATATGCTGTATTATATGTGCAATTTGAATTTGATGACTATGTGATTGTATTTCCAACTATTGAAAATTCATTAGTATAAGCTATAAGATTACCAGGAGAAACTCCGGCCCCAATGAAAATTCGTTTTGTTTTTGAATTATTACAAGATCCAAGCATAGATCTATAAAACATAGGGGTTAAATTAGTTTTGTTTAAAAAAATATTCTGCCCAAAATTGCTACAACCCAAAAAACAACGCTCTATATGAGCAATGTTATTAGGTATATTAACAGGTTGATTAAAATTAGTACAACCTGCAAAACATTCATACATATTAGTAACATTATTAGATATATTAATAGGTTGATTAAAGTTGTCACAACCTGCAAAACAGCCACCCATATAAGCAATGTTATTAGGTATGTTAATAGGTTGATTAAAATTACTACAACCATAAAAACAATTACGCATATCAGTGACATTATCAGAAATATTCACAGGCATATTAAATACACTAGAATTAAATTTTAATGCTCCATTATCTGCAATTACAAATTCACCGCCGCCTAAAGTACTATTATTTATTACATCTGCTATATCTACGGGCTTAATTAATTCAGAAGTTCCAGTTTTACTTCTAATACTATTTGCTATATCAACGAAAACACTTTTTAAACTCATTTTTATTACCTCCTTTTATTAAACGGGGGTATTAAGAACATCATATATTGCAGTATCTAAATCATTCGCTGTTATTAATTGATTACTACTTGTTGCGGTAGATGGAATTACATTTCTTATTTGTTGAATAGATTGACCTACCGCTTGTGTATCTGCTTTACTATCAATCTTTGTTTTTATATTAGTATCATTATCATACATAACATTAACAGCATTAGCACCTATATCATAAAGTTCAGATGATTGTCCATCAGAATTTTTTAAATTAATTTGATTTATAATCTTATTTGGCATCTTTTTACCACTCCTTTTCTCTTATTTTATCAAGGCTCTTGAACAGTTTCAACAATCATAGAATGACCGCCTTTAGTAATTCTCATTGTTGTTTTTATAGATATTGCTTTCTTTCCATCAGGTACGCTTGTATCATCAGGATCTGTATAATAAAGAGTATCTACTTCTAATATAGAGTCTGATGTTATATCAAATTTATTATCTGTAAAAATCATATTTGGATCATATTCATTTTGATCTAAAATATGATCTTGTGAACAAAATATATTAGAAGTATTAAAATTTAATACATTTCCTTGAACATAAGCAACACTCATACCATAATCTCCATCATACTTTATTTTTTCTAAAGTATAATATTTTGTATCGCTATTTCTACGAAAATCTATTATTTCAATTTGCGCTTTATTTACTTCATCATAATAAGAAACAATTTGTCTATCTACTCCCATTATCATTTGTTCTTCAAGATTATGATTATTAGATGTAGCTAAGCTACCAACATATTTTAATTCTGGACCAATATAATAAGTATCGTATCCATCACTTGATCTTTTTATATTTAATTGTGAAATAACATTATTTGTTGTCACTTAATGTCCCTCCTTTTTACTCTTAATAAAATATCTTCTTTAATATTATATTTTAAAAAGATAAAAGCATTATTTACTATAATTGACCAAAAAGAAAAGGGGACTTAATCTAATGATTAAGTCCCCTTAATTTTTTAAAAAACAATTTTATTATCTTGAATTTTTGATAAAATTTTTTAAATATAAAAAATAGATCTATTTCATTTTTTATGTTTCGCTTCCACGTTTAAGATATAAACATCTTAACCCCATAGTAAGAGTTTCTGGACTCGCTCCCACAAAAATCCTAATCTTATCCCAATCTCTTAATAAAAGTGTAGGCGTTATTTTATCAGGAGTAGGTGTCCAAGAAGATGTAAGATTAGCAGATACTAAACGATAATTAGGAATACCAACATCTACTACTCCATAATATAGTGAAGTATGCGAATCTAATGTCGAACATTCAACAGCTGGACCGGCAGCTTGTGATCCACTTCCAAACCAATATTCTTTATAAATAATATGTTCATCCCAAGGAGCATTATTCATATCATAGAAATAAAATGTATAATTAATATTCCCTGTTAATTCTAAAGTGGTAGTTAAAGATGCATCATTATAATATCCTTGATGTATTAATAATCCTGTGCTTTCATTAAATACTCTTACATATATTCCATTATATCCAGTACTAACTTGTCCTGTATATAAATAAACATTATTTGATGTTTTAATACCAAAATATTTAGCACCATTAATATATATATTTATATTTTCAGTAGAATTACTAAAATAAGAATAAATACTATTATTTTTAAAATCATCTGAAATAACAAAAGAAGAATTAAGTATTCCTCTATTAGTTACAAATGTTTCTTTCCTATTATTAGCAACATTTCCTGCAACAAATATATTTCCATCTTCATATACTTCAAAAGCATTTGATCTTGCATTATTTGCTGTACCATTACCAATTTCAAATAAAGTATTATTTCTACCTATATTCCATCTTCCGCCTACATGCTGATTAGCATTACCAGTTACAGTTTTAAAACCTTCTGCATGAGCATTTGTATGAGCAGCTGTTGTACCATTACCTTCCGCATGTGCATTTGCATTAGAAGCAATTGTTAAATATCCTTCTGCATGAGCATTTGCGTTAGAAGCTGTTGTACTATTACCTTCAGCATGTGTATTTGCTTCTCTTGCAACAGTGCCACTACCTTCCGCATGTGCATTAGGGCCAGAAGCAATTGTTGAAAGTCCTTCTGCATGAGTATTTGCATTAGAAGCTGTTGTTCCATTACCTTCTGTATGAGCATTTACTTCTTTTGCAACAGTGCTTTGTCCTTCTGCATGAGCTAATGGTCCACTTGCTGTAGTATTCTGCCCTTCAGCATGAGAATAAGGTCCGCTTGCTGTAGTATTCTGACCTTCCGCAGTAGCTCCATTTCCTAAAGTAGTGTTAGCTTTTTGTCCAGCGGTAACATAATCAATACCCTTAACCATTGCTCCACTAGGAATTTGTGTATTATTTAATTTACCATTTGAATCTAATGTAGCTAATCCATTTGGTACACCAGCTTCTGTTATTTTTCTATTGTCAAAAATAAAATGTTCTGAACCATAAGAGAAATAAACATCACTTCCATCAGTCTAAATATGTTCTCCCTTAAAATTAGTTTGATCAACTAATTGAATAGACCATGATACGGGAGACCAATTATAAGTTTCTTTATTTAAAACATATTGTTTAGTTCCTTCAGAAAGATAAATATCTCCTTCATTAGAAGTCCAAACATTAGAACCAATAAAGGAAGTTAATCCAGTCTATGTCATTTGTGTCTATGTATAAGGATTTATTTTATCTAAAACATATTGAGTATTATCACTAGAATAATAAGTATTATTTCCGTCTGACTACGTAAAATAGCCATTCCCACCAAATGTTCCATCGGGTGTAGACTAAGTAACTGCAACCCAAGTATATGGAGTTGTTGTTTTATCCAATACATATTGATCTGAATTATATGAAAGATAATATTGATTTCCATCTGTCCATACATTTATTCCATTGAATAATGATTTTCCTTGCTAAGTAGCTGTTTCCTAATCTCCAGAAGTCTTATTTAATTTATATTGATGTCCCGTAAGGCTTCTTGAATAATAGGTATCTTCTCCATCTGACCATATATATTGACCATCTAATTGAATATTACTTGCTAAACCGCCCCAAGTAACTTCAGTCCATTCACCGGTATTTTTATTTAATTTATACTGCTGATAATTATTTGAATAATAAATATCATTTCCATCAGTCCATACATATTTACCATCAAAGCTAGTAAGACCAGTCTAGGTTTTAGATATAAAATCTTTAATTACAACATCGCTGTTATTATTATTTAAAGCATTTAATGCAGATTCTGCATCATTATATATATTGCCACCAATATTGATTGGTTCAACAAGACTAACATTGTTAGCATCCGCACCAATATCATAATTAGTGTAATCGCCTTGATTATTTTTAAGACTAATTCTTTTTACAATGTCTGGCATTTTTAACTCCTTTCTCTCAATTCGGATCTGAAATAGATTCTGTAGTAAAAGTTTTTATTATTCCATCTATTTTTCTAGTAGAAGATATTATTTCTTTTTGAAGAACTTGAATAACTATCCCTTCATTTTCAACAAAAGAAAGGAACTAATTCTCATGCTATACATCGCCAATAATATTTATATCTTCATCTTCTACATAAATATCTATAACATTATTTATTTGTTTAATAGATTGAGATTCTGATATATATTGCATATCATCTTCATTATTAAATTGAAAAGTTAAAACGTCATTATCTGATACTAATTCAATATTTTTATTCTTTTCAATCTACTTCTCTTTCTTTAAAACATAATAATTACTAGCATCACTTTCTCTACAAAATTTTATTTCTTCTACATTAACAACAATAGGAACACCATCTATTTCTCTTTCTTCCGTCTAATAAGTTGATATAGTATCAGTTCCTAATAAATAATATTCATCAAAATTATTATTATTAGAACGATACAAACCTCTAATATATTTTGATTCAGGACCTATATTATACACAGCATCTTCAATACTATGTTCAGAATCTCCTTTTATAATTAATTGAGATATAACATTATTACTTTTCATTCACATTTTATACCTCCTTTTTCTCCAAAATATCTTATCATATAATATAATTTTTATTAATATTAAATAAAAGAAAATTGACCCATTCAAAAGAATGGGTCAAAAATTATTATACAGATTTTCTTTGAGAAGCAATAAGTTGAACACCATTAACTGCCAAAGCGTTATAATCAAAACCTATAATTGTTACAGGATTTGCGGTTGATGAAACCACCGAAGCAAGAATACGCCAAGTTGAATCATTATAATCATACCAATAAAGTGCGGGATTTGTTGAACCAGGGTTCTCAACTGTAGCACACCATCCAACGCGACTGTAATCTGGAGGAGTACTAAAATTCTCAGGCGCGATTCCCTTACCTGTCAAAGGATCAATTAATTCTCTATAACTAGAAGCTTGTTTAGCTATTCTGACTCCACCTGGGTCCCCCTTTACTAATCCTACTTCTTTCTAGTCATTATAATTTTCATATTGCACCGTACCACGACTTGCGGGATTTGTATAACGAACTAATAACTGACCATTACTACTATTAACAGCAGCTTTATCAATAAAATTTATAGGATAATTTTCAGTTGCCTTTTGAATATATTGACTGCTACCATCATTATAATAGGCTTTAAAATAATCATTACCTACTCCTTCAGGACTACTATTTTCAATTGTTATGTTAGTTAACTATTTAACTAATTTAGTAACAGTAGTAGATTTTCCAGTATTAAATAAAGTTGTCATTGAACCATCAGGTCCAACAGTTAATGAAATAGGATATTCAATAACAGTATCAAGCGTCTGCGGGCTTCCGCATGTGTAGTTAACTGTAATTACACCTGCCGCGCTTATATTAACGCTATCAATATCTCTATAAGGTCCTAAATCAATCTATTTAGAATCTCCCGCTTCATGTTCATCATATCTAGTTAATAAACATCCTAAATGATATTCATACAAATATTTATTATCTTCTGGTTGATTTAATGACACATAACCTAATATAGGACTTCCTTCTTCAAGAGAACCTACAATTGCGGCAGATGAATATTCTGTTTTAGTATCATAATAAGTATCTATTTTTATAAGTCCAGTGATAATTCCAGAAGCAGGGCCGCTTAATTGTACATTATTCTAATAAGGAGCTTCATTAACAGCAGTAGGGAAAATTTCAAAATTACTTGGAGTATCGCCTTTAAAACCTTGAGGAACATTAATTTTAAAGCCCTGATAAAAAGGATGCTCTTCTTCTTCTTCAATCTTTTCTATTAAATTAAAAGTGTCATCAATTGGAACTCCATTGTTATAAGGACTTCTTATAGCACCTGTAAATTCATGTACTAAATAAGGGATTTGAAATCCTACTTTAAAAGTACTTATAACACCATTATTATCTTTAAAATCTTTATATTTATAATAAATTTTATCATTATAATTTGTTCCATCCTAACCTGGAATAAGACTATGTTTATCCTGAGATGCACTCTAATATCCACTTTCCGCGCCTTCAGGGACATCATCCTATTGAACTAAATCTATATCTGATACTCCACCTTGAGGACCAACTATTTGACCAATATATTCTGCCCCGCCAAGATCTCCTGTATTTATACCTCTGCGGAAAACTTTACCATTGTCCGGGTTATTTTTATCAAAAGTGTCAATTATAACATATTCACCATAATTAACTTTACCTGTTGTTTCAGCCCCTCTTGAAAAATCTTGAACCATACCTTCTTGATATTCTAAAGGAACTGATACTCGATAACTTTGACTTGGATCTGCTATATCTATAGTTTCTTCTATTGTAGCTCCATTTAGAGGTAACGCTTTCTATAATACATCAAGATTATAATTTTCTCCAGTTCTTTCTATTAATTCATGATTCCCAGAACCTACTGTTCTTGAATAAGGTACTTCATCTGCATCAACTGCAAAATATTTATATTTATTTAAACTTTTATCTGGAATATTTATTCCATCATATTGTTTAACAATTACAAAGGAAGCGCCAGGTCTTCCGCCATAAAAACTTTCCATATTTATTAACCTCCACTTCCTTATTGTTTTTGTTCATTTGTATATAAATAATCAATAGCAACAGCACTCATAGGTCTTGTTTTAGGGTAAAATCCTACATTTACATTAAAAAAGCAATTACTACCTACACCTTCAACTTTTTTTTCTACATCTTCCATCTATAAATCCATAGCTGACTTTCCTGTGGTGGCATCTACTTTTTCTTGTGCGGGAGCTACTAATGAAATAAAATCTATAGGAACACTTCCTTCTCTTAATTCCTAAATTCCACTATAAGGAACACGAATTCCTTCTCCATTTAAACATATTATAAAACTAGGGCGTGCTTGAATTCCTAATTTAACTATAGAAGTAGCTGCTGAATCAACTATGGTTGCTTTTGAATTATTAATAAGACTTAATTCCTCATATCCAATAATAGGAACTCTAGTTTGGCTAGGATCTAAATCTTCAGTACTTCTTGTTAATTCAAAAACAATTGTATCATAGCCATCTGCTACAGGAGTAAAAATAAATTCAATATCATACTATTTATCATTAATATTATCAGTGCTTTTAAAAGGATTTATATTATAAATTCTAAGATATTGGTTTGCATAGTTAGAAACACTTGAATGTCTATAATTTTCATAATTAGCTAATTTTACAGTAAATTCTTGAGGATTTGCTAATCTATATATTTTCCCATGAAAATAATATGTTTGATCTGTACTAAAAGTTTCTCCAGTTAATCTTACGCAAGGATTAGGGAATAATCCTCCATAAGGATCTTCAGTCTGATCTCTTTGTATTATTGTTGCTACTCCAGTGTTACCTATATATGTCATATAAGTATTTTCATCATCTTCTGCTTCTTTATAATATTGCTTTAAATAAAAACTCACTTTTAATTACCTCCTTTATCTCTCATATTCTATCTAAAGCCTTTATCGCAGAAATACTCATAGTACCTTCTGCATTTAAAGGCAATGAAATAGATTTTATAATATAATCTCCATAAATACCTGACTTTTTATCATAAACAGAAATTCTATTATTAACATCTAAATAATATATAGGAATACTTTGAATAGAAATACTTTCATTATAATTAGTATGTTGATAAAGCAAGTCTCTCATTGTCTCCTGTGCGGTATATCCTATTGTACCTATTGCTATTTTAGAATATATCTCTGAAGTAACATTGGCTCTAGGTTGACCTTCCGCATCGCATCTATTCTAAAGCTCAGTTCTTGATTTACTATCCATTCCCATGTCTATTATAATAACATTAGGGATATCTGTATTATATAATTTTCTTATTTTATCTTGTTGATAAGACTGTATTCTTGTTCCTATTAAATCAACAGAACAATCCGCCATTTTATCAATAGGTTCAAGGTAATCAAAAAAATATTTTAAAGCATTTGGATTATATGCCATATCAGTTTTAAATGCACCATATATTATATTATTATCTTTATCTTTTTGTTCTACTTGAAAATCATATATACTATCAAATAAATCAAGAAGTTCTTGTTCATATACATCAGGTCTAATTTGATTTTTCTATTTAGTAAGACCTCTTAAATATAATTCAGCTCGCTAATCTGATGGTTTATAAGATATTGCTCCTGCCTCATCATCATTAGCTAATCTAATACCCGCAGATTCTCCTTTATTATTTTTCAAAAATATAACATTATAAGTTTTAAAATCACTTTCTAAAGGTTTCTCTTTTATAGCTAAATGATAATGAATGGCATAACCATCACTAGTTTTACCCTATATATGATAATCATTCTTTAAATTAGTATAAGATGGATTATTATTATAAGAAGTAATTAACCCACTACCTTCAACAAAAGAATAAACAGTTTTATTTCCATTATGAAAATCAACTTCATAATTTAAATTATCTAAAATACACAATCCATTAGATGTGGTTTCTACTTTTCTTATTTTCCCATGATTATCTAATCTAAATGTATTTACAGGATCATAAGAATTATTAAGATAATTTCTAATTTGTTGAAAATAAAAATTACCTTCTGTATCATAAAAATATTCATAATTACCCAAAGTAGCTTTTATTTTATCTAATACACTACAAACATTTTCTCCTATACTAGATACAAGAGAACCAGGATATGTAAAATCAGTATATACATATCCAATATCATCACCATATTCAAAAGTAATCTATTCATCATTTATTTTCTTTGATTCGTCTGTAGTATATACACTACCTTCTGTTTTATAATATAAAGGTTCTGAACCTGTCTATCTTACTATTTGTTTTAAATCAAGTGGAACATCATTAATAAAAATTTTGCTTAAAGACTCTCCACCATAATTACAAACAAGAGTCCGGATAATATCATAAATTCTTTGTTTTACTGAAACTCTTGTACCTATAGCAGAACCATTCTTTTCCTTTTTCTATCCAGACTCTTTGGTCTAAGAATAATAAATATTATTTGTTTTATCATAATATATTGTATAATTATTAGGAATTATTGTAGAGTCATTTGCGGGATGTCCTTGACATACAACCTCACCAATAATTTGGTCATAACTATCAAAAGTTATTGAGGTAGGTAAATTACCTCCACATTCTCCATTTAATAAACACATTTTATCTTTACAACTTAAATTAATTATACAACCATTAGAAGAATGATTTATACTAGGCTGAACAATTACATATATCCCTTGCGGGAACCAGATTATGGGATCGTAATTCTCATTTATAGTATTCTCAATACCTTCCATAATTCTTATTTTTTTATTTACTGATAATAAATTATCTACATTAGTTAAATCGTTTTCAGCCTCTTCTGCTATAAAAGATATATTACAAGTTCTTCTTACAGAAGAGTTACCATCAATATTGATTGATGATCCGCTTTGAACTTTACCTTGAATCGCACTGATAGTACGCTCTTCCGCATCTAGAACTTCTATCTTAACCCAATAAAACTTATTATTATCATTATCCAGCTTCCTTAAAAAATCTTTATCTTTTAAGTAGCTTAAATTATTCATTCACTTTCTCCTTTTTCTCTTGATGAAGTATCATATCTACCGCTTACAGAATTATACTAATATGTAATACACATATCTGCAGAAACAGGCTCAGTAGTACCTTCTTTTATAGTATCAACTGCCCCTGTTAGTTTATTTCTAATTCCATAAAATTTTATTTCTTTAATATCTTCAATTTCATAAAAAACCAATATTCCAGTATCATTTATTTCATGCCAATAATGTTCTGGTTCAAGACCACTTGGATCTTTGTCATCTTTAATAGAAAAAACCAACCCCGGAGAACCTTGAATTTCAATAGAGTGTATAGCATTTAATCTTCTAAACATATTATCCGATTCAAAATAATATCTTCTAGAAATTTCTCCTGAAATAGAATATCCTGAAGAATAATGCCCAAATAACTGCCCCATTCCTTTTTTACTCTTTTTAGATAAGATTTTCTTTCCTGTCTAAGGCTTTTCCTCTAACTCATAAAGAAAGTCAATAACTGCTTTCACAGTCCCTATTGTACCTTCTGGTCTATCATCTTCTCCATCTATAAAAGAAATTCCTGTATTTCCTTCCAAAACACTACAATCATCACTATCAAAAAATATTCTTGAATCTAAATCAAATATTCTTTGAGGAGCTAAAATAGCTATTTCAGACTCTCCATTTAAAAGAATTTTATTACCTATTAAATTATTATACCTTAATGGAATATCTTCAATTGTTATTCTTACATTATACACTTTTAATAAAGTTCTTAATTGACCACCGATATTTTCTCCATGGCCATCATATTTATCATAAATGCTTCGAAGAATATTTTTCCCCATTTCAAAAGTAGCAGAAACTTGACCTATTTTAACTTCTTCTTTACTTAAATTAGTATTAATTTCTCCTATTGTTAAAAAATTATATTTAATATAATTTTCTAAAGTAGCTTCTGCAATTTCATTGCCATTAGATGTAAAATCATAAATCATTCTATCTAATGTTTTGTTAGGAGTACAATTAATATCTGTTAATCTAACTATTATATTTCCTTCTGTTGGAGATTTAAATAATTTAGGTTTACCATCATGTAAAAACTCTAAAACTTTTTCTCTAAAAGCTCTTTCATATATATAATCATATTGTTCTTGAATATCTTTTGTAACGCTACCTTGATATGTTGGTTTATTTTCATATTCTTCTGAAAATTTAGGAGAGTCAATATCTGTATTTTCACTATGCTGATCATCTCCCGTAGGCTTAAATTTTCTTGGCTTAATCTATAAATCTTCGCCTCCATTTTCATAAAGAATAGATCTATCACAGAACAAATGATTTTCATCCATTGAAAATGAAATAGTACCAACAATAGGAAAGATCCTATAATTTAATGCTGCATTACGAGTAATAATAGGATATGCGCCTCCTATAGGATCTATTTTACTTTCCATAAGTTGTATTTTATAACTATTCATTATATTATTATATTTTAACTTTAACTGCTTATTATCTTCTCCTAAAAGATAAGAGTATTCAAAATCTCTCATAGCAGGAATAGTATTAATATTTAATTCGCTTCTTTCATTACTTTCATTTATTGTTTGAACACCATATTTATAAAATACTCCACTTTCAATAGTATAATCCTATATTATAGGTATGCTACTAGGAATTGTTGATATAATAGGAAATATTTTTATATCTTCCTAAATAGAAAAATTACTTTTAGAGTCAGAACGTCTAATACATATATTTGTAGATACCGGATTCTCTCCAACAAGTTTTAAACCTATTCTCCCCTCTTCCTGTTCTAATGAAATTGTAGAATCTAAAATATTAAGATTATCACTTTCAACTGTTTTGATTTCTATACTACATTTTTCTGCTGTGTCTAATTCAACAACAAAATTATAACTACAAGAATACTCATAATAATTATTAGTAGTAAAATAAAAATCTAATCTATATTCTTTGGTATCTTTTAATTCTGTTTTAAAAATATACCTAAATTCATTTATATTTAGCACTTCACCAGCATATTGTTTGCCGCTTTCTTCTACATATTTATTTTCTAAAACATCAAATAATTTAATATTATACATATATAATATTTCATTATCTTCTGCTTTTAATCCCCCTTTTACAAATTTAACACTCCCAAAAATATCTAACGTACTATAAGATAATGTAGCAGTTTCAATAGTAGAATTACTTTCATTATTAATAGGATTTCCATTATTTAAAATGCCAACTTTAACATTCATATCACCTATTGCTTTTATAATACAAACAGTAGACTACTCTGAAAATAAAGAAGCATTTTTATTTAACTAAGATGACTGACCTTCTGTTGTTTGCGCTCCATTATAAGTTGCACCAGATAATCTTACTTGTACCTTATAAATTTCACCTACTTCAAAACCAGATAATAAATCATCATTTTTAAGAGTAAAATAATATAGATTACTTTGGGAATAATCTCGATTATAATTTACATTTAAAATAATACCAGTACTTCTATATCTTCCTTCTCCACCATCATTCTTTTTATTATTCACAACTCTTGCATTATTCTTTTGTTTAACAATAGAAACATGAAGGTTTTTAAAATCCGATTGAGAGTTATATTTTGATAAAGAAAAATATATTCTACATTCTCCATCAGAGGCGCGGAAGGCCGGCATATAACTATCAAGAATCGGAGGATATAACACATTTGACGCCATTTCAAAGCCCTCCTTTTATCTCAAATTAATCAATTTTTAGGCGGACATTTAGGTAATTTTTTTAATTCTTCTACTAGCGTATCTATATAAGAATTTCCGCCTTCTTTCTTATAATCATTGTATCTAATTAAAATACAATCCAAACTATAATCATCTATCCATTTTCTTTCTTCTGCAAAATAATGATATTCACGAACTATATATTGTTTTATATCGTGCATATCAGATTGAGTTAATTCATCAACAATGCTTTTTAATTCATCAACTGAGCCAACAACGGTATCTAGTTTATCATCAAAAGCTTTGCATATTTTTAATATTTCTTCATGGTTATCTTTTGCCAATTGAAGCTGTTCATCAATGTCCTCTTGATTTTTAAGCTTCTTATAATCACTATTAAATTTTTCTTGATACTTACCTTTAAAAAAATCTATTATATCTAAAAAACCTTTTAAAGCAAGCACTCCTAATATAGAAAAAGAGAGTATCTGCGAAACAGAAAAACTCGCTAATAAATCTAACATCCTTTCATCCTCCTTAAAAGTGGATTTCCTTATTCTATATATATAATTTTTAAGCAAAGAGAATAAAAGACTTTAGACCAAAAAAAATGGGTTGGCACAAAGCCAACCCAAATTAAATTATGATTTCATACCTATCTGTTCTATAATTTCTTTTACTTTATCGTAACCAAGGGTAGAACATAACCAGATAGCAAGCGGTAAAAGTATTAAACATATAATTGTTGTGGGAGTAAAATTAATTCCCATAAGAATATATGCAGCAAACCCTCCTCCTATTCCGGTAACAACAGAAAGAACTAAGTCTACTAATGTAGGCTGCTGATCACCAAATACTTTCTTTATTGCTTCGGTTATTGCAGAACTTATAATTGACAAAATAGTCACGAGTGTTAAAAATAATGTTATAGTCATTCTTCTGTCTCCTTTTCTTCTTCATTATTATCTTTTACTAAAAGACCTGTTTTGACGCGGCGGAGTGTGTCCTCAACATCGCGATACAGATCCTTGGTCACGAATAAAATCGCCTCAAGCGGGAGTCCGCTAGCGTTACAAATATCAAGTAATTGTTGTTTTAATTCTTCCATCCTTTTATCTCCTTTTTATTATGCATTAATTTATTATCCTGGACTCGCTAGTGTTGAAAGTACATGAGTATAACTAGTAGATGCCTTTTCACTTCTAGATACATTATAACCATTAAAATAAAAACTTCCTGTAGATGATGTTGATCCTACTCGTAAACCTCTTACTTCAAGATATTCTAATTTACCAATGGCCGCTATGATACTATCAACATCAATACTATCTGCTGATATTTTTCCATTTTTCATTGTAATAGCGTGTGTACTTCCAGCAGCGCCAACCAAAACTCCTTGAGCTGTTAATTGTCCTACTGATAAAGATTTTATTTGATCAACACAAGTTCCTCCTAAAGGATTCGTTCCATTTCCAGTTAAAGTTCCAGTTGCTGAGCCTGAAAAAGTACCAGATGCTGAACCTGAAAAAGTTCCATCTGCTGAACCTGAAAAAATTCCATTTGCAGTAATTTTATTAAAAGAAGCATTACCTTTATTATCAATATACTAAGCATAATCGGAACCTCCCCCGATATAGCCATCTGATCTTAAAGTCATATTTCCTGCAGTCAAACTAGCAGAAATGTTTCCAGATGCTTCATTTAAAGTCTACCCTGCAATAGTTCCGTTTGTAAAAGTAACTGAACCATCTCTATCAATTATCTATTTAGTAGTTTTTCCTTTTTTAGCTATTATGGAACCTTTTGCATTTAAAGTTATTGTTCCGCCTCCGCTTGAAGTCTCACCTACTATTTCTCCATTACTAATACTCTAATCTCCAATGTGACCGGCTGTAACAGTAACACTAGAACCAAATAAATCACCATTAGAATCAACAGCAAAATTAGTGCCTAATCTAAAACCATCAGTACCAATATATACCTCTCCTGAGTTAGCATGTCCTGTTGCAGAGTTAGTATCAATTCCTATTAAAACATTATGCTCATCACGTTTAAAATATGCTTTATTTGTTTTAAAACCAATATAAGAGCCATCTGTATTTCCATTAATAGCCTAACATTTATTATCAGTCGCGGTTTCAGAAGAAGCATTATAAGCACCAGTTCCAACCTAAACGGTTCCGGTATCAGTTGCTTTAAATTTAGAACCAATTGATAATCCATTATTAGATAACTAAAAGCCAACACTAGGATTATCTATAGCGTTATGAGAACCAGAATATATTTTCCCTCTCGCAGATTTAACCTATACAGAACTTTCTGAAGAGTTAAGCTCCACACCTGCACTACTTAAAATATTATCTCCAATAGTCTAATCAGCTATTGACCCACCGCCTTTAGCTTTTATCCAACCTTCTTTACTAACTTCAAAATTACCACTACCAAACTTAATTGTTGGCTTTGATAAATCTATTTGCATACCTTCTTTTTTAGAAGTAGAATAATTACCACCTTCAATAATAGCAGCCATTTCATTTGTTGGATCATTAGGTAATATTTTTATTTGACCTGAACCAGATTTACCAAATTCAGCATGTCCATCTTCCGCACTCAAAAAGATGCTTTGCTCACCTTTAGATAAACCAAATAAACCAATTTGTTTTTCATTAGGACTCTTATCAGTTGCTTTAACACCAATAGTTATTCCTGTAAAAGATCCGTCACTTTCTTTCTTACCAGCGCCTACTTGAGGAGCAAATAAGTATTCACCATCATCTCCTCCAGTATATAATTTATTACCATCCTAATCATTTAAATAACTCATTGAATGAGTATTCATTGTAACTATAATAGGTTTTAAATGAACAACTGAAGAGCTATGCTCTGCAATATCAAGTTCTTTTTTATAAGAATTTAATTCAGAATTTAAAGCTACATTTGCTTCTTCTAAATCACTTTTTTCTTTATCAATAGGGGCTAAAGCAGGAGTATCCATGTATTGTTCTATTAACTTATCAAATTCATCAAAAACTTTATCTTTAATATCTGAATAAGTATAAATTAAAGCTTCATCATTATCGTTACTCAAATTTAATAATAATTGATTTAATGTATTTTGTAATTTTAAGTACTCAGGTCTTTCTTTAAGAGAATCTGACTATGAATTATTATTACAATATTCATACATTCCGCCCTTAAAATTTTTCTACCCATAATAACTTGCTTTAACATTAAAGTCATTAAAAATATTACAATTATCATTAAATCTTTCAATATCTTCATTATAAGCATCTATTAACATATTTAAATCATAAGCTATCTTTTTAGAAATTTGCTGTGCATTAAATGTAATAGTGTTTAATTTATTTATAAAAGGACGCTCTGCAGGCGTATCTTTTTTACCTAAAACTCTTAATTCATTTTTCTTATTTTCAATTTCTTCCTTGGTTACTTCATAATTAAAAATATTTTCATTACCAGAAGGAAAAATCTTTTTAAATTCTTCATTAAAAGTATATAAATCTGTTAAAGCATCATTTAAAGCATTTAACATATTAGTCCTTGTATTAACAAATTCTTTACTACTTCTTAAAGAATTTTCTATATTATTATCTTTAATATTTAACCAATAATTTTTTAAATTTATAATATTAGTTTCAATAGTAGAAATTTTTGTTTCTATATCTTTATTATCATTAATTTGTCCTTGAGTATTATCTATTTTAGTTCTTATATTTTCAATTGTTTGCTTATTAGTCATTGTTACTTTCACATAATTAAAATCAAAAGCAGACTCTTTTGTAGTCAAAGCATCAACTTTTATTCTTGACTCATCTACTTTTTTAGGATCATCTTCAGTAGGGGTTGGATAAAAGTTTTTAAATTCTAAATTTCCTATTACATCCTAAGTATATGAATTATAAGAATTATATTCTTCATCATCTATATTATTAATATATTCAAAATAATCAACATTGTTATATTGAGGATTCGTTCCATCATTAGAAGCATATAAAACTTTATCAAATCCTCCACCTATGTTTGGAATAGATTTATTATATAATTTGCTAGTAATATAACTTATTTCAATAGGATAATAAATGTAAAGTACTTCTTGCGGATTTGAAATTCCTCCTGCGGAAGGTCCTACTTCAACTTTCGCTTGAATAATATTTATTGTGTCTTTTATGCCATCCTAAGTCGTGCCTTCTTTAATAGTTACTTTACCATTATTATCAATTTCAATCATAGGATTGGCTTGACGCTCATTAAAAAGAGACTAAGTTATATTTTGTATATGACTATTATTATTATCATCATCATTAATAGATTCTCCATTGCAATAAATCTGAACAGTAAATTCAGTTTCTATAAATTTTTCAATGGATCCTTCTTCATTAGCTCTATTTACCCAATACTAACCCGGATCTGCTCCATTATTATAAATTAATTGAAATTTATGGAGATAACCTTCATATTCTCCATAAGTACAACCATTCTATAATATAAGTCCTGTATATTTAGAACCATTAGTACCAGACTCGCCTTCTTTTAGAAATCTTATATCAGTAGTTTCTTCTATTGTAGCTCCATTATATTCAATAACTAAAGTAATATCATTAACAAAAGTTTTATCATTATAACGGTTAGCAATTTTATAATCAAGTTGATTTTTATTTATATGATAGTAACCTTCTCTTTCATTTTGTTTATCATTATCATAAAAATCAAACATGGTAGTAGTTTTCTACTCTTGTCTATTTGCGGGAGCCACCTATGTGCATTTACAATATTTATATTCATCTTCTGTTAATTCAGTACCATCCGCTTTATATATTTTCTAACTTAAAGTAGGTATGGTTTTAACACGAGAAGAGACAGGGCCACTATAATCTGCTACAAAAGGAGAATTACCGTTACCATCATACTTATATAAATAATTACCATTTTCTATCACCACTCTGTAAGTGTAATTACCTTGAGTATTAATAAGAATTTCTGAACTTCCAATAAGCTCTTTTTTAACTTCTCCTGTACTTTTAGTAAATTCTCTCTAAAAAGAACACTTTATAGTATTCTATTCATTTATAAAAGAACAAGGAAAATTTATTTCAAATTCAATCTAATCTTCATTTTTATCATTACTTCTTACAACATTATAAAAATCGGTATCTATAGCATTACCATTTTTATCAAATCTTTGCTATGTAGTAGATATTAAATCATTAACAATTATATTATTAGGTTTAATACTTGCTACTAAAGATACATTACCTACATTCTTAGTATAAGAAGTAAAACCTGTTGTAGTTTTTAAATTAAACTCAACACTATCTGTTGATTTATTAGTTAAAACAATATATCCTTCTGCAACTGCTGCGCCCTCTTTATCAACTAAAACGCATTTAAATTTCATAGAAGTGTATATACTATCTTGTGGTACACTATATTCATAATTATCAGTTACCTACTGAATAGATTCTGTTCCATCTTCATTCTCTCCAAGAGAGTTATAATCATTTAAACACTCCTAACCACTTTTTCCATAACTAGAATATTTACTATTTCCTGGAGTAATCGTAGTATTTTCTCTAAACCAATAGCAATCATAATCATTTAATTTTTTATTTTTTCCATTAACTTTTAAAACAGGTCTAAGAGTTTTTGTCTCTTCGGAGCCTACATAATATCTTCCAGTATCTGAAACAATAGTAAGATAGTAGCCAGATTTTACTTTTTCTGTATAAGCATCTACCGCTTGAAAAGAAAAATCTTTTAAAAATATATCTTTTTTATCACTTTGAGGGCTTTGAGCGAACCCTGTAACAAAAGCAGTAAAAATAGGATATCTCTTATTACCATTTTCATCTGTTGGATCCTACACTAAATCCGCGGGAACCTCTACATAAATTTCTTGATTTGTATATGAAGATAAATTATAAGGATCTCCTTGAATATTATCTACATTTATTTTTATATCAAACTAATCATGGCTTAAATTATTATTACCATTGTCTTTTAAAATAGGCAATTTTAAAATAATACCATAATCACCTGCCGCACGTTGATCCATAGGTTGAATATCTGTTTTTATATTAGCAGATAATTTCCATACTTGATAATCTTTTAAGTAATCAAGAAATATACTTCCAAAATTATCATTTGTTAATTCTATTGATTGTTCACTTGAATTATAAGTGTATAAATCAATTTCATTCAAACCATTTATTAAATTTTCACTTATATTAATATAACTATCATTACCATTCTCTGTATATAATTCAGTAGAATATGTCACTGCGCCTACTATAATGGCGTCTTGATCTGACTAATCATTACCATTTGGGAATAATACCTAGACTAAATTTCCGGGCTTATAAGTCACAGATGGAGTTCCATAAGCAGTAATAATATTATTCTGAATTTTTACTTTATACTCATTTTTACCCGGATCTGTTACTTCGACAACTTCGCATTGTAATGTACAGGTAGCATTAGAATTCATTACTTCTTTTTTAGAAGCACTTTGAATTGCTGACATAATACTTTCTTGTAACTCTTGTGTAAAACCCATATTATTCCTCCCTCCTTTTATATCTTTATAAAGTATTTAAAAAATATATTTATATTATTATAATTTTTAGACCAAAAAAAGAAAGGAGGAGCTTTCGCTCCTCCTTCATTTTAAATTACATTTCTATTAACATATTGTGATGCGTAATTAGGTAAACCAAGTATTGCTTGTTTAATTTCTTCTGCACTATAAGCGTTAGGGAATTCTGCTGTAATATTATAAGTATTAGATGCGGCGGCTGCTGTTCCAGATCCTTGACCACTAATTCCAGGATTGACTCCCGCAAGGTTCATAGCCATTCCCGCAACTGCACTTATAATAGCATTTGATATAGAACCATTTAATGCAGTTAAATCTCTTATAGTATTAATACCTGATAAGAAATTCTTTGTATCATCAGCATTAAGAACAAGTTCTTTCTGATGAAGCACTGCAAGACGTCCGCCATCATCAGCCTACTCACCTGTATAACCGCCAGTGCGATAAGAAGACAAGAAAGGTTGCGCCATTTCAGGCTACTTACCATCTCCTCTATTTTTCGATCTCTCTCTAAACCAATCATTTGCTTCTTCTTCAGTTGCATTTGTTTTTGTTTCGTAAATGGTTCCTGTCATTCTATCTTGAATTTTCCAATTCTTTCTCACTTCACCATTTTTAGTCTTATCTTTATCGTCACCATTACCGTTATTATTAGAAGTAGGGCCTCCAGGGCTAGAAGGAGGATTACCTAACTGCTGTTCAGCTGCTTTGGCTTCTCTCGTTGCCTGCGCATAGTCATCCATATCCCGCTTAGCATTTTGAATTTTCTCAGATACTTCTTTCTATGCTTCTGCAACTTCTTCAAGTAATTTTCTCAATTCATCAAGATAATTACTAGAATCATCAGTAAGATTCTTAGTATCATCATTCATGTCATTGATTTTTTGATCAACTGCATCAATAGCGTCACCAATTTTACTAAAATCTATACCAGCTATTTCTTGTAATTTATCAAGTTGTTTTTGATAATCTTCAGTTGCTTTACTAATATTTTTTATAGCTTTAGTTATTTCAGCTTGAACGCTATCTGGATCAGTAACCTATCTTTTAATTACATTTGCCGCAGTTGTTTGAGAATTTATATTAGTATTGCTAAAAGTAGTTTCTGAAGCTTCCGCTAAAGCAGGATAATATCCTTCAATAATACCTGTACGAAGTTGCTCATAGTCCCCTGCCGCAGCTTCTTTGTATTCATCGACAAGTCTCTTTTGCTCAGATGTTAAATGCTCATAATTACTTAAGTCTAATTCACAACTCTTACCAAAAATTGCGCTTGTAGCAACAATAGCCTCTTGTTTATAGATTTCTGCATTCGTTGCAGCAGCCTCCATTAAAGGTCTATATTGTTCTTGTATTTCAAGTAATTTTTGATTCTTTGCTTCTTCTGATAATGTAGTATCATTAGCTACTTCTGCCATTTTTTCTTGCATTTCTTCCTAGAGTTCCATAACTAATTCCATACTATGTTCATAGGAGTTATTAGCTAACTCATATAAATTACCATAAGAGTCTACTAAATCTTGTTCTTTTGCAGCTACATCATCTTCATCAGCGACATATTGATAAGACTAATTACCCTGTTCATTTCTTGTCAACTTCATTGACGTTTTATTATTCTGAGCTTCTTCAAGGGCAATTTCTTTTAATGCTATTTGATAGCGGGCTTCCGCAAGATCTAAATCAGCCTGCGTTAAATTTTCTTTCTCTCTTAAGGCGTCTATTTCTTGCTCTCTAAAATTCAATAATTTCTGTTGATTTTTAACATTTGCAGTTTTAGCAATATCGGCATCTATTTTACTAGCAAAAGATTGAATCTTATACATACCTTGAACATCATCAAGAAATTCATCAGCTTTCTTTTGCATGAAATCCTAATTAGATTTCATTTCATCAAATCCGCCCTTGCCCCAAACACCTTCATCCATAGCATCCATTATTTTATTAATGGAATTAAGGTATTTATCCTGAAGTATCTTAACACCCTCAAGAACTAAATCATTTAAATCTTCTTGAGATTGAATCATATTATCATAGGCTTTCTTCATATCTTCAGTCCATGTAGTCCAATCATCAAGATTAACGTCTGCACCGGTTCTCTTAGCCAATTCATATGATTCATTAAATTGCTCTTGCCAAAAATCAGATTGCTGTCTTAAAGAATCAATTTGAGCTTCTATATTATGTTCTTGAGTCTCATAATATTTATCCATTAAATCATATGCCTTATCACCATATATTAATTCAACAAGTTCTTTCTGGAATTTAAGTTCATTATCAAGATGCTTATATCTCTTCATAAGTTCATCAAACTTATCTTTAACTTGATCCATTCCATCAATATAATTTTGCTATAAGGCTTTATATAATTCATATAATGCTTTACCTTGCTCTAATAACTGCTCTTGTAATTCTTTCAGTTTCTCTTGAGCCTGAGATACACTTTCAAACATATCAGACTCTCCACCATTCATCATTTTATCAATTTCAGCTTCTACATCCTTAATTGCTTTTAATGTGGTGTCAACATCTTTCATATACTCTTTAAAGTTATCTCTATCAAAAGAAGAATCAATAGTAAGATCAGTCTATACTTTTCTAAAATCTTGTTTAATATCTTTTAAGAAATCATTCTATTCGCGCTGGGCCTTGGTAGTGTCTAACCTTAACTGAATCTCAACTTCCCATGCTTTAAGGTTATTTTCTAACTGTTTACGACGCATTTCATCAAGTTTATCTTGAGTATCCTGCATCTCAGTATAATATAATGCATCATATCTTTCTAACAACTTCTTAAAGTTTTCATAAGATTTTTCAAAAACTTTAAAAGTGGTCTCATCTATGAGTCCTGCATTATATTGCTCTACTGCCTGTGCATATTGCGCGAGTGCTGCACTAGTGGCTGCCGCATAGTTTGTTATAGCGCCATTTGCGTCAAAGGCAAGTCCCATTGTACTGAGCTGTGCGCGAAGCTCTTCCGCTTCCTGTTTCTGCATTTCGTACAATGTCTCATAATTTTTAGCTTGCTCTTGAAGGAGTTGATTTTCTTGTTTTAATGATGCAATAAGCTCTTTACCATGGAGGTTTTCTTGATCTTTATCAAGGCGGGAGATGGCTTTATCAACCATATCAATGGCTTTCTTAATCTGCCAATAACGGTCAAATTCATCATCCTATTCTTTTTGATCTTGCTGCTTATCTTTTCCACTACTAGAACCAGATTTCTTTTCTCCTGCCCCCATTACTTTACGTAAACCGCCAGAGCCAGAACTTGAGTTAATTTGATTTCGTAAATCCTCTAATGCTTTTAATCTATTTTCATGTGCTTTAGTAGCTTGATCTAATGCCGCTTTAGTTTCATCAGAACCTTCTTTTCCAATTAATTTTATTGCTGCATCTAAATTTATTATATCATTAGCAGTTTCTCTAGAAACAAGACCCAATGTTTGAAGCATCTGAGTAAATAAAGCTGTTTTTTGTGCTGCTGCATCGGTAGAATTAGATTCTGCAATTTGAGCTAATTCCAAAACTTTTTGTTCATAAGCTGAATTTTCAGTTGCCACTAAATCATCAATTTTAGCTAATGTTAATGCTTTAAAACCTTCTTCATTTAAAGATAAAGTATTACCTTCAAATTCTAATTGAGCAACATACTGATCGCTCATTTCCATTAAGGCTTGAACGTTATCTAATGTCTATTTCCCAGTTTCATTATAATCATCAACAATACCTATTAAAGTTTTGTATTTAGATTGTACTTCATCTAAAATAGCATTATGATTTGCAGTAGCTTTACTTAATAATTCAATAGACTCTTTATAACTTAAAGCACTACTTTTTGCCTCTTCTAATAAAGATTCTTGAGTATTTAATTCTTTATTTGCTTCATCAAAACTATCTTCTAATTCTTTACCATAAGAGAGATTTCTTCCATATGATTTAGCTAATTCATCATTAGCTTTTGTTAATTCTCCATTAGCACTTATTAACTCTCTATAACTATCAACTAAACCCTTTTGTGTTTCAGTTGCGACACCTTGAGAATATGCTATAAGAGCATCTTTTAATTCTTCAGATTTTCCTTTTAATTCTTCAGATTTTTCAATTTGTTCTTCTATTGTATCTGAAACGTCATAATTTTGTTTCTAATCTTGAAGCGCTTTACTCGCTTCATAGTAAGCGCCGCCTTCATCTTGGAGAGCTTCTATTCTTTTTTCTGTAGAATCTACAGCTTCTTTTCTAGCATCTTCGGTTGCTCTTGTATTTTCAATCTATTTTTCTGTCAATACTTGTAATTGTTGACCTTGATCTAAAATATCAAACTGCTCTTGTGAAACACCTAAATTTTGAACATTTTCTTCATTACCAAAAAAGATATCTTTCTTTTCAGTATCAAAACCTTCTTTATCCTTATAACCAGATAATAAATCTCGCATATTATTAGAAGTTTCTGCTTTTTCATAAAAAGTTAAAATAGGTTCATTATCTTTTACCTATTTTTTTAAATCGCCATCTAAAATAGCAGAATCTAAATGAACAGCTAAATATGCTAATTGTTTATCATTTAATTTATCTATTTCTTTAACTAACTCTTTTTCATTTATTTCAATTTCTACATCTAAAGGATTTGACTCTAAAAATTTATTTATAATATCTAACTTTGAAGTAAAATCAGCAGGTATTTGTTCATAGCTTGATAATACTTTATTAATATATTTATCAATACTATCTTCAGGTATTTCTCCACTTAATTCATTTCTAATTTCTTTAACTTTATCATATAATTTTTCAAAATCAACAAAAGTGTCCTTTGAATTATTTTTTAATTCATTAAAATCTATACCAGAAAAAGCCTTATCTACAGATTTAGAATAAATAAGATCTACTTGATTTTCTAATTCATCAATATCTTCTGAAAAACTTTTTTGTTGTTCTTTTAAAGTCTTATAAAATGAACTTCCAGATAATTCTGCTTTAGTATATCTAGCTTCTAAATATTCTATTGCATTAGTAATATCTTGAGTATAAGTATATATATCTTTAAAATCATCTTTATTATAAGATAACTGTAAAGAAGCTCCACCATCAGAAAAAATTGCATGAGCATTATCTTTAAATATTTTTTCAGCGCTTTCTCTATATATATTATCAAAATCTCCAGTATATCCCATTACTAAATCATTTTCTACTTCATGTCCTGGAGTACTTTTATTATTAACATCTTTTAGAACAATATTTTCAGCAATATCTCCTGCTGCTACTTTTGCACTATTTATATCTGATTCTAAACTTTCTTTACTAGCTTCTCTTATTCTTTGAGCTAATTCTTTATAATTTCCACTTAAAGCTAAAATTCTACCATTTTCAATGTTATATAAATCAATTAATTCTAAACTTTTATTATATAATTCTTCTTTATTATTTCCTGTTTCTTCATAAGTTTTATATAATTTCATATAAGAATCAACTAATTCATTATTAACTTTAATTTCTTCTTGTTTACTTTTAATAACATCAATTTCTTCTTGATTATTTTTAATTTGTTCTTCTCTTACTTTTTTTAAATGCTCATTATACGCAACAAGAGCTGTTATAATTCCACCCACAATGCCTACAAACTAAAATAATGGACTTGCTAATAAAGTATTATTCTAAAGTTTAGTTATAGCAATATTTTTCTCTTTTACAGCAGCATCTGCTTCTAAAGATGCTGTATTAGCAGCATTTGCAGCTGTTGTTTTTTCAATAGCTGCTTCTTCTAAAATTGCAGCGTCTGCGCGACCTTGTTCCGCTGCTTCATTATATGCTTGCTATGCAGTATTTTTCTCTATTTCTAAAGTTTCTTTCTTCTCTGCTAAAGCTGAAGCTTCTTTTGCTAAAATTACACCTTCTATTTTTGTCTTTAAAACTTCAAAAACAGAATTTAATTTCATAGTTTCTCTTAATTTAGAAAAAGAAGATATTATCATAGGTAATGTAAAACCTAAAGTCATTAAACTTTGAGTTAACTTATCACCAAAAGAAGCCGATTCATCTTCCTATGTAGCTATTAAAGAATTAATAGAACTCCAAGCCATTGCCATATTACCAAGAGCAGAGGTAATACCAACTATTACTTGCGTAATTTTCTCATTTTTTCCAGCTTGTTCTATTTTATTATTTAATTCTTGTTGTAAATTAATCTCTTTATCTTTTAATTGAGCATTTTGTTCTCTTACATCTAAAACTCTTTGTTCAGCCTCCATTTCAGCTTCTATTTTAGTAAGAATTTCAGATTCTTTTTCATATTGTTTACTACAAGCAGTTAAAATTTTCTCTTTTATATCTTTATTTATTTGACCAGCTTTAACACCATTTAATATATTAGAAACAGCCTTCTATTCTTCATCACCAATTTGCTCTGCTATCTTTAAAATTTGAGTTTTATATCCGCCCTATGCTTGCGTATTCTCTTTTAAATCAATTGATCTTTGAACTTGTTCATCTAACTTATTTACTAATTCTTCTTGTTTGGATACTTGTTTTAATTGAATATTATATTGTTCTGCTGTTTCATCTAAAAGATTTTGAACTATATTTTGTTCTTCAGTCAATAAGCTAAGAGTTTTTTCTTCTCCTAAAATAGACTTCTCTTTATTTGCAGTAGCTAATTCAGAATATCTTACTTGTTCAACTAATTGACCAAGTTCTTGTTGCATTAAAGTTAAATTATTATATTCTTCAGAATTTAATCCTACACGAACATCATATATTTGCTTTGCATATTCTAATTGAATCTTAGTATTTTCAGCAGATGCTTGATCTCTCATAGTGCTTCCAGAAGAATCCATTTTCCCAAGATCAATCATATCTTTTTTTGCTTGTAGAGCATTTAAATTCTGCTTAAATACTTCTGCTCTTTGATTAGCTTGTATAATAGATTCAGAAATTTGCTTATTAAATATATTAGCAAGAATAGCACCAAATCCAGCGATACTCTTAAGACCACCACCAAAAGAAGCAACAAAATTATCAAGTACTTTTACTAAATTAGTAATAGCTTCAATTCCGCCATTAAGTTCATCAGTATCTATTAAATCACCATATAACTCTTGCCATGTAGTCTTTAATTTCTGTAATTTAGCTTCAGTAGACTCCATATAAATATCTTGTTGATGCTGTAATGTTCCCATAGCATCTGCTGAAGTTTCTAAAGCATCTGAATACATATCCCAGTTATCAAATAAAGCAACTAAGTTATTATACTGTCTCTTACCAGCCATAGCAACTGCTGCAGCTTGTCTTTGAGCTTCAGTCCATGTATTCCATTTATCTGCAACCTCTGTCATAATAGAGGTCATATCTCTCATATTTCCATTTTGATCAAGTATTTGAATGCCCATAGTCTGTAACTGACTAGATACTTCACCAAGTTTTACGCCAAACTCATCTATACCATCAACTTTTAAATCGCCTAAACGAGCATAGATAGTCTTTAATGCAGTACCAACTGATTCAGGAGCCTGTTTAGTTACAGAAACAATAGTAGCAATCTGAGCATTTAAGTCATCAAAATCAACACCCATTGCGTTCGCGGCAGATGCTACCTTTGACATACCAGTTGATAATTCTTCCAAATCTGCGGCGGTTGTTGCTGCCACAGCCGCAAGTTTATCAACATAAAGCTCAGTCTCTTCCGCACTTACTTTATAACCATTCTACACAGCGGTGAGCTGTTCAGATACCTCAGCTGCAGACTGACTTGTAATGTTTGCTGCCTTTAATGTTGTTTCAGTTCTTGCTTGAACCTCCGCATCAGCAAGACCCTGTTGATAGTAAATCAAAGAAGCATTAGTATAGTCTAAAGTACTTGCACCGAGACCCTTAGCGGCACTATTCGCCTCCTCCGCAAACTTAGCCATGCTTTCCGCAGATTTATCTGTTACTATTCTAATATCATTTAATGATGTATTTAAATCTCTACTATAACTATATGCTTTCTCTATTGCCCCTACTACATTATTAAATAAACTACTTGATATACCATATCTAATAGTATTCTTTAATGTAACGAACATTTTATCTAATGTTTGATTAGATTGCTTTAATTGTAAATTTGTTCCCAATATAGCTTGAGATAATCTATTAAATGCGGTAGCTCCTTGATTTCCCGCATTAGAAAGGTCTGATTTAACTCCTTTTAATGTCAAACCAGCTTTAGACATTTCTTGATTAAATTTTGTTACATTTAAACTACCAAGTTCGGTATTAAAAGTCTTTTCTAATATTCCATCAAGGGTAGTAGCAGTTTTAGCTGCCTGTTGTAAACCTGTATTTAATTGATTACCAGGCTCTTTTGCTTTATTGGCAATTTGTTGGAAAAGAGATTGCATCTGCTCTAATCCAGATTTGTCAACTGTAAAACCAAGTTGAAAATCTATACGATTTTTTCCTGCCATAATCCTTATACCTCCTATTGTTTTCTTCAAAACAAAAATAAACCCTCGTTATATTATATAATAACGAGGGTTTATCTATTAATTCATTTTGACCTTATCAAATAGGACGATTTCCGTTGGCTGCTTTTGCAAAATCAACAACAGCTTGATACTTTTCAGGATTGAAATTATCAACTATTGCCTGCGCGGCCTCCGCATTTGCAGGAAGATCTTCAATAAAGCTCTTAAAGACTGAAGCCGCTGATTTATTATAATCGGTTAAAGACCATTCAAGGTCCCCTATATTTTCGAGAATACTCTTATATTCATTTTCATCAATAACTTTTAAAAATTCATCCATAAAACCGGAACTTTCTAACTCATCAAAAAGTTTTAATTCATCCTCTCTATCTTCCGCAGAAAACTCAAGATCAGTATAAGCATAAATTAAATTAAGATGATAAAATATATCAAGTTTAATAGGGTTAAATATACCATTTTCCGCAGATTTCTGAAGCGTAATCATGGCAATATCATATTTATCTTCTACAGGGAGATATTTCTTTACTTTAATTTCTTTATCTCCAAATTTAAAAGATATTATATCATTATTTATTTTTAAACCCAAATCTTTATATTGCATAGCAATATCCTCCTTTTATTTCCTTTTTTATATTATAACATATTTTTTTTAATATGTCAAATTTTTTTTCTTGCTTTTAATTCTTTAAATAATTCTTGAGCTACTATTTTTAAACTTGTTCCTTTTATATCAAATTCTATATTTCTTTCTACATCCTTACCTAAAGTTTTATCATTTCTTAAAGCGAATTCTAATTCTTCTCTAGATAATGGTTGCTCTTGAGATAAAATCTAAGCAGCCACTTTTTCATATTGAATTAAGCTCGGCAAATTTGCCCCCGCTCCTTTAACGCCTAGCTCTTTATCTTTAGTAACAACATCTTCTTCAATTATTGCAGCTAAATTAGTAATTTTAGATAAATAATTATTATAATAATATTGAATAAATTTATGCATATTACTATTTCTAGTACGAATAGGAATTTTATAAGGATCTTCATTAGACATTATAAATGCAACATAAGCTTCTTTTTGATCTCCTTTATTTAATACTCTTGCTGTGTGCTAATTTTTTCCTATTTTCTACATTAAAATACCTATACCTTCTGGAATACCTGCTTGTTTACCATATTTTTTATAAAAATTATGTAATCTATCTTTAACTTCAAAATAAGCATCATTACCTGCAGCAACAAGATCTTCTTGCTTTTTATTTTCTGTATTAGATTCTAAAATATAGCTATCTTTTTCAGATTCTAATTTAGCTAATAATCCAGCTGTACTAATATTCCCTGATTTATCAGCATATAATACTATATCTGGAAAATCAATTTGATAACTTCTTATTTGTTTATTTTCATTATCTTCATGTACTAATACCATTTTTCGAGCCTTCTGTTTGCCTCTATATGAATCTAAATATTTTTCAAATTCTCTCGCTAATAAATATTTTGATTGTAAAATTATTTGCTCATCAGTTTTTTGCCTTATATTAGCATATTTAGAAAAAACAGTTCCTTTTTCTGGATCAGTATTATATAACATTCTTTTTAATTTAGAAAAATCATTTACTTTATTTAAATTATCTAATCTTCTTTCTCCTCCTAAAAAATTAGCAGCGGCAATTCTTAAATATTGCCAATCCATTTTTAAAAAAGGAATTGATTCTTCTGCTATATTATTTTCTAATCTATTCATTAATTCTTTTAAAGTTACATCATTTATATTTATTGAATTTGCATCTATTGAATATATATCAATAACAAGGTCCATGAATCTCACCTCTTTTCATATAAACAAAAAATGCGGGAGACTTCCGCCTCCCGCATCATATTTTTTATAATTATTCCTCAGTAGCAGCTGCGGTAATAACTATATTACCTGTTGCTTCTGCGATAGTAACTTTACTTGCAGTTTCGTCCCAAGCGGTGCTTGATATATCAGTTCCGCCCATTGTTACTGTAACTGCATCCATTGTATATCCTGTCTCAGCAGTAAGTGTTGCAGTAAAGGCAGCACCTGCATTAACTGAATTGCCTGAGAAAGAACTTGTTACATTTGTAAGGTTCTGTGTAACTGTATAAGTTGTAGGTTCAGGAGATTCCTCCCAAGAAGGTGAATCTATTTCTGTTTGAGTCTCATGTGTATGAGCACCAACATCATTAACAGCTTTCTTGTCATCACCTACGATCTGAATTACACACATTTGTTTCTTAGTAGAATCAAATCTTGTGTAACCAGGCATAGCATCCATAACGAAATCAAATGTAGAAGGATCTCCAGATGCAGCCATTGTAAATGTAAACGCTGACTGTACCTTAGCTTTAGGAATAATAAGTTCTGCAGCCATATCCTTACCGGTATCTTCACGTCTGAATAATGTCTGAGCTTCTACATAGAAATATCCACCAAAGCTACCTGGCTCAATCTGAACTTCTGTTACACTATTATTCATAATTACATAGAAGTCAAGCTGAACAGTGGTATTTGCAGCTCCATTAATAACAAATGTAGCATTAGGAGTTTCACCCTGTGCTTTACTAATGTGAACATAATCCCCAGTAGCATCCTTTATAGAAACTTTATCAAACCATTCAATACCAGCACCAGATCCATCAAGTTCTGTAGCATACTTTTCTATTGCATTGCAGATTACATAATCTTCTGCATTTAATCCATATTCTTCATTAAGATCATCTACAGAAACAGTAGCTTCACCACTTGCATTAGTAACTACATTTAATGTTGTATGTACATGAGCCTGATTTGTCTTGTCAGGATTAATAAGACCAGCGCCTGTTAAAACTGCAAGTCCCATAGGAGACATAAGAGCATCAGTAACAGTGAAGGTCATTGTTTTCTCACCTTCCCAAGCGATTAAACGGCTATAACCTTTACCACCTTGTGCATATACGGTAGTTGTTGCTTGTTCAAGTGAGGAAGTTGTAGCTGTATCAATCATAAATACAGGTTGATACTTTTTGAAAGTTTTGTTTCCGATTCTCATATTATCCGCTGCCTTGAAGACAACGTCAACGATTTCTCTAACACCAAACTTCATTATTTTTTCCTCCTTAATAAATTTAGCTAAATTGGTTAAGAATGTAAATCACCCATCCAATTATCTACTTCTTCTAAGTCTTGAGCTCCAGCCATCTTTGCCTTAATATAAATATCAAAACTTTGATAACGTTGAAATCTCTCGAATTCATCCATTAACTGATAAACAGTATAATTAGATAATTCATTTTTATCTTTATTTAATCCCACCGCTAATATACTTATATATTTACTATAAATAGAAATTTTGGTAATATCAATACCTTTTTTTTCTGCTAACTTTTCTTTACCTTTTTTTATCTTATTAGCTATTCGTGCGGCAAGCGCATCCGCGGGATCATAATTACTAGAATCTCCTTTATCTCCTAAACAAAATATTTGCTTTATAATACTTTGGAAATCCACAAAATTTTGTTCATTTATACTTGATGAAAATTGTTCTAGTTGAAGAAGTATTTTATCTGCTTCAACTTTCATTTTAGCTTCTGGAAAAAGTAAAGCTAAAATCATCAAAGCGCATGTCTTATGTATAGCCTTTTCATGACTATGCATTACTGACATAAATATATTAAAATTGCTTTGATTTTCTAAACCAACCTTGTCCTTGTCAGATAAATTATTTTTATCAAACAACAAAAATTGACTACCTATATGAAAATTACTCTCCCCCATAAAAGCAATTTCTTTCAAAAGTGGTTGATGAATTGTTAACCGCGCCTGGGCAAAAGGTATATCCGCACCAGTTTGTAATAATAATTCATCGACCTCCATAAATTACTCCTCCTCAATTATATCATCACTACCATGAGTAGCTGTATACATTAAACAATAGCCAGCTAAATTTTCATCTAATATGATTTCATTGCATCCCGCAAATTGAAGAGTACCTATTCCAGATAATTTACTATTATTTAAAATACCATCAATAAATCCCGCAATCTTTATAGGCCTTTGTCTATAATTGCCCAAATCCCAATATTCAGGATGACAAATTATATCTATCTCTACAATACAATCTCTAAATTGTAAATTTCTTGAAGGAGTAAAATGGTCATAAGAAATTCTTATATAAGATTTAACTTCTTCATTTTCACCCAATAAAATTTTAGGGCTAAGTCTAACATAACCTTTATCATGTAAATCTTGCACCGAAGTATTTTTTATAATATCTATATATTTAGGATTAGTCATATCATATAGGCAATCTTTAGTATTTATCAAAAGCAATCTTTTTAATAAATCACTATAAGGACGACTTTCAACAAATAACTTCTTTATAATCGTCTCTGTATCTTTTTCACAAGAGAGAAAAGAAGATTGGAATTCTCCTTGATAACCATTCATTCTTGAACCTCTCATATTATCCCTCCTTGTATCTCCTTTAATTAAAATGATTTTACAGTTATTACTTTATCAACTGTAGTTCCATCCTGCGTCTTATAAGACAAATTAAAACTGAAAGATTTTCCTGCTAAAATATCTAAAGTACATGAAGTATCAGTCATTTTTGTAATTTTAACTTTATCAGAGTTAACTACAAATTCTCCACTGTTTAAACCAACAATAGAAAAGACTAAATTTTCATCATAAACATGTGCATCTGCGGGACCCTCGATATGTGGAGCCATAAGATCAGGTACTGTCTCCTCTTCTGGGATCATGGCATCTTCCGCCTCATTATCATACTATTCATCAAGATATACTTGCATAACTTTCTCTTCAGAATATTTATCAGTGGCAACCACTTTCTAATTATGCCATTCTTCTAAAGGTTCTCCAGTTTCCGCATCAGGATAAGATAATCTCATTTTAATAACTTTATGCCTTGAAAAATAAGGTACTGTCCTACTATCCTTAGCAATTTGAATTACCATAGAGTAATTAAGATCATTCTATGTAATACCATGCTTCTGATTCTATATCGTCTCAGTTTCAACAGGTCCGCGCACACTAACCCAATATGGATGGTCATCAACTTCTATAATGCCATCAGCTCTTGTTATAGTACCTCTAAAGTAAGCTTCCTCTGTATGCTGTTGAAGATTAACAATCCAATATCTGTTGGTTCTATCCTAATAAAATACTGAACCTTCTTCTAACCCAGATTCAAACTCTATTGAAATAACTTTTTTATCAAATTGCTCTGTTAAGCGGGAAGGATTTATTAAACATCTCTATCTTTGTTCATTTTCTTCACCTTTATTTAAGGTAATCCATTCCGCTTGGTATGAATTTTTTAAAGCAGCTAAAAAAGATTTAAACTTACCAGTGACGTTACGATCATCCGCCCTGTCATAACCTTTATAACCGGCTCTTAATAACATATTACTTAATCCAGACATTTTTTTATTTGAGTTACAAGCCCTAAACATTCAAAAATAAGTTTTCTAAAAATAAGAAAATCATTTTCATCTGTTAATGTTAATAAGGCTTCTAATTTACATAATAAAGAAAACAAATTTGTTTGATCGACCCAAAGTGCTTTCATACCAATAATTTCATATATCAAGTTTTGAAGTGGCGTTAACCAATCGCCGCCTTCTTCTCTACTTGGTAATAATTTAAAAATTTGATTTGTGATTCTATCAAGACTTTTCTTTATAGTATCATTATCAAATTCTAAATCATATTTTAATACCACGTTTAGAATACCAACCTATTCTATTAATTTTGTCTACTCCATAATCAGGGCGAGAGACAATCTGACCCATGGTGGATTGGGCACCATTTTCAGTAAATACTCTTCTCTTGTAAATTCTCTGTAAATGAACACAATCTTGTTTATGTGCATCTATAAGAACTTTTAATTTAGCCATATGATTAGCTTGAGAAGTAAATTTAAAATCAGAACCACTATATTTCATTCTTGAATTTTCAGTAGTATCTAATTGCTGTCCTAACCATTCTATAACCATATTTAAAGCAAGAATATTAATTTCTTCATCAGTCAGAAGATAATTAAAAAAGCCACCTACCTATCCGGTAGCTGGCACTTTTTTATTTTCACTTTCAACGCCTTTATAAGTACCCATATCTTCCTAATGACCTTCTTCATAATCGAATATATCTACTCTAGGAAATTCAAATCTAGAAATAGCATTTAATAAAAGGTCTTGTAACATTTCTAACGTTTCAAGTTCAGTTATCTCCATATACATATCATCAGTTACTCTTGCAAAGAAACTATCATATATGGTTACAAATGAGGTGGGAGCTTTTATTCTACTCATTCGGCACCTCACTTTCTTCTAATATTATTTAGAAATTATTTTATACTTAGATGCGGTTTCCGCACTTTTTTCAGAAATAGCAACTCTTCTCTTAGGAGCTTCTTCTTCTTTAGCATCTGCCACCTTTACTCTGCGTTCCTTCTTTTCTGGCTCAGGCTTATTCTCTTCTTCTTCAAAGAGTTTGTCCATATTTATTGCACTATCTATATTAAAACCAGTTTTTGCTGAAAGAGCCTCTCTCTTTCTTGAATCGGGAATTCTTTCCTTTACAGCAATATCTTTTGCTATATCAATAGCACCTTCAGTTGCAAAATCAAGAAAATCAAGAAATTCATCCATATTATCCATACCTGTGAGAAGTTTTCTAATATCATCTTCAGTATAGAAATATTCTGGTTCTACTTTCATATTAAGAGCATCTAATGCTACCTTATTATCAACAATTAAAAGATTTTTAAGTAAATATTCACCGCCAGGAATCCACTGAAGTTCTTTTAATTCATCTAAAGAAATCTGCTTTGTTTCACCTGGAGCAAAAGTTCTTACTATATTTTTATCTGGGATTTTATAAACTGTTGTTCCATTATTTCTATTTTTAACGGAAATTAAACCACTATTTATATCTTTCATAAACTTATCTCCTTTTACCTCTTATATAAAAATATTGGGGAAGATTGATCCATCTTCCCCATATTTTATTTTAAAGCAATTAATTATCAAATACCACGTTTTAATGTTGTGTTCTGATATACACAGATAGCGTTAGAAAAGATAGCTCTTACACCGATCTTCTTATAGATCTGTACTTCTCTTGATCTATCATAATTGGTGTATTCATCAACGATTGTCTGTCCTTCTAATGCAATCTTAACAGGTTTTTCAGCACCAACAGGAATAATGTATGCGAAACTAGGATCGATAACCTTTACCTTATTTGTTTCATCTTCATATGACTGAGGAAGAACAATTACTGTATGACCCTTATAGTTAGCGATATAACCATTATTCCACTTCTGATTTCTCATTTCATCAGAAACCCAGCCCTGAGCAGGAACCATAGTTGCTGCAAATTCATATGTACAGTAAATAGCAGATTTTCCATAAGAATCAGCGATGGAGATTAAAGCGTCCATATCGGTCTCACTCCAACCAGCTACAGATCTCTTATTTGCTGCCTGCATAATACCTACAGCACCTAATAACTGCTTCTCAATCTCAACATAGATGCAAGAATCAAGACCTTCCATTACTATATCAAGAACGTCTGCGAAATCTACACGACCATCCATCCACTCTTCAAAACCGATCTGCGCAGCACCACCAATTGCATTGGTTGTTACTTCGTAGCTAGTTCCATCAAGCTTGAATACTTCGTATAAACCAGCAAGACCAACTTTTCCGATAAACTGTCTTGCACGTCTTCTTGAAGCGGTTGTTATCTTCTGTGTGAAGATAGGCTTGTCACCCTGTGCGAAAGTCTTGATTTCAGCGAACTGACCATATTGTTCAAGAACTCTTGCGGGTAATACATCGTCAATTGTCTGCTCTAAAAGAGCAAATACAGTATTCTTATTTTCTCTATAAAGTGAATAAGTTCCAGCGATTTCCTTGAACTCATCTCTTAAAGTTTCCTGTAACTCATTATAGCTATATTTCTTATCTCCAAAGCTGTACGCAGTAGGAGCAGAAGAATTAGCCTTGGCTACGGTTTTAGCTAATGCTAATACATCTTTAAATTCTAAAGCCATTTTCTTATCCTCCTATTAATTATTGTACTCTCTGAAGCTTAACAGCATCTTGACCATCAGGCATTGTGTAAACTTTAACAACAACCCATGCCATACCAGTAGGCTTATCGCCTGTCTGAGCAGGTACGAACTCTTCAAGAACAAGTGTCTTTGAAGTTGTATTTTTAACAGGTACAAGTAATGCACCAACAGCATAAGTTACATTAGCACCAGCTTTAACCATATTAGTAGTATAAATATCACCTACATTTGTCTTGAAAAGACGAGGTGCGATACCATCCATTCGATAAGGATACTCAGTATGACCGGTGAGTGTTTGCTGTACTGGAGGTGTCTGATCATCCATGTAATTTGCTGTAGGAACAACGCCTGTTGTTAAAGCGCCATCACCATATTTTCCTTCGATAGGTCCATTAACTGCAAGATCAGAAGTAACATAATTGTCACCAACTCTAATCATTGCAAAATCTTTATAAGAACGTCTCCAGAAAGGTTCATAAAGTTTTATTTCATTGAATACGAGCATAGGCTCTGCCACACCTGTTGAATCATCTGCTGTTACTTTACCAGTGGCATAATCATAATACATGAATTCACCATTCTGAAGTACGTTAACAGTAGGATCAAGAGGGAGACTAGCATAAATCTGGCCAGTTTTCTGAGCAGAAAGTTGATTAGGCTCTACTTGACCATATCCGACTCTTGTAAATGCCATTGTATATTCCTCCTTAATTATTATTGTTTCGTTTAGCTTCAACAGCCTTTAACCATGCAGGAAGTGCATCAACTTCTTCTGCCGCATTAAAATTGTAAATAAGAGCAGGCTGTTCTTCTGTTTTTACTTCTTCATTATTGAAATTAACTCTCTTTCTTACGCAAATAACAGAAAGTTTAGCTTCAATATCATCTAAAGAATATTTAGATTTATTCTCAATAACTTCTTTCTTGTCTTCATCAGAAAGCATATAGAAAGAATTTATAAGAGCATCTTTCTTTTCATCTTCTACAGAGTTCTTAAACTTAATAAGTTCTTCATTTTCTTTCTGTAAAAGTGAATACTGATTCTTGAGTTCGTCAAGTTCTTCTTTTACTAAAGCAAATTCATCTTCTAAAGAATGATTTTTCTTAGGCTCTTTTTCCTCTTCATCATCTTCTTCTTTTTCTTTCTCTTCAGACTCTTCTTTCTTTTCCTCTTCAGGTTCTTCTTTCTTTTCGAACTCTTCTACTGTATTTTGATTTTCAACTATAGTTTCTGAACTTACTTTGTCCTCTTCAGCAGAAAAATTTTCTGTAGCAACTTCTTCTGCGGCAGGTACTTCAATAGCTTGTTCTTCAACTACTGGTGTTGTGTTCTCCATACCGTCCATTGAATTTCCTCCTTTATTTTGTAATGCAAAAGTAAGTTCTTTTAATTCTTTTATCATTGATGATAAAGTAGCTGTAAATTCATTATCCATACTAAAATGAGAACTTACTTGAGGAGCAGAAACTGAAGCACCTTCAAAACAAGGTTCAACGTCCTCTCCTAAAATACATAACTTAGAAAATATCGCGTCATTTATAATGAAAAAATCAATGCCACGATTATTATCAGTTGACCAATGACCCTTTAAAGTTTTTTCATCAAGTTCCATAGATTGCGGATTTCCTTTATCGACAACTCTCTGACACTCTTCAAACTGTCCAGTCTAAATATACCCTTCTGTCATTAAATAATCTCTAATAACAGTATTTCCAAATTCATCAGTATCTTCAAACTTTTGGAACTATATTTTACTATCAGGAGCAACAAATCCATAAGGTTTAGTGAGCTTATTAAATTTAATACCCTCACCATCAATAATCATTTGGTCACCATGATCTCCAAAGTCTTCTTTATTTTCAATATAGTAGCCAACAATAGGACATCCAGGTAAAGTCTGCGCCATTTCAGTAGCTACTTCTTTTGAAATAAAACTTCTATTTCTATTCTCTCCAACATAAAGAACTTTTATCTCACATTTAGAAACAAGAGGATTAATAGAAGTAATATTAATAAACTCCGGAGAATCTATCGTTGCAACACTCATTCGTGCCATTACTATATCCTCCTTAATTCATGCTCTCTCTATTTTGAATAGTCTTTGTTGACTTTTGATCATCTGGTAATTCCTTGCGGCCGGCGCCTTCCTGTTCCTTACCAGGGTTAGTTGATGGACTCCCAGTGCCTGGGTTCCCGCCTTTAACTCTATTAAGAATATTTTCATTCATAGTAGAACTCATTAAAGGAGGTATAAATACATTAACCAGATCAAGTATATCATTTTCAAAGTATGCATTAGCAAGAATACTACTTTGTGATTGACCAAGTGCAATTTGAGGTAACATCTTTGAGAAACCAATTTGCATTTGTTCTTTATATAATTTAGATAACTCTTTATAATTATAAATTGTAGTGCTTAATATCTGTGCTTTAAATTGAGCTTTCTTACCCATATTACATGGTTCAATAAGCTCATTTAAAAATTGCTCAAACTGAAGAATCATATTATAAATACTTGATTCATCATTTAATATAGACTTCTCTAATGCTATGTTTCCATCAGTATTAAATTGCATCTGAGATAAACCAGCTTCATTAAAAACTTGTCTTTCAACTCTTGCTAAATCATCTGTCTGCGCAGATGCCTGATTTTCGGTCATACTAGCTACATCAACATCTGCAAATGTAGTTAAGACATCCACACCAATTGCTCTACTTAACATCTGAACAGCATTATTATGAAGCTGTTGAGCTTCATCCACATCAAATATTAATTCACCATTTTTATCTAACGGCATCTTCTGAATTACTATCTTTAATAATCTTTGTAAAGTTTTCTTTCTGTCTAATGCCTGTGCTTCATCCAAATCAATTAATAAAGGAATGACTGCTATAAATGGAGGATAATCGTCTCCCGCAATATTAAATTTAACAGTCTTATTTGGATCTAATAAATACTAACCACTTGTATCACCCATGAATTCAGGAGGTAATTTATTTTGCTTATATAAAATATAACCTTTTGAAAATTCATCTGGAAACATTTTTAATACTTTCATCTTCTGTGCGGCATCTCTAAACTGTTCATCAAAAAATTTCATATTGAACTCAACTGCCGGTCTTTTGCCTTGATTAAATCTACTTCTACAATAATTTACAGGAAGTTCTTGTAAACACATTCCTTCCTTTGTATCTACCTTATAACCATAATAAGCTCCATGTAAAAGTACTTCTTTAGCAATTTCTCCAAAAGCTTTCTTTACTCCAAAATTATCTAATATATTTAAAGCATTTTGAAAACCTTTTAATAATTTTTCTTTTTTAACAGATTCATCATTAACGAAAGGAGTAATCATCCAATCATAGCGATACATAAAAGCCATATATTTAATAATACGAGAATAAATACCACTTACTTTATAAAATAAATCAGATGCTTCTCTCATAGTTTGTAAATCATAACTAGTTATAGCTTTTAATATAGTTCCTTTATCTGCTAATTTTGGATTAGCTTTCTTTAAATCACCTAATTTAAGAATGGCATCATCAAGGGTTTTCGCACCAATCCTAATCTTATTAAAATCAATGGCGGGGATACCTTGATAACCAGAAGTTTGATTAGGGTTAGTATCTCTTGGTGTCATCATACTAAAATCTTTAATATGATTTTCTTTAATTCTATTACGCAAAGAGACACCTCCTTTTCTCACTATATTTCTATTATAACATATTTTTTCTAAATTGTCAAGCAACAAAGGAAACGACAGGATTAATATCCTGCCGCTTTCATAATATAATCGTAATCAAGTATATTTTCATCCTAATAAGGAATAATAACTAAAGTTATATTATGTTGTTGACAATATTGTCTTTTTTGAGCATCATTATATTTTTGTCTATAAAGACCTTTTGAACCACCAAATTTAGATTTAGCTTGATAGTGTTGAATACCTTGATACTCAATTAAAAAATCTAAGTCTCCATTATCATCAAAGACTGCAAAATCGAACCTGAGTGGTCTACCGCTACTTGATACGAGATCTGAAAAACTATACTCTTCTTTAAATACCAATCCCGCATCAGTTAATATATCTTCTATCTTTATTTCACCACGGCTTGCTCTCATAATCAATCTCCTTTATACTGTATATCAATTTAATCTTACTTCTCTTAATTTTCACTGCCCAAGTTAACTAAAAAATAACATTTGACTTATATCTCTTTTCTTTCTCTTTCTCTTTTTATCTTCCTCTTGTTTTATATAATACAAACCATAAATAAAAGCAGAAAATTTATCCTTTCTAATACTTTTATTATTTTGCTTTAAAATAATATTAACACCTTCATTATCCTGTACCAAATTTAACATTTGTTCTCTTAATATTGAAGTTAAAACGAAAGGTTTAAGATATTCATTTCTTTGATCTGCATTTAATGTCTGTCCTTGTTTTTGACTCATTAATTTAGTCTTTGCAGCTTGTTCATCAATAAGAAACTTTACCTTTCCGCTTGACATTTGTGTTTGAGCATAAGAATAAGCTTCTGTATTTATAGGAGCATTTGCTTTAATTAAATACATGGCATTTTCTTCAACTCCATACCCTTTTATATTTTTATAAAGCTCTGAAGCGTCTTCTGAAGTACCGCCTTCAACTCCAAATGGAGGTAAATCATCACCAGTCTCTGGATCTACTTGAGCTTTAGTCATAAAATCAACGAGACCAATACCTAGACCATTGGCGTCTATAGAGAGCACCCGCGCCTTGTATTTATAATATAATTTTTTTAAATTAACTGCTTGTGTTTCAAAATCTTCTGATTCGTAAGTATAAATATTAACAAGAGTCTTAAGATCTGAACCTTGTGGTTGAGGTGTTGATTTAAATACACAAGCCTCTGTCGTACATCCAATACGACCAACGTCTACGCCAATTACATAGTAGGCTGATTTAGAGGACCTTCCGCTATATTCATACTCTGGCTGTAATAATACTCTATGTTTATCAAATTTTTCTGCTGAATAAAAAGCATTTTCTACATCACCAGACCAGATTGATCTATATTCACGATCAAAAGATTCATCATTATAAGTACCTTGTATTTTAAGTTGATCAACAAAAGACTCATCTAATAGTCCTTCAGTTACTGGTGTCTCATAAGTTCCACCTATTACCATAACCTCATTTGGATCAATTACACTCTGGACTAAAAGTTCCACAAGTTTATCATATGCAAAACTATTTTTCTATCCCGCCGTTGTAATATATATTTGAGATTTATTTACATTTTCTTCTTTATGTCTACTTCCATCCGGTAGTAATCTATCTACGTTTGTAGTAGGAATTATAACTTCATTAAGTATATCACCGTCTATAAGCACGCATTCCTCCATAAGGCCACCTGTTCTACGTTGACCTCTGGAAGATTGTCTTGCCGCAAGTATATCAATAGAAGAACCGTTTTTAAATACATATTTTACATCATCTTTAGATTTTTTAGAAACACCGCGGTTCTAATTTATTTCATTATTAAGTGCGGGAATCAGCTTACATATCTCCTCTATCTTAGCTATTGTGATACTTGCAGCTTGCTCTTTTCCGCCCGTCGTTACGAATAATTGACTATTAGGATAAAGAATACATCTAAGCATCAAAACCATCATACTTAAAAATGATTTACTATAAGCACGAGGGAAGGTTGCATAAACATATCTATGTCGCATTACCACTCTTAAAAATATTCTTTGATAAAAATAAAATTGAAAAGTACTATCTGGACCTTTCATAAAATCAACAAGATAATCAGGATATTCTCTATAAAAAGAGATTAATTTCCTCAAATGAGGAATTTGTTCTTTTAATCTTTCTTCAGAAAGACCTTGTTTAACTGATCTTGATTCTGAGAGGTCTAATAAATTTTGTAAACTCATTCTTCATCAGCACCTCCCGCTTCAAGTTGTTGATCTTTTTCTTTATCTTCTGCTATTGCTTTTTTAAAATTTTCATAATCTTCATCAGTTAATTCAACTTCATCTTGACCTTTTTCTCGTGCAGCTTCTCTATCTCTCTTCATATTCTCAGCAATTTCTTTATTCTTTAAATATTGTTCAATTTCTTCCGCTAATGATTTATCTTCATATATTAAAGTCTTATTATATTCTTTTAAATCATTTATAATTTTATCAACAATATCATAAGGAGCTTTAATTTCATGTTTAGGAATTTGTCCACCATTCTTTTCACAATAAGCAACTAATTCACCAACAGAGTCAACAAAATCAGATTTACCTTCTTTATTTTGAGCTTCTGTGAATTTTGCGGATTTCATCATGGCATCATATACTCTAGATAACTTCTGGTACGAATCGACGTCCCCGCAATCTATTGCTTGATTCATTTTTAAACTTGTTTTACATATCATTTTAAGAGTGTCGATTCTTGCTGCACCTTGAATATCAAATGAATCCATAAACTCTTTATATAATTGCTCAAGCGCAACCCATTCATATGCTTTATAAAGTCTTCCCTATTTCATAGCCAAGTAAATTTTATCTTCATCAGTAAGATCCGCACCTACATCTACAATGGGTACTTCCTCAAAGGGAGAATTTACCGGATACTCATATCCATCAGAAGGAGGAGCCGCCGCAGGTTCGGGTGTTGGCTCTGGTGCATTTTGTTCTGCATATGTTTTATATTGAGCTTCTGAAATTTCTCCATTTTCATAAGCAGTTTTCATTTCTTCTAATTGAGCTTGCGCTTGTTCATCAGGCATACCATATTTTTTAGCTTTTTCTTCAGCTTCCGCTTTTAGCCTTTCAGTATCTGCCTAAGTATATTTGTTCTATTGTTTTAATTTCATTTTAGACAAATACTTACCAAAGACAGACATACCGGTCATCTTATGGGGGTCTTTTTGATAAGCTCTATCTCTTAATACATTCTATTCTGATGGAATCCAAGGAACATCAAATTTTTCCAAAAGCCAAAGAAATGTCTCCGGCTCCTAATTATTTATGTGCATAGTTAAGCATGCTTTGCATAATTCGCATTTCGTTCCATCTTTATAGGTATAAAAGTTAGTGTCTGCCGCCATTGTCTTACGACATTTGGAACAAAATCTTTGTTCTGCCATTTAACATCATCCTTTCTTTTTATTTCTACAGCATTTACATATACTATAAAATCCATCTTTGCTTGTACTATTTTTAGAAAAAAATCTATTATTGGCTAACTTGATTTGTCCACACCGCGAGCACTTTTTCCATTTTCCATATTCTTCATTAGTATAGTGCTAAATAAGATAATCATCTCCCGCTTTATCTGCAATCATTTTAGGTATCTTATTGCGCTAAAGTGATGATATATATTCTACACTATGTTTAATTCCATAATCTTCAAATAATTTTTGTTGAATATCTATATTTTGTAATCCATCTATTTTATAAATAACTATATCATAATATAAAGGATAGTCTTCTTTTAATGTTGCATCAACAAGAAAATCAAGATCCTCCATTAACCATTTTATATCGCTATTAAATTTATCCCAACAATCTTCTTTTATTTGAGAGTAATTACATAATAATGCAGAAACATGCTTTGGATTAAATAAATTTATTAATGTGGCACTCTGCGGGTTTCCATCATCATCAACGTAATTTTCATCTGGTAAATCTAATTTAGATAAACTTTTTGTTATATTCATTACATAAGTTGGTTTTTTATATGCGTTTTTAAGAACATACTGATCTTGTCTCATTTCTATAAGTTGCTTTTTAAGGCGGAAGGCGCGAGCTCCGCGGGCGCTTTTACACTCTTCTTCTATTCGCTCTATACCTTCCCGCAATTCTTTTAAACCAGGAATAGTTTCTACATCTTCTTCTGTAATTTTAACTTTAGGAGCAAAGATAATATTTTTATCATTTGTCATAATATTATAAATACCATCTTCTCCATTTTCTAATTTACCTACTAATCCTTCATAAGACATCTCCCGCTTATTCACTGTTACCATATGATTATCTGTTAATATTTTTTTCTGTTTTCTTTCTTCTTTTGTCATAGCTAAAATAATATAGTCTGATAATTTTTCTAAATATACTGGCGTTAATCTTTCTGAAGGAGTATTGGCAATAATTTCTTCTACTTTTTTAACTCTATCTGCGGGAGATTCTAAACTCTAATCCATTTTTATATATCCATCTTCCGCTTGGAGTTTTTCTTCTTTTTCTTGCAAATTATCCAATGCTTTTTCCTCCTATGCGTAATTTAAATTATCCATATTTAGTAAATGATGAAAATGAAATTTTCATCCATCTACTAATATTATACCAAAAAATTTTTTGTAACGCAAGTTTGGTCAAAAGAATTTTATTTGACATTATAAAAAATTTTTGATATAATTATATTATAAAAAAGAAAAAAGGAGATATAAATATGTCTTGGAAAGAAGTTTATAATATAATAGAAAAGAAATTTAAAGATTATCTCAGTGATGTCTATCTTGAAGGTGCTTATTTAGAGGCTTTAACAGAAGAAGAGCTTCAGGAGGAATTTAATTTTAATCCAGAATTTAAAGAATCTTATATTGCAATGCAAATGACTTTAACTGCTTTGGCACAAAAGATATTTGATGAGGAGGGCGCGGGATATGAGGTCTGATGCGGAATGGGAGCGCGTTAATGTAGTAGCGATATGGCTAATTGTATTAATAATTTTGTCTATGTTGGCTAGCATGGCTTATTGCAAGTATAGGTCCCCGCGTATTGTAAAGGATTATAAGACTTTCGCTATTGTTGAAATGGAGGGTTCCCGCTTTGTATGGATAAGGGATGTTTATGGAGAAGGTGTCTATTATGTTGATTATGAAGAAAAGGAGATACAAAGAGAATGATTAATGCGGTTGATGCTAAAAAAATAGCGGAAAAATGTGATATTAATAAAGAGTTGGAGTATATTGAGAAATTGATAAAAGAAGCTATAGAAGAAGGGGAAATGTACTGTTATTTGCCTATTGATTTTGTTGCTGTTTTATCCAATATTAAAAGGAAAAAGATAATAAATGTATTGGAAGAATATGGTTATGAAATAAAAGATGGTAATATGATAAGTTGGGAAGAGGCGAATGATGGAAAGGAATGGATAGAAAGACTAAAAAAACAAAGATATGATGAAAATATTTTCTATGTATGCGACGAGGCTGCGGCAGCTGAGAAAGGGTAGAGAGGCTAACTGTAAGTATCGTATAAGAAAGTAAAACGGAGGTTTTATAGGGGCGTAGATATTTTAAGATAGGATATGAGGAGAATGTCTCACTTTTGTTTTTTCCTAGATTTGTCGTGTTCTGAATTTGAAAAATGATTTGGAGATTTTTATCGTTTTTTAGATTTGAAAATTGATTTGGAGATTTTTTGGTCGAGCACAAACCAATTTCAAATTTTTTTAGAGTTTCATCCCAAAATATAGCCCCCCTTCATAAAAAGAAACGTTGTGTAGATAAACTATTTGAGCCAGGCGCGCCCACGATCAAGGCGCGCCTTATTTTCATTCCGAACACCTGTTCGGGTTTAGCAAAATGCATAAAAGCAATTATGCAAGTTTATGCAAATTCACGAAATTGCAAAACTCAGCAAAAAGCAATAAAAAGCCAAATTTAGCAAAAAGATCTTATTAGCAAAATAGACAAAAATAACTAAGTAAGTTTGTGCAACTTTTTATAATAAAACTATTGACAGACGTGTAATGGTATGGTATACTTTAATCAAGATAAAGGAAAGGAGAACAAGAGAGATGATGAAGAGAAGAGAGTTTACAGATAGAAAAGAAGCAGGAAAGTTCTTTTACGGGATAAACAAAATGTCAACAGTAGCTTACAAAAGCCTTAACGCAAAAACAAAGACTTATATTGTAGAGTGGATATGGGATAAAGAGTACTTCAAGAAAAATAAATAAGCAGTAACCTAAAAGGGCATATCGCAAACAAAAAAATAAAAAAAACACTTGACAAACAACAAAACGTATAGTATAATAAATACATAAGATAAAGCAATACAAGAGAGGAGAAAAGATATGATGAATATAACAGTAACAACAGAAGAGTTCACAAGTACAGTAGAAGAGTTAACAAACAATGCAATAATAAGAACACTCACATCACTTGAAAAAGAAGTAACAAGAAGAGAAGATATAACAAAAGAAATGATACTTGACATAATAGCAATATACAAGAGAGGATATGAAAAGGCTTGAAAAAAGCCTTTTCAGAAAACAAAGGATAAACAGAGAGAGAGGATAAAAAAATGAAAAGAGTGGAAGTAAATTACATGAATGAAGTGAAAGAGATTATAGAAAGAGTGAAAGAGGCAACAGTATATCAGGACAAAGACAGCGGAAAGTATGTCATAGAATACTATATAAAATAAAAAATTTTTTAAAAAAGGTATTGACAAAGAATAAAACGTATAGTATAATAAATACATAAGATAAAGAGAACAAGAGAGAGGAGAACAAAGAAATGAAAAAGAAAATTGCAAAGTATATAGAACTTGTAAAGGAACTCAAGGCTTATGGAGAAGAGATATTAGAGTCTACTGATGATGATGATTGGGAAGAGTTTTCTGCGGAATTTGAAGAAATCGAAAATATGGATCTTCATCTTGAATGTTGTTTACATATACTTGAAAATGAAGATGATTAAAAATTTTTTAAAAAAAGTATTGACAAGCAGATAACAACGTGTTATAATAAATACATAAGATAAAGAAAACAAGAGAGGAGAACAAAAAATATGATGAACGAAAGAATAGAACTTGAAGAGGTTTACACTGAGGTTGGTTTTAAAGCAATCGCAAACACCACAGAGGACACAGTTCCTTACACCGCAGATGCGGATGCCGAGTGGCTGAAGATGCTTGAGGGTTAAACCCTCAAGCACCATAACTATAGGAGAGGAGAAAACATATGTTCTACGTATATGATGATGAGGATGATTTAATTGTAAAAGTGGATACCGAAGATGATGCCATAAGAATAAAAAAATACTATAACGGCTATATACTGACGGCAGCAGATCTTGACGCCCTGTATGCATAGGCACTTGCGCGGTAGATGTTAGAAATCTACCGCAAATTTTTGTGCAATTTTCCTATTGACAAATTTTCAGAAAAGTGGTATAATTGCGCGGCGCGAGCGCGACTCCTTTCAGTCGCGCTCGCGCCGAATTTCCATTATACCACAGCCTTGCACATTTTGTCAATAGGCAAATTGCACAAATTTTTAGATAATCTGATCCCGAAATTTGTGCAATTTTTTTAATAAAAACTGTTGACATCTTCCGCGGGGTATGGTATATTATAATCACAGAGAGGGAACAGGAAGCGGATACCACTCGAAGAGATAGAAGGCTCTGATAACCGAAAGAGTAAGGGCAACTTGACAAAGATGCTTCGAAAGAGTAAGTTATCACCCTTCGGAAACTTCCTCAAAAAAAATTTTAAAAAAGTGCTTGACAAACCAAACCTAACGTGTTATAATAAAAGCACAAGTTAAGGAAAGGAGATACGAGGTATGAACAAGATTACTGTAAAGGAACTCAAGGAACTCTTAAACAAGTACAAGGATGATGCGGTAGTTCAGCTTCTTGACAATGAAGGATTTGTGCGTAACCTTGATGACATCAACGAGCATGAAGAAGAAAACAGAATAGTACTTATAGCAGATTGAAAAAAGTGCTTGACAAGCACAAAGTACCGTGATATAATAAGTACATAAGATAAAGAAAGAGAGGACAAAAAAATGAGAGATTTTGAAGAGCTGAACGAAATAATTTGCGGACTGGATGCTGAATTATTCGATCGTCTTAACAATAATAGTTGGGACTCCGCAATGGGTGATAAGAACGCAAAAGCTCGCTTCCGCAGAGCGCTCAAGAAAGCAGAGATAACCGAGGATGAATGGTGGTTTTGGGCAGAAGCATAAAAAATAAAAATGGGGCTTGACAAAAGCCAAGCCCCATGATATAATAAGTACATAAGATAAAGAAAACAAACAAACGAGAGGAGAGAAATAAATGAAGAAATATTAGAAGAAAGGGCTTGACAACGCATCTGTTATTTGATATAATGTAACCATAAACCAATATCAGCAAACCAAGATCAGCGCAAGGAGCGCACCAAATAATATGATTAGAGCATCGCCGACCGACAACTAAATATTTAAAAAATACCCATTCGGGCGCGCCACAGCCCACGCTTCAGTAGGGCGCGAAATAATGCGGGCAGAGTCTGCGGGGGAGAAGCGCATCCGCAGATTTTTTATTTGGCGGAACCTGCGCGGGCGTTACTCTTCGCGCAGGTTCCGCATTTTTGTCAAGATGGCAATTTTAACAATTTTTCAGTTGCATTTTTGGTGATCTTGTACATTGACTTTTTCCCGCAACGTTGGTATAATTGACTTATCAAATGAGAAAGAGGTAGATATCATGGATAAGAATATACAGAAAGAAGTTTCAAAGGCAGTTGATGTATGGTACTCAATATATTGTAAAAAATTCAAGAAAGCTCCTACATGGGGAGAACTTGACAAAAAAACAAAAGAATTTGAAAGATTTTTCTTGACAAATAAAAAATAAAATGATATAATAAAATCATAATAAAGAAAGAGAGGTAAACCCCATGAGAGCATTTATTTGTGATTACGCTAAAATCTCCCCCGATGTCCTTGTAAACCTTGTCACCACGAAAATTCTTGGTGCATGGGGCGCCTATGTAGACATAGACGAAAACCGCTTCGAGCTGCATGTTCTCGAACCCTTTAAAACTGTAAAAGTTGACTGGACTCAGGCCAGAGAAGTCATCTCTCCTTATTTGTATACAGGAGAGTGATTATTGGGCGCACCGTGGCTGGCGCCTTCTGCTTCGCCACGGTGCGCATTTTTCATTATACCACAGTCTGCAAATTTTGTCAATAGGCATTTTGTACAAATTTTTCAATTATCAGATCCCGAAATTTGTGCAACTTTTTTATAAAAAACTCTTGACGTAAAGCGGGGGATGTGGTATATTATAATTACAGAGAGGGAAACGAGGAAGCGGAAACCCACTCAGTGAGATAGCAAGTACTGTTAAGCGAAAAGTAAGGGTGACTTGACAAAGACATTCGGAAAAGTAACTTCTCACCTTGCGGAAACTTCCTCAAAAAAAAATAAAAAAGTGTTGACAAACCAAACCTAACATGTTATAATAGGGGTACAAGATAAGGAAAGAGAGGAAAATAAAATGACAAAGACAATTACAATAACTATTACTGAGGAAGTTAAAAAAGAAAGAAGACCGCTGTATGTAGCAAAAATAAGTCGACCCGGATGCCCTATAGTTGAATTTTCTACTTCTAAAAAGAGATTAGAAAAATATATGAAAGAAAGCAAGAAATACAAAGGAATTCCTTGGTGGATAGTTGAAGTTAAAAATATCTAAAAAAGTGCTTGACAAACATCGACCACCGTGTTATAATAAAGATACAATAAAGAGAGGAGATAAAAACCATGATGACAACAGAAGAAATGATAATGTATGACAGAGTAGTAGAGCTTGAGATAGCAACCGCAGAGGAAATAAACCTCGTATGGAATTGCTCAACTTGGCGCAATTGGGAAGAGTGCCTTAACGCTATAATATATAGCAGAACAGGCTACCGCTCGCTTGAGCAGTACCTCGAAGAGCTTGAGGAAGAAGAGGCATAAGCCTCTTTTTCTTTGAGCGCGGCGTGCTTGGCTGGTTGTGCCTCGGCACGCCGCGTATTTCATGTCAACTAGCAATTTTAACAAAATTTTGATCCAAAGTTTGTGCATTTTGCCTATTGTATTCATCCCATAATGTGATATAATAGTATTATCAGAACAAGAGAGGAAATAGACAATGTATAGGATAAAAGTAAGAAATAACGAAACAGGAATAATTTTTTATGAGTATGGTTTTACTCGCTATATGATGAAAAGAATTCATTTCTTATTTAATGAAACAAATGATATTGATTTTTATTCTACTTACGATATATTAGATATAACAATAATAGTTTTTACTCCAAAAACTTTTATAAAATGCTTGACAAATTACACAAAAGTGATATAATATAATTATCAAAAAGGAGAGAGGTGAACGGAATGAGAAAAGCAATTAACCTTGATATGGACGGGACATTCGTAAATCTGTATGGCGTAGAGGGATGGCTTGATTATATACTTGCAAAAGATACTACACCCTATGAGATAGCAAAACCTCTGGTTAACTTTAGCGCACTTGCAAGGGTTCTCAATAATAAACAGCGCAAGGGCTATGAAATAAATGTTATTTCATGGACTGCAAAGGTGGATGATGAGGACTACAACGCCCGCATCCGTGAAGCTAAAATAAATTATCTCAAGAAAAGGCTTCCGAGTGTCAAGTTTAACAATATAAATATTATAGCTTATGGCACTCCCAAACACCTGTTCGGATCGGGTTACCTGTTCGATGATGAAGAGCCTAACAGAAAAGCTTGGGGCAAGGGTGCGGAAGATGTTGAAAATTTAATTGAAAAAATTAAAAAACTCCCTTGACAAACTAACAAAAGCATGATATAATAGATTTATCAAATGAAAGAGAGGAAAACAAAATGACCGCCATTGAATTAGAGAAAAAAATTGAGGAAATGAGAATACAATATGTGAAAGACCACTGGGATGGTGATACAAGCAATCTAAATAGACAAGATTTATTATGTATATACAATCTGATGTTAACAAAAGAAGAAATGAAAGAGAGGAAAGCAAAATGAAGAATTTTAAAGTGACAATAAATACAGTAAACCTTGAAAAATATGAGTACACAGTACAGGCATCTTGCCACGAACAGGCGGCGGGTGTCGCTTTGAGAAAGCTTGATCATGCTATTGGTCGTACTCCTCAGTGGAGAAATATAAAAGTATCGCCTATATCGGAAGACTGAAATCCTCCTCTCAATATGCGGAAAGCCCCTGAATGTTTGGGGCTTTTTGCTTTGGCGGCCCGTGCCTGGCTTCTCCCATCCCGCACGGGCCGAATTTTACATTATACCACATCTTCGGGTTTTTGTCAATAGGCATTTTGCACAAAATTTTTAATAATAAAGTCCCAAAATTTGTGCAATTTTTTTAATAAAAAGTGTTGACGGGTTTTGCAACGTGTGCTATAATGTATTTACAAGGTAAGGAAAACAAGAGAGGAGAACAGAAAATGAACAAGCAGACAATGATTAAAAATTACAGAAAATTCAGTGCGGCAGATAGCTATGCGTTAGGCTTTATATATGGTCATAATGTATATGTGGCTATGGTTGACGAAATCGCCCCCCGCTTTATGCGTGTTGAACATGAGTCCTCTAAAAAAGGCGGCTGTGCAAAGCTTCAGCTAAGACTTACAAAGCCCCACATGGAGTATCTTATGCGCAAGGGTGCTAGATGTTTGGGCGGTGAGGAGCTTCTCATAGGCGATTATAACAAGGGTGTTGAGTTTGAAAGACTTATATCAGAACTCAATGGAATTGAATATCGTGGAAAAGATAGTGTAGGCTTCTGGGTGTCGGGTGATATTGAGATAGATGGCAAGCAGGTTCAGGTGAAAATGAACGGCGCGCAGATAGTAGTTGAAAGAACGCTGAAAAATCTTCAGAAAAAGGGGAAAAGGGCTTGACAAGCCCTCCCCTATATGATAAAATATATTATATAAAGAAAGGCGGTGGATGATATGACAGTAGCTGATTTTATGAATAAAAGAATAGATATGCCCGCAACTTTTGGAAAAAGAATAAGAATTCTTGAGTCTGATACAAGGGAATACTTGGGCGGTCCTTATAATAACGCTGACCGCCATATTTTTCAAGTAAAAGTAACCTCAAAATATGTCTTCATTTTTGTAGATTAGGGGTTGACAAAATAAACACTATATGCTATAATAAAATCATCAAATGAAAGAAAAGAGGTAAGAAAAAATGGTAACAGAAAAAAGGAAATATGTAATTACAAATGGATATGATAACAATAGATTTATAGCCTTATTATCAGAAGACCAGCTTAAATTTTTAGGATGGTTACATGAAAATGATCTTCTCACTGATGATGTTTATTGGGATAAACTTGAGGAAACAGAAATAGATTTTCAGTAATAACAGGGCGGGAGACCGCCCTATTTTTTTGTCGCCCCGCAGCCGACGCGCCAGTGCCCGCTGCGGGGCGAATTTTCTATTATACCACGCTCTGTAGATTTTGTCAAGTGGTTTTTTATCGGCAATTTTAACAAAAGATCTCCCGCAATTTTGTATAATATTTTTTGCATCTTCCGCTTGACTTTATCTCTTGTGTGATGTATAATAAGTTTAACAGTTAAGAAAGAAAGGACACAAACAAATGAGTAAAAAATATTATCTTGTACTTGATACCGAAACTTGCAATACAATAGAACAGCCACTCCCTTATGATATAGGGTGGTGTATATGTGACAGATATGGTAATATCTATCAGGAAAGGTCTTTTGTTGTTGCTGACACTTTCCTTGATATGAAAGATGTCATGAAAAGTGCCTATTATGCGGAAAAAATACCGCAGTATTGGGAAGATATAAAAAATGGCACAAGAGAAATCAGAAGCATGTGGAATATTAGAAAACTTATGCTTGATGATATAAAGGTTTACAAAATAAAAGAGATAGGGGCATACAACATGGGCTTTGATAAAAGGGCATTAAATAACCTTATCCGCTATGTATCAAAAAGCTTTAAAAGGTGGTGGTTTCCCTTTGGTGTAAAATTTTTCTGTATTTGGAATATGGCTTGTGATGTGATTTTGAACAGAGCATCTTACATAAATTTTGCAACAAAAAATGGTTTTATCTCCGCAAGTGATAATATTTTAACAAGTGCGGAATGTGCCTACCGCTATTTAACAGATAGCATAGAATTTATTGAAAATCATACAGGGCTTGAAGATGTAAAAATTGAAGTAAAAATAATGGCTGAATGTTATAGACAGCATAAAAAAATGGATAAAGAAATAAACTCTGCTTGTTGGCGAAAAGTACAGAGAAAAAGAAAAGAAATGGGATTGAAAGAGGTTTTTAAAAAAGCCTCTTGACAATCCCGCCCTATGGGCGCACGTGCACCCCGAACAAATGTTCTAAAAAAAATTTTTTAAAAAATGCTTGACAAAATAAAAACATAATGCTATAATAAATACATAAGATAAAGAGAGGAGAAACAAAAGAATGAAAAAAATAAAAAGGTTTTTCAATATCGAAACCGCTTATAAGTTTGAAATGAATGACTTGCGGGCGGGAATTCAAATTCTCAATGTAGCCCTTATAATGATGTTTGGACTTTCGGTATCATGGTTCGGTTTGGCTCTTGCGGTATTCGGTCTGGTAAAAGATTTTACTACTGACCGCCATATAAATTCAATAATGATGCACACTGCAAGCGCAGTTTTAAACATTTACTTTTTGACACTTTTGTATAGGGGGATATAAAAATGAGAAGAAATATCAAAAAGGAAATTTTTCAAGATAATTTTATAAAACGCTGGTGCTGTTCTTCTCATAATCATCCTCAAGGGTGGAGCTGGTACAAAAAGAAAAATAGAAAAAAATTTCGACAGAAAATGAAAAAAGAACTTGACAACATGATAAAAGAATGATATAATAAATTTACAAAATAAGAAAGGGGATAAATAAAAATGAAATTGAATAAGAAAGTAACAATAGGGGTAACAAAAGAGGAAAGAAATACCATAAGAGAAATTACTAACATAGTAGAAGATGTTTTTAATATAGAAGATATAGAGGATCGCCCTGAAGTGCTTGTTGAAGTAATACTCGGAATTTATGGCAAATATGGTACAATTCGCACATCATTAGGTGATATAGAGGTTGAATATGACGACATGTAATTGCTAAAAAATCCTTGACAAATAAAAAATAATATGATATAATAAATTTACAAGATAAGAAAGGGGATAAATAAAATGACAACTTTAACTTATGTATGCACTGATAAGAATGGCAAGGTTTTTGAGGTCAGAACCTACGCAGAAGCTGAAAAGGTCAAGGCGGAAGGTGGTACTTACAAGCCGAAGTATGAGGAAGAGCGCACCTACTAAGGTGCGCTTTTTGCACGGCCCGCAGTCGGCGCCAAAGGTGTCGGCTGCGGGCAGAAATTCCATTATACCACACCTCCGCACTTTTTGTCAAGCACTTTTTTAAAAAAAATTATACAAAAATTATTCCCAAAATTTGTAAGGTTTTAACAATTGACTTTTTTTATTTTTTATGATATAATATTATTATAAAGATGAGGAAAGAAAAAAGTCAAGAAACTTTCCTAAAAAAAAATAAAAAAAGTCTTGACAAAATAAAAATCTTATGATATAATAAATACATAAGATGAAAGAGAAAAAAAGAACAAGCACTGAAAAAACTCTTAAAAAAATAAAAAAAATGCTTGACAAACAAAAAAACTTATGATATAATAAATACATAAGAAAACAACAAAAAACATTCAAAAAAAAGAAAGAGGTGCAAAACTATGGAAAAGATGACTAATGTAAAGGCAATGGATTATGTTCTCGAAAATTGCGGTGCTGACCTGCCCGAAGAGGTTTTTGACAAGCTGACCGCTATCAAGGCATCATTCATCAAGAAAGCGGAAAACCGCAAGCCTACCGCTACACAGAAAGCTAATGAAGAGCTTAAGGCGGTAATCCTTGCAAATGTGACCGCAGAGGGCGCAACTGCTACTGAAATCCTTACAAAGATAAAGGCGGCTGATGCAAAGTATAATGTAGTCACTCTGCCCAAGCTTACCGCTCTGCTTACTCAGCTGAAAGATGCAAAGGCTGTTGAGAGAGTGACTGACAAGAAAAAGGCACTTTATAAGATAGCATAAGGGATAGGGGGCGAAAGCCCCCACCCAAAAAAAATAAAAAAAACTGTTGACAAACTGAAACTGATGTGCTATAATCATAATAGAAAGTGAGGTAAAGATTATGGACAAAAGAGAAAAACTGATACTTGACATTATGAAAGAAGCCGAAGCGGATGGTGAGCCAGTTACAAGAGAAGAAGCCGAAGAAATGGCTGACATGGAGTTAAAAGCCAACGCAAACAAGGGCAAGACAATGAGCGAAAACAAGCCCAAGCGCAAGCCAAGAGAAGTCAAGAAAGATGCGGAAAAAATTGAAATAATTAAAAAACTTGCGGATTTTCTCTTGACAAATGGCTACAATGATGCTACAATAGTAAATGAACAGAGGGAAATCACTTTCGGTGATTATTCAGTAACTCTCATCAAGCACAGAAAGAAAGGGGAATAAAAAAATGAAGAAACTTACTTTTGAGGAGTGTCCTAAAACCAAGGCGGAGTTCATAGCAAAGTGGAACTCTGACCGCATCTTCCGCGCAAGAGCGCAGTTTACAGGGTTTGACATCCTGTTCGGTACAAATGTAATCTTACCTGATGGCAAGATTGCAGGGGCAAAGGTCAAGTAAGACCTCCCCAACCTTGCGCCGATAGCCTAGCGGATAGGCACATGACTTTTAATCATGGTTAGGTGGGTTCAACTCCCATTCGGCGCACTCAAAATCAAAATGTTCGACCTCCTCTCTGAAACCCGCAGAAATGCGGGTTTTCTTTTTGGTGGGTCGCGTGCGGTGGCTCGCGACCCAGATTTTCCATTATACCATACCCCGCAGTTTTTGTCAAGCGAAATTTTGTTGTAAATTTTAATAAAAAATCTCCCGCAATTTTGTTTATTTTGTCTATTGTAATTATCTAATAATGTGTTATAATAATTACATAAGATAAAGAGAGGAGAACAAAAGAATGGATAAAGGTTGGATATGGCTTGACATGGATGGAACAATAGCAGACTTATACAGCGTGAATGGTTGGCTTGATGACCTTAACGCTTTTAATACAAGACCTTACCGCAATGCGGGCATGATTTATGACTTACTTAAAATAATGCCTGTCCTTGTAGAGCTTAAAATGAGCGGTTATAAAATAGGCATAATCTCTTGGTGCAGTAAAGCACACAATGCAGATTATGATAAGGCGGTAATTGAAGCTAAAATGGAATGGTTAAAAAAATATCTGTTTGATGCAGTGCTTGATAAGGTTTTAATCACCGCTTATGGTAAGCGGAAAGCGGATACTTGCCGCAAGTATGGAAAAGGCATCCTTGTTGATGATGAGGAGCGCAACCGCAAGGAATGGGATTTAGGTACAACAATAGATGCAAATAAAAACATAATTGCGGAATTGCGGGAACTGTTAGCTTAAGCTAACTCCCGCACGTACGCCGAACATGCGTTCTTGTCAAGTGAAAAAATAAAAAAATTTTTTAAAAAATATCTTGACAAAATAAAAATGTAATGATATAATAATTACATAAGATAAAGAAAAGAGAGGTAAACAAAATGGCAAAGCTTAAAGGAATAAAGAAACTGAATAAGGCTATGATAACTGCTTTTAGTCAGTTTGGGATAGATAAATTTAATATGAATGGGGACTGGGCATTTTACCCTAATGAAAATAAAATAACTTATTCTCTTGTAGAAAACAAAGCAGAAGATATATGGTTTAATGAGTTTGTAAAAAAGCGTTTTGGTTATAAGGTTGAAAACACTTTTATAATAACTGTACTCCATGAAATCGGACATAAAATGACACTTGATGATATTTATGAAAGTGAAGTGGCTTATGACTTTTGCATGAGAGAAAAAAAGCGCATCGAAACAGAAATGGAAAAAGCAAAAAGCGAAAAAGAAGCTAAAAAGCTTGAGTTTGAGTATTTTAGCTTGCCTGATGAAATAATCGCCACTGAATGGGCTATAAATTATGCAAAAGAAAACAAAAAAGAACTTGAGGAGATATGGCAAGAACTGAAAAAAGCTTTTATAGAATTTTACACAAAAAACCTTGACAATGAGTAAACAGTATGTTATAATAAATCTATCAAATGAAAGAGAGGAAAAAAATGTTTGATATTGAAAAACTATTATTAATAATATTATTTATTGCAATATTATATTACCCTTTTTGTGGAATAGTAGGGTTTATCGAATTTGTGCAAAATAGAAAGAGAGGCGAAAAAATGAGCATTATTGAATTAAGAGTAAAATTACTTAAAGAAATGGACGCTTACGCAAGGGAGCATTTTTCAGAAGATACTTTTTATGAGTATTGGCTTGCGGATGGTGTTCCCGATGCGGCAGATGATATAATACTTTCAGAAATTGCAAGCATCGAAAACTGTTGGTTAGATTGTGTAAATGCTTTTGCAACTTGTTGTAAAGCTGAGGGGATTATTTAATAATCCCCTTGACTTTTTTGTTGGCGCGTGACCGGGCGCCCAAGGCTGGTCACGCGCCAAATTTACCATTATACCATGCTTTTGAGATTTTGTCAAGTGGATTTTTTAAAAAAATTGCACAAAGATCATTCCCAAAATTTGTATATTTTGTATATTGCAATATTAAAAATTTTTTGTTATAATAAATACATAAGATAAATCAAAAAGGCTTGTAAAACTTGATAAGAAAACCCCATCAAGTGTGTAAGAAAATTGATGTTTCGGGCTTATAAAAATAAGATATAGTCAATAATCCTTTTTGAGAAATCTTAAAAAAAATGCTTGACAAAATAAAAATCTTATGATATAATAAATATATAAGATAAAGAAAGAAGCCAAGCGAAAGTCAAGAAAAAAAATAAAAAAAATGCTTGACAAAATAAAAAAGATATGATATAATAAATATATAAGATAAAGGAAGCGACTTAAAAGAGAGTAGACAACCTACCCCGCGCGCAAAGGAAAACTACTACAGTCAATTCCGAGGTTTGAAATCCTCATTAAAAAAATTCAGCCAACCGCTTGACAAATACAATTGAATATGGTAAAATGTAAATGTAAACACTATAATAAATCAAAAAATGAAAGAGGTGCAAATTTATGGAAAAGATGACTAATGTAAAGGCAATTGAGTATGTAGTAACCAACTTTGAAAATGAACTTCCTGCGGAAGTGTTTGAGAAGCTGAACGCTATCAAGGCATCCTTTGTCAAGAAGTCCGAGAACAGGGGCGCTACCAAGACCCAGAAAGAAAATGAGGAGATAAAGGCTAAGATTGTCGCTCTGCTTACTGAGGAGCCTGTATCCGCTACCGAGGTAATGAACCGCTACAATGCAACCGCCGAGGCTGTTCTCTCTCTGCCCAAGGTAACTGCTCTGCTTACCGCACTTAACAAGGCTGGCGAGGTTGTCAGAACTGTAGACAAGAAAAAGGCTCTGTTCTCTGTAGCCTGATAGACCAAAGGGGTGGGGCAAGTAATCCCCCACCCCCACATAAAAACTGAAAATGCGTCATTTAAGTTGCAAATAAGCGCAATTTGAGCTAAAAAAAGCTTGGATGGCGCATTTTCGCTCGAAAATGCGCCAAATTTAGGCACTTTTATGCAATTTTGACTATTTTTTGACCGATTTTTTGTCATTTTTATCTATTTACATTATCCCAAAATATGATATAATAAGATTATCAAAGGAAAGAGAGGAAAAAAATGTTTGATATTGAAAAACTATTATTAATAATATTATTTATTGCAATATTATATTACCCTTTTTGTGGAATAGTAGGGTTTATCGAATTTGTGCAAAATAGAAAGAGAGGAAAATAAAGAATGTTAGCACTAATTACTAAAGCAAGTGATGATTATTGGTATCAATTTAAAGAAGTTAATACTCTTGAAAGTTTACTTAAAATTGCTGATAGCCTTATTGTTTCACAAAATACCTATACTAAAGACATATTAGATTTTTGGGATGGCTTTAAGGAAGAGGATATACCTAAACTTGAAAAAGCAAAAATTGAAATAAAAATTTATGATGACTATGTAGAATAAGAGAGGAAAACCGCATGAAAGTATTAAAATATCTTGAAAATTACTATAAAATGGAGTTAAATGACACAAAAGAAGTAATTGAGGGCGTAAGATTAGGCATAGTTAGATGGATTACTATTGATGAACTTATCAATGGAGCATTAGGCAGAATAATGGGAGCGGCATTATTTGCACAGTCTTTTGATGAAGATTATGAAGAAGTAACTTATGAAGCAATAGAAGACCTTTATAAAAAGTACAAAAAACAGATAGAGGAATTAAAAAATGAATGATAAATATATTGAATTCGATATGCGGAAGACCATGACAAAAAAGCAGTGGCTTGAGGTACAAAAAGCTAACCGCATTATGAATGGTTTTAATACAGGCGAACGCATGTTCGAAAGTAAAAAGAAGCCTTCCCGCAAAAAAGCTAAAAGAAATTTTCAAAAAGAGCTTGACAAATTCCTTGCAGAGTGATATAATAAATACATAAGATAAAGAAAGAGAGGAATAAAAAATGATAATATACTCAAGACTTGATACAAAAAATACATATTTTGAGGTATGGGGCGGAAGTACTAAACATCCCGATGTGCGGCGAGTGCTTCAGTGGGATAAGGAAGAAAAGAGGTTTATCCCCTCAACATTTATTACAAGTCCCGAGTATGAGTGCTTTCAGTGGTTGGTTCAGTGTATTTCAGAAATGAACTTCGGAACCTTTGGCAAACTTGCCGAGTTAATGGAAATAGCAAAATTCTCTTTTGAAGATGGTTATTTCTTTTAAAGAGAGGGCAAACCTTTCTTCTAAAAGGTTTGCCTTTTTCTGCTTTTCTTGACAAATTAAAAAAATTATGATATAATAATTATAGATAAAGGAAAAAATCTAAATAACCTATAGCAAGCTTCTACCGCACGTTCGAGCGGGGCACGTTAATTCTGATATCTATTCTATATGATACGTAATAAACCTTTATTACTGCGGCGCGACTGCGACTGCAGTGTGCCGAATTCCAGCTCCGCGATCCTATATGGAATTTTTTCCCAGATGTTTGAACTTATGAGATCTCCAGACTAAATCCCGCAATATGCGGGCCGCCGCTAGTTGTCTGCCTTTACTTGCGCTTTCAAAAAAAATATGTTATAATATTAAAAAAACCCTTTTTTAAATCCGCACATTCTCAGAGGCTCTGTGAGCCATTTTTTGCTTCTGGCTCATAAAGTTTCGTTCAATTATCTTTCATTAAACAAGAGCTAACTACAGCCTTTGTAACGATTTACAATTTTCGCTTGCCGCACTTTCATTTTTGTATATGCCGGCAGCAGTTGACAAATTAAAAAAAATATGATATAATATATATATAAAATAAAAAAAGGAGAATAAATATGATAACAATAGATAATGATATAATAAGAGCCTGGCTGCAGCGCGCAACCAAGGAACAGGTTATTGCGGACATCACCGCCCAGATAAATGAAGTGGCTGCGAAAGAGAAAAGACAGGAATTCATCAATGCGCGGCAGGAGATGCTTGATGCAATTCTAGAATACATTAAGCTCCTCGATCCTAACTTTGAGAACATGACCGAGGAAGAGGAAAATGATTTCTATGACACAATGATAAAGAACCTCGATCCAATAGAAGAGGTCTTGACTAAAGTGGTTCCAACAAGAGAAAGAAAAGGAATAAACCCAGATAAAACAATCATAGAGTTTCTGAAGAAGAATAACTTAGCGTAAGCTAAGTTATTTTTTTATTTAAAGAGGAAGACGATAACGATGACGGTAAAATCACACAGGTCTGGTACAGGTGCACCTAACACTCACCATTACCTAGCATCATTACCTAACTAATCTCACCCGCCGTTACCCTACTCACCATTACCCGCCTTCTTATCATCTCCATCCCCAACTACTTATTTACTTATCTTCATTCAATGATCTCTTCTTCACATTATCAAACTTTTTTAAAGCATCTTCTACAATACCAATCTGTTCTATAGCTTCATCAACAACAGAAAGAATCTCCCCATACGACACATCCGCGTCTTCATTTAATCTAACCACTGCCCCATCAATACCATACTCTTTTATTACATTGTTTACAATAGGAACAGGAATAGAGTCAAAATTATCTTTATTAATAACCTTTTCTCTCACTTCATAATAACTATTATTCTTATTACATAATTCTATTTTCTTCCTTGCATCTTCTTCTGTATTATTATTAACAATAGCAAGAAAATTACCAACACTCATATTCATATAACTTCCATCTAATCCTTCAGTAACCTTTCTCACCCTGTCCCATATATCAGGCGGGAGATGGATAATTCTCCTTACCCATATCTTTATAAAACAGTCTTTTATCTTATATGAATCAAGACCCATCTCTTTTATATCTTCCCATTCTTTTAACATCCGTTCCAAAATTTCACAATCCATTCTAAAAACTCGATTATCTTCCATATTTTATACCCCCTAACCAAAAATATACCCTCTAATATGCGGGAAGGCCCCTAATACTAGATCCTACCCCCTCATCAACTCTTTAAGAGATTAATGAAATGGAGCGAAGCGACATTTCATTAATCTCGTCTATACTATTTCTATTCAATGCCCTCTATTTCTATTTAATAGATACCTATTTTTTAGACAAAACTATAGAAATTTTTGAACAAACTATTTACAAGCCCGCCGAAATTTTTAAACACTTCATTAGAAATTTTTGAACAAAATTGTCGTTTGTCAGATCCCCGGCTTAACTCCAAGTTCCTTAATTTGATTTCTTACCTTCGTTATATAAGTTAACGTTTTATTATCTTCCGCCTGTACATATCTTCTTTCAATTAGCCCCAATAATTCTAAAACTTCAAGTATATCAGAAATAACATTATCATTTGCATTAGTATCTGGAGCTAATCCACAAAAACTTTTTAATTGCCTTCTTGTATAAATAAACTCTTGTTCTCCTGCCGCCACATATCTTTTCAATAAATAAACATAAATGGATATTGAATTATGATTTAATGAGTTATTAATCTTCCTTAAAGTTTCAAAAGGTATTAAAGTAGCAATACTTTTATCAAGATAAGTTAATTTATATCTCTTATTTTCTTTATCTTCTTCAATAAGTCCAAGAGAAATTAAATTCTTAAAATACTTTGAAGTTGTAACCCTCGCTAATCCTATCTTAGCCCCTAAAGTCTCAAAACTAAAATCTTTTTTATTTACATATCTATTTGTGATATCTTCATTTGGAAGTTTTTCACCATAAGACATTTCTTGCAATACCCCATATAAAAGGTCATGATATTTTTTATCTGCCGTATATTTTTCTATACTAGGCACTTGTCGTGAATCAGATTGTATTTTTAACATATTTTCACTCCTCCTTTTCATCAATATATTAAAATAATCTGTTCACGATTTACAATTCTTGTCCTGTAAATCTTAAACAAAACTATAGAAATTTTTAAACACTTCATTAGAAATTTTTAAACAAAACTATAGAAATTTTTAAACACAATTTTTAAACATTTTACTAGAAATTTTTGAACAAAACTATAGAAATTTTTGAACAAATCATTTAATGCGGGAACCTTGCTTTGATGCTGCCTGTAATCTTAACATTTTCATCTATAAATATAAAAATCATAAACAAAATTCTATGCGTACAAAAAATTAACACAATTTTTTAACATTTTTGCTGTATGTACAAATTTTTAACACAATTTTTTAACATTTTTCTAGGCGTACAAAATTTTAACGCGGGAACCCTTGCTCCTCTGCATCATTAGAGCAAGCTTCGCCGCATCATGTATATTTCATCAGCCGTCCCTCTAAAACATAAAAAAGCCTATTCAAAAATTTATCTTTCTCTTCTTCCGGCAAAGAACTATATTCCATTTCTTTCACCGCCCGCGTAATTTCATCCTCAATATTCTGGATCTGCGTCTCAATAAACATATACTTTATATCCATTTACTCATTTCCCGCCTCTCTATTCTTTACATCAATATACCATTCCATAAACGCCTTTTTCTGCTCTGCGGGCATCTCTTTATACTCTTTATAGAACTCTGCAATCTGCTTTTGTTCCCAAAAGTTCATAGCTCTCATTTTGCCTAACAGATAACCGCACCATCCAGACATTCCACCTACATAAAGTAAAAATAAAACATCTATTAAAATACTCATATCTATACCTCCTAATATTTTATATAATTATTATAACATATTTTTTCAACAAAAGCAAGTAAATGCGGCAGATATTTATCTTCCGCAATTCGTAAAAAATCGCAAAAGTCGACAAAACGGTTTTTATTAAAAATATACAAAAAAGCCTCACTTTTTCTCTTCTTAATTAATCCGTTTCCCGCATTTGACTTTTTTAAATTTTTATGATATAATATTTATATAAGATAAAGGAAGAGGGTGAATATAAATATGGGACATTTTAATGAATATAAAGATATTTTAGACATAGAATTTCCTGCGGATTTCGGACCCTTTGAGGAAGACGAATCTGTGGTATCTAGCTCTATCGAAAAAGTTTTCGACCAACTTGACTATACCCTCGAAACAAAATGGGGTATTTCTCAGTTCGTTATAATCAACAATAAGTGGGATAAGGTAATTAAAGTTCCATTTTTCGGTTGGTTTGTCGATAAATGTGATCGTAATTATAATTGCACTACGGAATTTCAGAATTATATTGTTGACTATGCAGAAAAAAGCTATGATATTTATGAAGAAGCAAAAGAAGCGGGAGTTGCTGATATTTTTGCGGGAATGGAGGTCTTAGGCAGCATCGGACATAATCACTATGCCTACCTGCAGGAAAGGATCGCCGCAACTTATGATGACGTTAGTGAAGAATTAAGAGGAAAAATCAAAACTTCCAAGAAGTCTAATACTTATGTTCATAAGCAGCGCTGCGAGTTCCAAGGTGACTTTATGTGGAGGCACTTTGAAGAAGATTGGCTGGCTTCCGCAGTTGAATGTTATGGAGAAGAATTTGTAGAGAACTTTCTCGCTTTTCTCAAAGAAAAAAGACTCTATGATTGGCATTGGGGTAACTTCGGTTACCGTGAAGATGGTTCCCCCGTGATTTTTGACTGGGGAGATTTTGGAGAGGAGGCATATTAATGAAAAAGATATTCCAGAAAACAATAGGTAGATTAATTTGCAGCATATTTGGACATAAAAATATATATAAAAAAGAATGTTTTTATTGTCGAAGATGCGGAAAAACTTATATATTCAAAGACTTTAACTTTTAATTAAGGAGGAAATGGATATGAAAAATGTAGAAGTAAAACAGATGAAAAAGTATAATCCCAAGAGATTACAGCTTAAAGATATCATAGGCTTATTCGATCCTATTGTTAATGTGGTAGTATGGACAGAAGAAGAAGATGAGGATGCGGGAGATGGTCCTTCTTGGAGCGGTTCCTTATACGACCTTCCTTGGTATTATCTTGATTATTATCTTGGATATGATGATAAGGCTCCCGTCGATGGATGTATTATGATACGAGAAGATTTGGGAGAAGAATTTAAACACTCTCCGGGTATGGTTTTAATACTCCTCTCTGAATTACCTGATAAAAAATAAAGGCTTCCTTTTTAGGAAGTCTTTTTGACTTATTAAAAATTTTATGATATAATTATTATATAAGATAAAGAAAGAGGGTGTTATAAAGTATGATGACTGAAAAACAGATATATGATAGATGCAGAGAGATATTCGCGGCAGATGGCAAGGAATTTAAAAATATTGAAGTTAAAATTAATGGTCGTTTGCGGGCGACCCTTGGGAGATGCCACTATGTATCGGTTGGTACAATGGTAGCTCCTACAAAGATAGAGATCTCCCGCGCATTGCTTGAGTCAGGAGACGAAAAGGAAATAGACGAAACAATAATTCACGAATGTGCTCATGCTCTTGTTGCTATTGATACACTTCAGAAACATGGTCATGACTCTTATTTCAAAGCGAAATGTCAGAAGTTGGGAATTGCGGGAAACCGTTGTGCTTCGGGTAAAAGAGCAGATACTCCTAACCAGTATAAATATGTAGTAAGTTGTGCGGAATGTGGAAAAATAGCAACTTGTTATTATAAGGCAGGAAATGTTGTTAAATACCCTCAAATGTATCGTAGCAAATGTTGCGGAGCTGCGCTTAAAGTGGCTCAGAATTATTAAGGAGAAAATTATGTTTGTAAAAGATAATCCTATATGTAAATTATTTGGGCATAAATATTTTAGAGTAGAAAATAATAGACTTTATTATATTGAGATTTGCACAAGATGCGGGCATTCAAAGAAAGTTTATCATAATGCGGCAGATGCAAGTGTAAAAAAGTAAAATTATATAAATAAGTAAAATAGGATAAAAATATGGATTTAGAAGCTTATATACAAATTAATGATTTGGATGAAATCGCAAAGGAAAATAATATAGAAGTTCCACGTTTGCGTGGATATAGACTTATGAAAAATGAAGAGCATATAGACTATTCGGGTATGTTTACGGATATAGATATAGAATGTGTCGAAGATTTATGCGAAGCTACACCATTTTGGTCTAATCATCCTGAATATTGGATTAGCGATGATTACACTAAATATCTTAAACATTTCTTTATGGAATATAAAGATCATGATCCAATAAAAGTAAGATGGGAACGCATACATGGGTGGAAGAGAAAAAGATTAAAGCTTGCTATTCACAATAGAAAGAAGCGTATAGCTTCACAGTATGAAACATGGAATAAATATGTTGGACGAGATGATATATTATATATCCATTCTCGAATAGGCGGTCCTAATTGGTCTTATTATTTTCGTGAAATAGTAGATAAACCGTGGTTTATTGAAAAAGTAGATGATTGCTTCGATAGAACATACTGTGATATCTATGCGAAGATAAAGTCAATAAAATAAAAAATAATATTTTAAGGAAGATAAAAATAAAATGATATATACGGTTATTTATGTAGATAAAAATGATGAAATCAGAAAATGGAAACAGTCATCTGATTTAATAGTGGCTGAGAAATTTGGATTAGATAACAGTGACGAAGATGGTTATGACATTTGTGTTCCGTTACGTGAATACAGAAAACTCGAAGAAAGAATAAAAATGCTGAAGAATGCATTTAAACAGATAGAAACAATAGCAGAAAAGAATAAATAAAATGGAAGAAAAGATGCAGATAGTAATTGATATACCGAAAGAAGAATATAAAAGACTTGTTTATATTGATATATTCAAATTAAGAGGATACATAGAGAGTGGCAAGCAGCTTCCTAAAGGACACGGAGATTTAGTGGATAGGGATAAAATAAACGACAGATTTTATGGTATTTGGAAAGAATTAGAGTCTTATTCCAATAAGCCAACATATAAAGAACTTCTGGACAGATTAAGTATGTGTCTAGATACAGCGCTGCCAATCATAGAAGCAGATAAAGAAAGTGAGGGATGATATGGCAGATATAGAGTTAGTTATTAAGATACCCGAAGAAGATTATGAGTATCTTAAATCACATAACAAAGACGGATCGTATAATGCAATTTTAAACGGCACACCACTTCCAAAAGGACACGGGGATATTGTGGATATAGAAACATTGATTGATATGTTTTGGGATGGTAATTCAATGGAGATTACTAAATATGATTTATCTGTTATTGAGCCAATCATAGAAGCAGATAAGGAGAGTGAGGAAGTATGACAAACAAAGAGCAAGAGCCTTGTGAGGATGCTATCAGCAGACAGGCAATGCACATTGAATTGGAAAAGTGGATAACTTATGGCGAATACAAGTATAGCAACGCTACGAAATACTTATATGACCGCATAGATAGATTACCATCCATCAAGCAAGAGCCGAAGACAGGGCGGTGGATTAAAACTATTGGTGAAAATGGGGTAACATCAGTGGTGCGTTGTTCAGAATGTGGTTTTGAAGATAATCGGTATATGTTGTTCAGATATTGCCCTAGCTGTGGAGCAAAAATGGAGGAAGAAGAATGACAGTTTTTACAGTTTTCGGTTTAGCTATTTTTATATCTCTTATCCTTATTGGAACTTCACTTATGCTCAGTGTAGTTTGGAGAGATGAAGAATATCATCTTGGTTTCATATGTGTACTTGTGTTCTTGAGCGTTATAATAGCTCTTTTCATAACTGTACCACATGAGTTTGGATATGAAAAAATAGCAGTATCAGAAAATAGTATAGAGAAAGAGGGTAATTGAATGACGATAATAGTTATAGGTTTTATATCAATATTTGTCTTAAAAAGAGCAAATGTGTCAGATGGGGTTATAATTGCATACGCAATTTTAATGGCAGGCTTTTCTATTATGGATAAGTTATGGGATATAAGAATCCGTTTAACAGAGATTGAAAATGCAATAAAACGCTGAAAGAGGGTAATTGAATGACATTAGGTGGTGCAATTAGCGACTTGAATAATCTGTTAAAGGCTGAGAATATACCGTTTTATTACAAACCGTTAATAAAAAAGATCATTGAAACAATAGAGCAAGATGCAATAGAGCAGAAGATAGGGCATTGGCGAGACACAGGAAGTGGTCAAGAATGTTCTGAATGTGGCGAGATACAATACGGATATGACAGTTTCAGAAATTATTGCCCTAACTGTGGAGCAAAGATGGAAAGCGAGGGATAAATAATGACAAAAGAAGATAGAGATAAGCTGTTGATATATCTGACAGAACAGACTAATAATGATGTAACCGATTGCAGGATAAAAATAGCAAAGGAAAATGGGAGAATTGAAGGTTTACAGATGGCGGCGGCGCAGATTGCCCGCTATATTAGGGGACAGGCCGAAAGTGAGGAAAGGAATGAAGGAAATAGATTTTATTCAACCAAAAAAAATAGTTGGTAAATTGATAAGCGTAGATGTACTTGACAAAATAAGAGCCGAGATAGAACAGGCTGTTTGGGAAGATGCTATTGTTAGTTGTGATGGGACAGATGAAGTAAGAATACCACGTCTTGATCCCGATGATGTGTTTGAAATTATCGACAGGTATAGGGTGGAGGGCAGTAAAGCAGAAAGTGAGGAATGAAATGATGGGACATTGGGAATGGGTACCGTATAACCCTAATACTAGATTATTGGGAGACTGGTGTTGCTCAGAGTGCAAGAGCGTTATTGTGGAGTGCGTTAGCAAAGATAAAAAGGATAGCATCCCATTATGCAAATACTGTCCACACTGTGGTGCAAAGATGCAGGAGGTAAAAAGATGACACTTGATGAAGCAATTAAATACGCAGAGGAAGTTGCGGAAAAGAATGAATGGTTTGATAAAAACTGCCTTGAAAGCATACAATGTAGAAAATGTGCCGAAGAATATAGACAGCTTGCCGAATGGTTGAAAGACTACAAGCGATTGAGGGAGCAGACAAGCTGGATTCCGATATCAGAGCATCCGCCAGAACTAGAGTCTCATGTATTAGTAAGTCTTGATGACAAATACGTCACAGATGACTATTATGGATTATATGGAACAAATGATTTTGATGCATTTAAAGATGGCGCTGTTGAAGAAAAAGTAGTAGCATGGATGCCATTACCAGAGCCATACAATACAAGCCCGATAGGGGCTGAAAATATGTGAGGTAGAAGAATGACTAAGTTTATTGTTTTAAGTAGCGCAGAAGCTTGGAGTCTATTCAATGACAGGCCAATTAAGGTCTATGTAGATCAAATACCTCATATTCTTTGCACAGAGGAATGTTATGAAAAACAACTATATTCTATCATTTCACCTATTATAAAAGACGAAAGTGTTAATGAAGTGGATGTAAAAAAATGACAAGATTTAGTGATTTTACAAATGAAGAATTAGATATTATAGAGGAAGCTTTCTGCAATGAGGGTATTAAGTATCTCATTTATGAAGTACGCAAAGAAAAAAGAGATAGAGAAAGTAACGAAGAGTAGAAAAATGAATAATGGAGAGTAAGAATGACAAATAGGGAAAAATTTAAAGAACTTTTTGGTTTTGACATAGGAGAAGTATTTTTATCTCCTGATAAAATGCTCGCATGGATGCAGAGAGATTATCGCACGCCTAATAGTTTATGGTTAAGGGAGCATAGTGCGGGAGATGGTGATGTAGAAGATAATGCAGTTTGTCCATACTGTATTTCTAAAATGAAGTGGTCTCAAAGGAGTAACTATTGTCCTAATTGTGGAAAAAAATTAAGTTAAAGGAGAAAATTATGAATATAAAGATTGATTTTTCATTTGGTGTAGTATTATCAATGCTTTTTGTTATACTTAAACTTACCGGTGTTATAAGTTGGTCATGGTTTTGGGTATTATCACCTATAATCATTCAGTTTGGACTTATATTATTAATTATCGTAAGCGTACTTATAATAAAGGCATTAAATAAGAAAGGATGGTATCTATTCTGATACCATCCTTCTTTTTTGACTTATTAAAAATTTTATGATATAATATTTATATAAGATAAAGAAAGAAGGTGTTGTAGAAATGATATATATACGGTACTACTTCTTGAGAAATCTCTTAACAGGAGAGAAAAAAATGATTATTACAGATGATGTGAAATTCGGTGAAATAGGAACTTGCAATGGTAATTGGATGATTGTAGATTATGCAGAGGAGTGGAGAGAGGTATAATAATGGATAAATATGTAACAGCAAAGAAATATGAAAATGCTGAAAGAATAAGTAAACCTTTCGAGCGGGAAGGCAAGCTCTATGTCCGCATTAAAGAGAAGTGTGATAGATGCGTGAATGGCGTATTCGCATGCGGCGTTGAGAATGGACAGATAAAACCACATCCCGCATATGGTGGAGTATGTCTTAAATGCATGGGTGCGGGATGGCTTTATGACGAAGTAAGACTCTATACTCCCGAAGAAAGAGAAAAAATGGATAGAGCCAATAAAAGAGCCAGAGAAAGAAGAGAGGCAAAGCGTCAGGAAGAAATAGAAGCAAGTTTTGCAAAAAATAAAGAGGATTGGCTCAACAAAAATGAGTTC